TTCCAGTTGATGTGAAATTCGAACGCCACCACGTTTTTGCTAGCCGTGGGATTCTTGTATTTCATGGTACTGGCTTCGTAGTACGACCGGGCAACAAAGTAATTGAGTTTACCCGATTCATCATAAGACGGAATGATGATACGATTTTTGTAAGCACCATCAGTACAATAGCCAATCTGATACCGGAGAATATCGGCCGCGGTCAATCCACGGTCGAGTGTATACCGCATAGCCGTTCGATATCCGAAATCCATGTTCGTCGGCGGCACGTATAACGGTTTGTACTCCGGCGGCAACGTCAATATCGTAGTGGATGGCGTATATTCGGTGACGTTCGATGTGTCATCATTCAACAATCGATACAACTCCGACATTTCTTCCTTCGTACAATTCAATTTGTGAAACAATGATACGAGTTTGCCGCCACGTTCATTACAATGCCAGCAATGCCACGCACCCCGTTTATCGAGGTTAATGGCTAATTTAGGACTGGAATGATGACAGAACGGACACGAATAGTAGAATTCGCCTTTGGGGTGCCGTTTGTGAGTACCGAGAATGCTATCAATTAGATTGAGTAGTTCTTGCATAGTTCGCGGAGGAAGTTATGCTGAAATCTACTGTTCATCTACGGATTCGTCAAGTACCTTGGGTTGGATCAGATCCATAAAATGAGTCAATTCTATGGTGACATACGTCTTACTTTTATTGCGCTTGAACACCAATAGCGGTTCGGTACCGGGTTTGGTATTGGCTTCGGCTTGTTCAAGGCACGACCAGATTGAAATTGATTCTTGATTTTTGCATTCCACGGAATAGGGAAACTTTTTCCGTGCGGCGGGACTCAGTTTAATGTCGGTACCAGACGCACCCATCGATGTCGAAACCACATCATCGGGTTCGAGTTCTGAAAATCGTTCAAGAATCAAATCACGTACTTCTTGTTGTAATCGACGACCTTTTGCTTTAGCTGAACTGGGACGCATAAAACCTCACGGGTTGTTATCTATAACTATCGTGGTCGAAGTTTGATGTTGTGCTTTTGTGCATAGGATGTAACCACTTTCATCGCAGATTTATATGCGGGGTGTGTTGCATCATATCGAAGTGCGGTTTTAATGAGAATGTCATTACCCGTATCAGGATTCTTTACGGTTTGTGACAACACCGATTTGAGAGAACCACGTACGGAAGTATGTGAATCGGTTTTCGGCGGATAGCCCAGTTCCGTAATGAACATATTCACTTGTTCTTGAGACATCTCACCTAAATCTTTGAATCCCTCGGGTGGCACATAGGCTTCGTCCGTGAGATTGCCTAACTTCTTACCAGCAGCATCGTTGTCTGTGATGGCCACGGTTTTTTTATTGAGGATCTTGAACCACGGCAATAATGCCTTAGGATTGTTCGTTAGAACAGCAATGGCGGCGTGACCGGCGTTACGAAGTTTAACGGCATCGAACACACCCTCAACTACGAATAGAGTATCGGCATCTTTGGTGATGGATTCAGTGCCCCACACGGCCAATCGACTGGTGTTGTCACTTTCCTTGGCCACATACGAATAATACCGACCAAGCGTCGGATTATTGAATGCTGCTTTGTCGCCGTTTGGATTGTATTTCTGATATCCCACCATTTGGCCGGACAGGTTATACAACAAAAACGTAGCCTGATTGGTTTCTTTATCCATGATGACCTGTGTTCGGTCCGGATCCAATCCTCGACTGCGTAAATGTTGTTCGATATCTTCGATCGTTGCCATATTACTGGCTCTGTTGAATCAATTTCATTGCGGCTTGGTGCGCGGCATGATCAGCCGGATATTTCAGTGCCGACTTGACGAGAATGTCATTGCCCGTGTCAGGGTTTTTGACTTTCTGGTTCATTACGTCCGTGTCGGAGGTAATGCTACCTGTTTGTTTCTCGTATTCCTTCTGAACAATGACCAACGCTTCATCAGGAGTCAATCCTGGATTTGCATACCACGCGTCTTCCACAGCACTCAATAGATTCTTGATGATTGGACCCGGTTTGATACCCAAGGTTCGCATGATATCATTGCCATTGATAGGCAATGTGGGCTTATTGGCGGACAAGGCCATACTGGACCGTAGAGTGTCCATGCGGTGCTTGATGAATTCGATTTGGTTGGGCATGGAAGCATGTGCTGAATGCGATACATTGTCCGCTTGCATGGTTTTCAGCGCCGCATCCAAATCATCACCGAGGTCGGCCATGAACTTTCGGATGGCCTTGTCACTGATACCCGTGCCATCGGGACCGGCGGGCTTGAGTCGCATGTGTTCTTTGACAATTTTCGCCACCGAATTGATTTGATCCAACGGATATTTCAATCGGCGCATAGCCTCATTAGCAATTTCCGATCCCACATCCTCGTGTCGATAGAAATGAACACCGGTTTCATCCTCACTTTTCGTTTGAGGTTTGCCAATGTCATGAAATAACGACGCCAATCGGGCAGTGATGTCCGGTTCTGTGTTCTTCAACACTTTCATGATGTGATTGAACACATCGTCATCATGATACGCATTTTGGGACACACCCACGCACGCGTTCAATTCAGGTAGAACGTGTTTGTTCAATCCGGTAAAGACCAGCAACTTGATGGCCTTATCCGGTGCATCCGTCATCAACATCTTGTCCAATTCTTCTCGTACACGTTCTTTTGAAATGGTCTGTAACATGTCAGCATTCTTTCGTAACGCCTTGACCATGGAAATGGGCATCTTCCAATTGTATTTTACAGCAAATCGAATGGCCCGCAACATACGAAGCGGGTCATCTTTGAACGTAGAATCAGGATCCATCGGTGTTCGAACGATACCATCACGAATGTCGCTCAATCCCATACCCGTGAGATCCAAAACTTCGCCAGTGGACAGATTTTTGAAGAGTGAATTGACCGTCAAATCTCGACGAAAGGCATCTTCTTTCAGATCGGCGAATATTACTTCAGGCTTTCGGGAATTCTTTTCGTATGTCTCACCACGCGTCATAACCGATTCGATATCCACGTTGGATAGGTCTACCCCATTGTGTGTGACACCCCGAAGATTGAATTTTGCCGTGCCAAATCGCGGAAATACGACCGGATTGGCACCTTCGCGGAACGCCCCCACACGGCGGGTGATCCAATTCGCAAATGCAATACCACCGTCGGGCATAGGAATAACGACATCGATATCCTTAACGGGTTTGCCGAGAATTTGGTCGCGCACGGCACCACCGGCCAGCATGACCTTTCCTTCGTACGGAGTACCTTTCAATATCTTTGAAAAATAGTCCAACGCGGCGTCTTCTTTAGACGCATAATTCTCCAGCAACAATCGAAATCGGATCATACTGAATTAGTTGGATCCGCGACCTGGGGTGTAGAATGGCGTATCCGGTGAATATCGATTGAGTGGAATTGGGGATGTTGCGTCGCCCTGTGGTACGAAGCTCTGTGGTACCACCATCGTCTTCAACTCTTCGTTGAAATGTTGTACCGCTTTTTCGGTATAGTTACTTGGGTCGCCGGGCTTACGGGCCGTTGCATATTCATCTTGCCATTCGTTGTTTTGATCGACAAAATTGACTTTGGCCTGTGGAATGGTGCGAGCTTCGGCCACTCGAGCCTTTTGGGAGTTATTGTACAGCTCTACAAGGTCACTCATGGTGTCTCCTTACGCATCAAAACGAATGATGATGCTTTGTTGGGTGGTGGCTACTCGACTAATCGGAGATGGAACCTTTGCAATAGCCACTAATTCATACATATCGTTGTACAACCCCACGGTAGTGAAATACGGAGTCAAAGTTCCACTGGCAATAAGGTCTTGTGCAGTGGATCCAGAACCTAATACGCTGCCACTGACCGTACGGTTTCGAGCCGACGGATTCGAGGTGTAATTGAATTCGCCCGGATCCATCGTGCAAATCACCTGATGTTCGTAAATCGTATGAATGCCAGAGAATTGTACATTGATGGTCGATCCAGTGGTCATGAACAGACCACGGCTTGTAACCAGTGACCCACTGAATGAGCCCGTATCTTGTTGTATTACTGCCACGCCCACGCCGTAGAAAATGTTACCGATGACCGTGGTTGGTGCGGTACTCGATACCAATCGACCGTGCCCGTCATCATAAATACTTGCGGTACTGGCGGCCGACGTCAATCGGAATGTGCCCTCACGAACCCCTTCTCCAAATTTTTGCTGTGCAATGTTCACAACATAGAAAGCCGACCCGGTCGGATAGAATCGGCGGGCATCGCCCGCGGGTACATAAACACTTTCCGAGGTTCCGGTACTACCCGTATAGAACAAATGTTGTGCCGATCGATACAACAGTTGCTTATGTATCCCACTCGTGTTGACGTTGGTCCCGGATACGAATGTATTCCAATTGGACGGGGGTGCCAACGCTAAATCGATGAACACTCCATCATTTACCGCTCCATACGTGTGACTGAACGTCCACGATTTATTGACGCGGAACGGTCGAATGGTGTAATTTTCAGGAGTAATGGATTTCATGAACGTAGTGTGTCAGGTAAATCGAACGGCCCACTTAAAGTATAGTATTTTGATATACTACCAGTAGTGGGCCGGCCGATGATCAAAACCAACGCTAGCTAAGAATGCTTACCAATCGAGACGAACTCTCACAAGCAATTCACGATCGAAACTCTTCAACGTTGGACGACTCAACTTACCAACGGCCAACAGTTCGTTATCATCGTTGTACATACCGATGGTAGTGACATATACCTTCGGATCCTTGATGAACGAATTGTAAATCAATGTACCGTTTGTGGCGTCATAGAACGTCGGATTGTTGGAGTAATTGAACTCCTTGTTACGAATACGAACGAAGTAGTTGGTGCTGGAGATGGTTTCCGCGGATCGTGCCTGGAAATCGCCACCCAACTTGATCGAATTGTACAATCCGGCGTGGTTGTATTGATGTACGGCAGAGGAGGCCGTGTTCGGTGCGAACGGACGACTGCCCGAAGTGCTTGCAAATGCGCCAGAAATCAAACCGACGGACTCACTAATAGCATTTGGGTTGAGAATGATGATGCCGACCGATGGATAGAACAATCCATATCCACCGTGGTTCACTGACCGCGATTGAGCAATGGTCGAACCTGACGCACCAGTCAAGCTACCCGATACTACATTGAATACCGTACCGGCAGTGCCCACAGTTGGGTCCAATGTCTGGCCCGAATCGTCAATGAAGGTACGAAGACCGTTCGATCCCGACAGACGAAGTACCCAATTGCCCGGATCCAACGATTCGCGAACACGAGCACGAGCGATATTGATCGCGTAGATGTGATCGTGGCTCTTGTTGCCATCGAAAGTGAACTGTGTGTCTTCCGGCTCCAACAACAGATTACGATATTGTGAATATACCGCAGTGGTAGACAACGTAGCGGTATCACTATCGGTCAATGTCGGTGCGCCGCCACCATTACGGTTACCGTAGGCAACGGAGAATTGAACTTCAGGGATCGGAACGCTGCTGGCAACGTTCGGATCGGTCTGATAAACGTCCCAGTAATACTGGCCGGACGTTGAAGATGATGCCTGAGCCGACGATGAGTAGAATGCTACGAGGCTACCGGTATCACCAGTCCACAGACCCGTAGTCACTTCACTGGCATTACCAGGAACTATATCGTCTTCAGAAAAACGTGCAAAAGTACCCATCGGTCAATCTCCTATTAGGTTGTTGGCTCAGGTCGAATAGTGACCGGAATTGTAATCGTAGCTCCGGTTTCGTTGCCGATCAAAGTCAATTGCGTCGTAAGAGTCGTATCGACATCCTTTGGCGTCAATGTGAACTCAAGACCTCGTGCGACAACCGCATTTGCGCTACCGACATCACCAAGGAACGTCGGAGACGTTGCGCCGGCGCTCGTCGAAAGACCCGTGCCCACCAACACCGCAGCATCCGAATCATACAAAATGGCGGTGTAACCAAATCCAGGACCATTCAATCCCTGGGTCGTGGTCGGACGGATTGGCAATGCGTTGGACTGACCCGAAGTTAGGACAATCGTTGTAAATCCTACCGTGATGATAGGCATTTGCTTGGTGCCCCGCGGCAACGTGACCAGTTTGTACTTCATTACCTGGGTTTCGTCCGGGGAAGCTTCGATCAGCGGCATATTTTCAATGATGCTGCCGTAGAAATTGGAGCCCAGTGGATGACTGGTCGTGTATAGACCATAATCTACTTCGTCATCGGCAAGGGCAAACTGACTGATTTTGAATCCAGTACCCCGTGCTAGCAATTCTCGACCTTTGGTGGTCAAAATTGCATCGACGGTGGTTTCCGTATTATCAAGGTAGGCCATGGTGTTACTCTCCTGTTATACTACAAAATTCATACCTATAAATAGTAGGTCTGTGGTCATTATCGAACGGTTAAAACGGGTCCTGATGCATTATTGTTGCGTTGGATAGGTTCGGCACCCGTGGAAACCACCAGTACATCGCCTGCCGATGGGATAATTTCGATAGCCGGACCACCATCGAAGGTGTCAATGTCCGTGGATTTGCACCCCAATCGCTTTCTACGCAACGTACCCAATCGACGATCCTCAAAAAACTTGTAATGTTTGGTATCATATCCGACGAACGGTGTATATCCGGCGCTCGCGGCGGTCAGTTCGACCCGTCCATTGACCTCGGATGCAACTCGAACGTCCCATCGGAACTCCGATACATACGTCATTTTGCGCCAGTTGTCCGTATCTAATGCCGGCGGGTTGTTACTTACGAATGCCGTAGGAGATGGCGCGACGGTGCAGACGTACTCTATAGAATTTCCGAACTCAGCAGACCCCGTTTGTCCGGTTTGTACCACAAATTGACCAGCTCGATAGGTGGTTCCACGGGTCCATGTACCAGCATCCGTGAGTGCAGACTGATTTCGACGCACCACTGCAGACGATGGCACTCGGATCTTACCGGCAATTTGAGTAAAGTACGTTGTAGACCCCACATATTCAAAATCTACCGTCGGGTAAATGACATTGACCAATACATTTTCATCAAGATAATCATTTAGTCCCGTATTGACCAACACGGTTGAACCAGGACGTAACGTTGACAATAATTGTACGAAATATGGCTGATATTGTGGTGGAATTTGTGGAATGCTGGTCGCGCCAAACCGACGTAACAAGAAGTTGATGTACGCGCGACGAGATGAATCTTCGTCGATAGTGAGATTTTCGGCTTGTACCAAGTCATCTTGATTCAAATCGATGGTATCGTCCAAATTCAAGAAATATCCATCGATTATATCGGTCGGTGTAACAATAGGCGACGCTTCTAACGTATCATACGATCCTTCAACATTCATTGTATCGGCCGTAGTATCCAACACCGTATTCAATGTATCATACGTAGACGATACCGTGGTTGGTTGTGTGGTGACCGGCGTCGCTTCCCACATCGGAGTATCCAACTCTGGCAATGTATATTGAATCTTGTTACGTTCCAATATCGGAGATTCGAGTACGATACCCGTCAATAGGCGTGTTCGAGCTGGTACCAATTTCTTGGCTTGAAGGAATAACGATTCCAACAACGTGTCCACAAACCGAATGAACGTGTTGAAGTTGTAGCTGTATGCGTAATTGTTCCAATACAACGTATTCAGTGCCTTAAGGTCTGGATACGATGTGTCGTACAGATTTGATGGGTCGCCGATGTAATCCTGAATATCGATGTTGCCGATGGATCGAATGATACTATCGTTGATGGCGTCCGTGGTGGACAAGTAGAATCCAACTGTCGTGTCCGACTGAATTGCATCAAACTTATCGTCCAACACCACCATGCTCTTATTGTGGGACAAGACCGGACTACTACCACTTGTGTTGAGGTATCGATATTGTGCTGGATCGGCGATGGAGATCTTGTTGCTTACAAATTGTGTACCGCCCACGTTTGGCGCGTAACGCAATACCGTACGCGTCTCCGTGTTCATACTATATGGATAGGTGGCTTCGTTTGTAAAGCCCGACGCGCTGAATTGCAACAGAGCGGCTGACGCGGTGTGGTATGCCACGTATGGTGATTCATTGACCACAAATGGCGTGGTCCCGAGATTTCGTGGTTTGTTGAAACTCAAACGAACCAACAATTCATCTCGAGCCGAAGTAGTGGCATTACCATTGTACAAGGCAGGATACTGTGTATGTAACGATAGTACCGAACTGGATAATGGTGTGGACCACATTCTAAACTCATCAACCGTGCCAATGAATGGCGCGGATGATCCGCTGGAACCGAGATATAGAGTTGTTCCGGCGGTCCAGAAACCTGGATCTGCGAAGGATGTGTACGCCTGTTCTACGATATCTCCATCATCGTCTGCTCGCATGAGTGACATGCTGACCGTGGAGCCGTATCGAGTAAGGGCAAGATGGAAATATTCACCGGAGAACAGTTCTAATGCATCAGTTGATTGTACTACACTTGCGCCATCGGTGAACGCCACACGGCCATATGTACCAGCGGTGGGTTGTACGTCAACATACCAGTTGTTGCCTACATTGAACAACGATGCACTACGTGCAGTTGATGTAGCAAACCGCAGCTGAATCGTGTTTGGTGTACTGAATGTACCACTGAACGGAATTCGAACATACGATCCACTCAATTCCAACACGTTTGTCTGTTCTTCAAACACTTCGTATGACGCAGTCGTGTAGAACGACGGCGTAGCTGCTTCACGAATCTGTACGGTGGTTGGCAATACGCCATACACGTTCAACAACCCTCGTAGAGCAGTCGCGGTACCCTTGGTCTTCAACAAGTACATCTGATTGTGAAGGAATCGTTTCCACGTTTCCGCCACAGATGTACGATAGACAGCCGGATCCACTTCGCTTTGTGCGCCGATGGTGTAATCGACTAGATTTTCGATCGCGTATTGATTTGGCAAATCGATGCCGAACGAATCGGCGATCGTCCATACCATGTCCGAAGACAAACCTTCCGTTGGATCACTATTACGATCATAAATTGATGACATGTTATCGGCATACAATTTGACCGTATCAAAATGATGACCGACCATATCCACAAACGTGAGGAATGATTCCGATCGCTCATCTGACTGTAGGTATTCAGGAAGATTATTAGCCAGTCGATTGACATTCTGTATGTCATACGCCATTGCGATGGCTTCAATGTTACTGATCCAGCCCGATGCACTGGCCGATGCGACCGTTACCACCGATCCACTGATCTTAGGCCACGTTGCGTCCGCAAGATAATACAATTCATCAACGGCACCACCATCACCAGAAAATGAGGATGAATACGGCACGTTCGATTCATAGTATAAGAATCGTTCGTATCCATCAAATGATTGAATCAAATCGTTACGCTGTGTAACAATCGACTGAATTGCTGGATATACCGCTGATCCGGTGAAACCCGCGAGTCCACTGGATGATACAGCCGCAGCGACCGACGCCGATTGTTCGTTGATGATTCGGTTGAAATCCTCGATCGACAACAGTTTGTTTTTGAACGCGGCCAATCGATTGAGCGCAGAACTATAGAATACGAACTGTGCAAAGTCCGCATAATCTACGTTCAACTCCGCACCCTCAAACGAACTTACAAACCATTGATCTCGAATTGGATCCGATGTGTTGATTTTATCGAACGATCCGGTGGTGAACAACGTTTGTTTGGTGGCGTTTTCAATTTCCGCACCAGACCGACCCGCTACATATACGTTTCGATTTGGCGGTCGAAGATACGTGCGTGGTACGTCAACCTGTGTGTAGAATACGAAGATCTGATCCAACAGTGGTGTTGCCAATTCTCGAACAATCCAACCTGTCGAACGGAGGTTGACATCAACCGGCAGTGGTTGATACAGTTTGACAATTGCCGATGTTTGTGTGGTATCACCCGGTGCAGGTGCCCAATTCACCAACGTGGCTTGATAATCTTGTCCGAAGTTCAGTAATGTCTTACCCCGACGCGATTGATCGAAGTAACGTTCAATACTCTGTGAGGTAAGTTTGTTGACGGCTGCTACTACCGCATCAACCAACGGAATCTGAATCGGGTTGATCTGTAATGTGATAGGATACGTGGTTTGTATTGGCTTGTATGCCGGTACCGCCGCGCCTACTTGAATCTTTACCGTTATGGTTTTATGTCCAGCTTTGACTTCCGGCCCCGGTATATCGATGGCCTGTGCAGCAGGCGGGAACGCCCGAACAACACCTAGAATTTTGTTGAGCTTTTCGACCGTGACCTGTGTATCAGGAATGGCATTTACTTGAGCACGTACCTGATTGCCCAAGAAATCCCAACCAACCACGAACACCAGAAAATCACCCCGTGTGTAAAAGTACGGAGTGTTGGTACGAATTCCATTATCGCGTCGAAGAACGGCAATCTGACTGGTAGTATACCGCATTTAGGTCACGGTCGAGGTAATCTGTGGTATGTAAATAGGATTTACGTCAGCCGGAGGAGTTACCGTGAAGTAAATCTTGCTGGTTAGGCTTTGTTGTGACTGTGTGGACCGTTCCTTGGCCTCAACGGCATCGGGCACAAAGGTAATGTACACATCACGCAATGCGTCAACGGTGATGGTTGATTGTATCTGCGTGTCCGATATCTTGGTACGTGGATATCCAATATTCAAATAAGATGGATAATCCACCACAACCGTCAATGGTGCATTCGTGGTTTTGTTTTTGAAATAGTATCGTTTGAAGCTGGTTTGTGTTGATTCACCCACATTGTACACCACCGGCATAGGATCCACCATATTCAAATCGTACATTTGTGCAGTTTGCATTGCACGAGTCGTTGATTCCGGATCGACGGCCGGAATGGTTGTTATGGTTGACGTTGGTGCGAAACTCATGTCATCTGCTTCGTTGGGGTACTAGGTGAAGTAGTCACTTCATCAATTATTGTTGGAGATTCAACAGTGGTGGTATCTTCTGGTCGTTTTGGACTCGATGGTAATTCTGGTTTTGGCGGTGATGGCACCGGCGTTGGAACTGGCGCCGGTGTTGGCACGGTAGGTGATTCCGGTGTAGAATTTTCAGCAGTCAAGTTAACAACAGTCGTGATAGTGGTGACTCCTTCGGGCAGTGCATCGATCATATTGATGTCAAACGTCAATTGCATCGTTGCAGTGGCACCGGGGAACAATGTTACATCCGATGGTACATAGTTGACACCCGGAATTTTGTTCACCGATGCCAACACCGTTATGGTATCTGATGTATTGGTCAATTCAATCGTTGCCGGCAATACAGCGGTTTTTGATCCTTTGGTATATTGACGAACGATGGTGGAATTATTCACCGACACAAGGGAATCAAGATAGATCGTCGTGTCCGCCTCTGGCTCATTGACAATGTCAGTTGCCGATTGTGAATCGATAGCGTCCGTGATCGACTGTACCGACACGTATTGGAACGGTACGCCATCAACTCCCAACAACAATACGTTACCTGGCTCGCTCACTTTCTCAGGATCAGTACCAGCGGCCAGCGCGGTTTCAATTTCCAACGCTCGGTCTGCCGGAATGGTCAGATATTCCTTATTGTTGGTTAGTGTACCATCGGGTAGAATAAGCCACCCACTATACTTGGGCACAGCTTTATTCGCATTCTTTGCAAGAATGAATTGAATCGCTTCGTTTTGTTCTACCGTTCGTGCATCGGGTGCATCAGATGCTGGCGTGCCTGGTGGGAGAATCATAATGAATTCACTTAGTATACGTTAAGTCGTGCATCAATCATGTTTGATGCTTGGTATTGCGTTAAAACTTCAACTACGGAGTCTCGAACATATTGGTCAAAATCCGCATCTTGAATTGACGGATTGGTGGTATCCAATGCCATATGATTGAGAATGCGAGGATACACATCTTGTATCAATTTATCAATCAACATTTGATACTGTGTGGTTACGTCAGCATAACTTACTTGTGTTCCCACCGACGATCGAAGTTCCTGCACTGCCGATTCCACCAATCCACGAGTTATCCCAGGTACGTCCAGCTTTCCAAACGTTCGGTCTACTAGTCCTTTTGCTTCCAATTTTGGCACGGATGGTACCACCCATTCTTGCAGTTCGGCACTCTTGGTGGTGTCCAACAACCGAAGACGTAGTTCGGTTCGGTCCGGACTAATAGCATCCACATACAATACTCGTTGGTCTGGCGAACCTACTTCGGTTCTGAAGAAATTCACCACAATTGAATATCGACCCTGTTCCAGTACCATATCTCGTACATACTGACCCATATCCAAGTTCACATATTCATACGTGCCCGTTATATCCACCACCGTGGTTAATGTGAGAGCGTTGCTGGTGGCCGGTATGTTAAGACTCGTTACAATATTACCATTGGAATCATATACCCACAGTTCGATCATGTCTCGTGGATCTGTGCCGAACCACACCGGCTTTACTCCCAATTGGAATAAATCGGTGTCCCGCGACGACAGTCGTGCCGGTCGGGTATTCAGTGTACTTGCAACGGAATCTGCAAAATTACGTTGATTGGCCATTAGACAAAGTATTGAAATGTGGTACGTGATGCATCCATGACAATGTCATACTGTACTCGACTCCACACAGGAGTGGTCATGAGTATAGACATGTGTTGTTGTCGTGGATCGGCGCCATTGATCTGTATGAACGATGCCACATCTCGTGGCGCGGCCATTGATCCTGATGCCTGTGCTGTGACGGTGTCGGGCACAAATCGACTATCCGTGGAATATTGAAGTTCGCCCTCGGCATAGCCATCGGTGTATACAATTTCCGGATTACGAATATTGGTCATCGATTCATGCTCACACGGAAGGTATGTGCTAGATCAAATATCTGTTCATAATCTTGATCTACCACCTTGACCAACATCTTATAGTATCGACCTGGATACATTCCATGAATTGTGAACTTTGCAAAGCTTCCCGTTCCGTCCGATGAAATACGAGAGTAATCATCGAATGGAATGATAATGGTATTACTTTGTTGATCCACGATGCTGTAGTATGAGGTTACCGGCAGACGTTGTGTACCATCATAGTTGCTGAATTGTGTATCGAAGGTTCGAACTGGATATGTGTCCCGTACGGAGAAATCCACACGTACAACATCGTTCACACGATATTCCGGTCGAAGATTTCGAGGCAACACGGACAATTGTGATGGAATGGACGATGCAGAAATAGAACCCGTGATGTACTGTTGGTCGTTCCATTTTGCAATCAGCTGTGGCGAATACACCGTGTGCGTGTTACGAGAGAAGAATCGAATATTGCCCCGATTGGTAATGTCCGCTTCACTTGATGATGGGAATCGTAGGCACAATCCATAGTTGTCCACGGTTCCCGAGATATGGGATCGAACGAAGGACGTAATATCAACGGTGATATCTTCTACTGGTTGTGCAATAGTGACCGATTGTGTGGTAGCATAGGTTTCGCCGCCTGGTGTTGACCAGGTTGACCCCGATTGTCGAGATATCCACGTTACTCCATCGTTTTCAAAGTATCCACCTGCCGGCGCACGGCTGGAAGTGAATGGCGTGTTGGTATTTTGATAGTAATATCCCGTACCTTCTACCCAACTACGACTTACTTGTGCCAGTTCGAACGTCTGACCATATCGAAGATCGTCCGCACGAGCAACAAATAGCTTTAGGTCAAATGATGCACTGGCAGGAATGGTACCGGCAGCAACACTGGCCGATAACGTGGGAATATCAAATTGTATCAGTGATCGAATGATCTTTGCACCGGTGGCACTTTTACCGATCTCTAGAATTTCATCCAAACCGGTATTTCGCCAGTTGAACTCTTCATAGAGTGACGCATCTTTCACGGGAACGTAGATTTTTCTCATACCAAATGTATCCGAGTTTTATTATGGATGAACATGTTACTGTGACGCCGATCCAATAATATCACGTTCTGGATATCGGATTTCGAAAATCGTGGGATCCAACGACGGCCATATGATACCATTGTTCGTGGCCGACGGAATGTCATAAATGAAATCCTGATAGTCGGAACCGTCTTTGTATTGATATCGATTGAAAATCTCAACGTTCACTACCGTTTGTACGCCCTCAACATTTCCCAATTCCAACCATACATCATTCAAAATGATTGGTTGGTTGATTTGCCAATTCTTTACATTGAAGAATTCCTGCATGGCATCGATACATCGTGCAATGACTTCATTCATGTTGTAGTTTTTGTACACCACCACCTTGAATTTTACACCAATGTTGACCACGAACGCATCCAGAATACGGACGTTATCCGTTAGCATGCGATATTGATCAAGATATGACTTGAGATTCTGTTTGGATTGTGAATTCAACGTGGTCAATGATCCGCGTGAATTGTATCCCAACACGTACAAGTTGATGATGCCCGGACCAGGTTGGTTCGAGACATACACACCTGAATTTGGTGCTTGTTGTTGTGAGGTTCGAAGAATTTCGTTGATCTGGTCATCTTTGGTAACGAATACCTTGGCCACCGATCCATATCGTGCAGGCATGGCATGTGTACGTGCGATGTAATCCTCGGCCGTAACCAATCGGTTCTGTGCGTTGAAGAAACCTAACGCACCCTGTCGAATTTCTTCGATGGTATCACGACCCTTACCACCCGTAGCGGGTTCAGGATTATTGACCGCCAACGATTGAACTACATTACCCCACAATGCGCGTTCTTGTGGTGTAAATGCTGAAGTCGAGTTGGTTGGCGTGACCGTAATGACTTTGGTGATGGTATTTGACGCGGCATTGGATTCCACGCCACCACCCACGACATAACTGAACGTCAACGTGGTGTTGTTTGGTACCGAACCATACGAATTGGAGGATAGAAAATCCGATGGATCCAGTGAAGTGGAACCCAAGTTGGTTTGGTATTCACTGTTTGCCAACTTTCGTGGTTCTAGGTTAATGGTGGCATCCGAATCTTCAAGAATGCCTGATCCAAACTGTACTTCCAGCTGGAAGTCTTCGGTGTATCGTGTGACAAAACGGCGTGGCGTACGACGTAGCTTTAACACATATGACGGTGGTGTACTGAAATTGACATCATCATCCGATGCACTGGTGTTAACCGTGTCATCGAACACGAGATCTTGTGCTAGATAGTCCACTTGATGCCACGCGTTGTTGTCGCCGTCCACTACCGAGATGATATCAAGTACGTTAGTATCCGGTAATCGAATCGTGAGGAATCGTTCTGGTGCACCAATTGTGACCGTGTGGGTCTTTATGGTACCCGCGACCACTCGTGCCTTTTTCTTGACCAAATACGTCAACGGACGATTGTTGATGTCCGTGGCATATACGGTAATTTCTCGATCGGCCGGATCGGCAAAGTTGACTTCTTCGATGGTTCGGAAATTCACCACAGGAGAGTCAACTGATGCAAAAATTGCAGGCGGAGCCAATCGAACATAGTATTGTTCGTCGGGGACATAATCATCGGCCGCGCCCTTGGCCGGGCACAACTGGAACACATCCACATCGCATGTTGCGGCCGTGCCAGGATGTGGTTTGTAGCCCATCGATTGGGCAATAGCGATGACATTGTTTTCCTGTTGTGCATAGGACAACAGGTTTTCTCTGAAATTCGTGTCGATGTAGTAGCCTAACACATCACCGATATAGGCCGCCATATCCATAAACATCATGCCGGGACTTGCTTCGTTGAAATCGGCATTGGTGTTTGGGAAATATACCTTTGCGTAATCGATCAGGTTTTGACGATGTTCAGCAAAAGTCTTGGCTAGATAACGTATATCACGCGACCGAGGTGCGAAGGACTTGTTAATTTTGACGGCCACGATAAATCTCCTAGAATGACAACGTTATGACGTCGGTGATTCTAACATTACTGAGTATAGAATACGCGATGGTGACACGTAGCCGATTGTATTCGGTGTTGGTGATAACCTGTACGTCGTCGATGGTGATGTAAGGCATCCAGGCACTGGCCGCCTCTTCAACGGATGCACGAACCTCCGATTGTATGTCATCGTCCATAGGTTGAAATATCACTTGATGGATATTGCAACCAAATTCCGGGAGCATCGGCCGTTCGCCCTTTCTTGTAAGTATCAAATTCGTGAGATTACTCCGAACTTGTGTACGGACGTCGAATGCCTGTTCAAAATACCCGTTGTTGCCTCGCTGAATCGGAAGGCTCAGACCAATTGCGGCGGTATTAGCCACGTAACTTTCCCTTCTGCTTCATACGAGACATGAGTTCGGAATAATCTCTGGTGATGGCTTCCACTACATCCGGTGTTGCCATGGAATCTACTTGATCAATGGCGTCCAGTACGGAGGGCGTATCGTACATTGATGCATCGCCCATGCTGGCGGCGGTTTCTGCGAGAATGCCAGAGACACCAGAGAAGTTCGTTTCTGTCGATTCTCCGATGCGGTCAATGGAGCCATATCCCAACTTCGACGCCATCGAGCGTCGGGCCGAGTCAGGCAGACCGCTTTTGAGGACGGCGGGTTGAATCGGTCGTGCCGGAGGGGTGCCAGAAGCGGCCGGGCGGGTGCCTGGCTGCGTCGGACGGCTCGGGCGAGGGGTTGGAGGGTTGACGATTCCTTCTGCCAGGAGGTTCGCCAGGGCGCCAGCCACAGCCTCTTGAACCAACGGTTTTACCAGTTTTGGTACAATTGACTTGACCTGTTTTTGTACCTCTTCGGCAATCATCTGTTGTAATTCTTGTTTCGTCATGGTCAACTCTCTCTATATGAACTGATGGATCGAACGTCGCGGCCGGCATCATTCGATTTCACGGTGAAATTATCGTTGCTGAGGATCGATTCCAGTTGTGTACGAAGTCTCGAAAACTTAGCAGTATATGCAGCGCTAACCGCCGATGGTCCGCCGGTGGTGTTGGTGGCGTCCACGATGATTCCTGGCGATCCCAATGCGTCCAACAGATCAGTCAATAGACGTTTCAACGCATCACCCAACACCAAAGGTTCGGCGGTTCCTGATTCAGAACCAATTACTACACGGTTACTTACAATACTTATCTGGCCTTTTGCGGAAATCGTTTGATTTTGACCAGATGCCATCAGAATGTTCGATGTGGACGAGATATCCAAATCGCCGGTGGTCAATGTCCATTTATTCACCACACGATCCGTTCGGTTTCCGTTGGTCCAGGTGATGTGATCACCCGTGGCATCCATTGTAATATTTCCCATCGTGGTCCAGTGGATACCCGTTTTGCTGAATCCCATCAGTTTGCTGGCTTTTGCGTTGAGAATCAGTTGGCCACTGTTTTGAATCAGTTGCGATCCCTTGAATTCCGTTGGAATGTCGGGTACACTGATGCCGTGAATTTTATCGTTTAAGGTGGCCGGCGTCAACGGTACTAGTTGATCGGATACCATCCACAGTGACGTACTATCTCGATCGATGTCTTCGATCGTCGTGGCGAAAGTCGAATTGACGGATGTTGCACCGTTCACCGGTGGTCCGACTCGAATCAACATATTTGGAGATTGATCTACGGATGACGGAAACGGAATACCGGTCAAAGAATTGACTTTTCCGGATTTCCATGCACTACCGAATCGAATGGACTGGCCAGATCGACCTTCGTAGATGATATCACCTTCGATGTGTTTCAATCGATACACATTGGCGAGGTCCTGGAAATATGAACCCACAACATTAGTGGTAGGCGGCACCGATACGGTATATGGTGCGGCCTGACCACTTCGAATGGTGTCCGTTCGAGCCGGCCCGGTATCAGGGGTCTTAGTTTCGGTTAATAACTCTTTCAGGTCCTGTGCCGTGACTCGGTTCGATACGTTGAATGTTGCAATGTACCAGAACCGGGTCATCGATTGAAAAACGTATACGATTTCACCTACCAATGGATACTGTGTTTGGTTGGGGTGCAACGGATACGCCCAACTCAGTACCGATTCATCCTTAAAATTACCATCGGTGAGTGGGCGAAATCGTACGGCGCCGACATTGTATCCGTCGGGGGAGTATAGTTCGTGATCGTTGTTGATGATCGAATCCACGACAATCGCTTCTTGGAATTGATCATATTGGGTTTCCGTGCCAAGGCCTACCGGTGATAACGCTTGGAATGGGTTGTATGATGCCCCGGCACGAATGTTACGATATCTTGGCTTCATTTGGAATCTTGGTTACGGCCGACGACAGTTCGGTGGTTAGGGCCGTATCTTCGGCACGAGCATTAGCGATCAATCGAGCTTTTTCTTCTTCCGACATGAATCCTTCCGGATCCTCTTCAGTGTTTCGTTGGTATGCATCGGCAGAAATGATACGCTGGACGATGGTGGCGATTTTGACCAGTTGTTCATCACTTTTGACACCAACATCGATAAATTCACGAATCACGGGCGCAAGCATAACGGCATCACCGGGAGATTTGACCAGATCGGTCATCTTCTCGATTATGCCGTTAATTACTGCGCGTTTGGAGAGCGCATTGTTGTATATGTCTCTAAGTACGTCCGTCAGTTGGACTTGGTCAAAAATTACTGTGTCTTTCATATAGCCTCCGTATACTATAAATAGGAGACTGATATGGTTTTATTGACGTTTGGAGTACGTGAAGAACTTGTTTTCTCGATGCGTTATTCGACCTTCCGCTCGAAACTGTTCAAGGTGAATGATAACATGATCTCGCATCTTGTTGACCACTTTGGTAATACATGAGGTCTTACAATCGGTCATTTCCCGAATCATCAAGTACAACGCTTTCTTGTTGTAGTTTTCGATCTTGTCGGCCCGTTTGAACAGTTCAATGACGGCGATAGCAATGTCAATGTCTCGTTTCTTCTTGAACACACGAGCGATGTTAGCCTCCCAGTAGTCAATCATCAACTTGACGAATTCACGAAAGTCATCTGAGGTTTCTGAAGACTCCGTCTGCAAGTCCGTCATCTCTTCCAGTGACACGTAATTTTCGTTGACAATGTCCGATAGATACACCGATCGTTTCTCTTGCTTGTATCCCTTATCGTTGTGGAGAATCAGATAGTTCTTTGCAATGACCGAGAAGTATGAAAACGATTTGTTTCGTTCTCCATCTTCACGAATCGGCTTGTATTTCGACAGGTTCATTACCAAAAATCCAATGACCTGTTTTTTGGTTTCGTCGAAACTATCGTTGATGTATGGAAATTTGAACCGATTGATGATACTTTCGGACATCTTGTCCAGTGGATAGTATAGATGTTCTCGAAAAATTCGTTCTCGGAACTCCATATCTTCACTTTCGTTGTATTGCACGATGTAGTCGTCCAGTTCCGATGGCCAATAAACCCCGGTATTACGAACGGGTTCAAGTTCGTCGGCAGTGGACTTATTTTTCATCAGTGCCACTACGTGATAGAATAAACACATCTAATGCGTCTACCATTCCCTTCAACTGCTTGAAGGTGTCACCAACTTCATCATCGGCCTGGAAGGATCCTCTGATGTCGATCTTGGTCATTCCCTCTATCGTTGATTTCAGCGTGGTTTGCATCTGTTCGAAGAAACTATCATACGTTTCCAACTGCCGTAGCGCAAGCATGATACCAAATATCGCAACGCCGTTGATTATGATCGACAGTATCAATAGAAAAAGTAACATACCTACCTCACAAATGTGTTAAATCGTAATCGGCAAATTTTTTCATGTACACCGAAACATGTACTCCATTTCCATCGGACACCGGGTATGAATATCGTTCCGGTTCAAAATACGCACGAATGCCGCCGGCGCCAATAAGATGTGCCCCGGCCAAGATGCCCGATTTGGTGATACGAACTCCCTGATATACCGTGCCTTCAAATTTGGCGATGATCGTACGAAGACTTCTCGCATTGTCTCGCAAGTAGATGATCATCACACTATCTTGCAACGTAGAATCTTTCAGAAATTCATCGGGACTTACATCAACGCCCATCGCCTTGATGGTCTTCAAACTGAACTGATACTTACCTAGATACTTTTTGTTGTATCCACCAACTATATCATACTGTCCACCGGATTCCGCGTTGCCCATCTTATCAAGAAAGGCGTACAAGTCACCACGGCCAGGAACCAATCCTCGATTGTTTCGATACACCGGTGTGACCGGTGGGTCCTGTTGGATTTGTGGGGAGGGGGTCGAACTCATTACCGCTACGGCCAGACATAATGCGAGGCCTTTTGTTACGGCATTTGATTTCATACTTGCTCCTATCGCTGTAATGTTGCGTAGTACGCGTTCTGTTTCTCTTGTCGTTTGATTTCCTTGTGATGCAAAATCGCCAAACTGGTTTCACCCGGTGGAATCATACCGAACGTCGTATGGCCCGTCAATCGTTCATGTACTTTGTTGATCCATCGAATTTCTGGCTTGTTTCTGAATAATCTGAACTGATAATCGGGGTACATGATGATCGGCTCATAGTACGTAACGTGTGCTTCCGTTACATTTGGGATCACCGAAGCAAATGTCGGACCGGTGTTTATCACGTATCCATAACCCATTAACATTTCATATTCGGGTCCATTCACATTCAATTCTCGAACCTTGATAAATTCGTCCATCTTTGTGATGACCCATCCATACTCTTGGATATGTCTCAACGTCAGCCCTTCAACGGTATTGATACGAGGCAGACCCACGGCTTCAAGTTGGGGATTGGTATCAATGAATAACGGCAAAAATCCCAACAAATCATCCGTGACCATTTCATCCGCGTCCAAATTCAGAATCCAATCGCCGGTACAGTGACGAATGAGTTCATTCTTATGTTCTGCATAGTCACCATTCAACCTGTGGGAGTACAGATGAATTTTTGGATTAAATTCTTCGAGAATCTTGATGGTTTCTGGATCGGTGGAGAAGTCATCCAACACCACAATTTCCCACTCCACCTTAGATCTATCCGTTGCAATAAACGTGGTCAAATGTGTCAATAATTGACGAATGTAATACCCTTCGTTGTGAGTACAGATAGCCAGAGATATTTTCATAGAAATCCTTGGTGGATATACTGAATGATACTACGTGTTCGTTTAATTGTCAAGTGGTGACATGCCCAATCGAGCAAGATAGTGTCTTGCGTCTTCGTCAGTTTTCCATCGGTCATCAGTCTTCCAATTAAAATCCGAGCGCATGTAATACGGCATGTCGTCGAGTGGCTGTGATGAACTAGATTCCGGCTCGATTATCGATTCGTGCGAAATCGCTTTCGGCGACAAAACAGGAGCGAGATCGCTCGCCAATTCTTTATTTCGAATTATGTTATAACCAAAAAACAAACAAATGCTAACCGGATCGAACACTAACACAATAATTAGAATAAACCACTTAACCACCGTGTCCAATGGAATACCAAACGATTCGGCGACATAATAAAACGAACCAATCTTGCCGGCGGTACTGATGCTGTTTCGAACGGTCAATGTGGCCAATGCCAACGAATCACGAGTCGCTGATAAGGTTGATAGCTGTTTTTGTATGTTGATCAGTTCTGCATCTTGTTCACGAATGATACGTTGTTGCGTAGTAATGCTACGACCATTCGCCAGCAACGAGTCCAGCCGATTTTCTTGCTGACCACGGGTGGTTTGTAGTTGTTGTGAACGAGACGATAGTCGTGCCATGGACTCTTCTATGCCGGTTCGTTGTGTCTCGTGCATGAGAATCGTGTTCTGTTTAGTTTGAATGTCTGCGGCGCCGGTGGCGTACGCACTGGACAGATACCCATAAATACCGACAGAGGTAATCCCCGTCAGAATCACCAGTCCCGCGACTAGGTAGTATCGAATCAATCGTGGAATGTCCGACCAATATCGATAGAGCAAACTCACCGATATGATCTTACCCAATTCCAGTGACGTTGCCATGATGCCGGTAAGCAATACCGCACCAGTGAACAATTGTGCAATGCCCGTGACCGAGAACGTAGCGGCGCATATGGCAATGAATACTGCGGTGAACAACACGACATATTTGAACATAAGTTCCCCATAAAGTCGAGGAGCCTAGCGATGCCAGGCTCCCCGGTACTATGATATAACCAGAATGATCACCTCCTGGTTAATATCTGTGCTTCACTATTCCTGAATCCGAAAAGAACACGAACATACGTTACCTCATTGAATGTGTACATACTACACTGAGAACGTAGGCTCCTATGGTGAAAAGGTGAAACGACAATAGGAGTGCCGGTGATGGCACTCCTATATACGTATCATTTACTATTGTTTATCCGACTGATTATTTCTTTGAATTTCGTAAATTCTTCATCGGTCAGTGACGGCAGTTTCATCTTGACCGTCAACTTGATCTCACGATCAGATTTGGTGGGCGGCATTGGTTCTGGCGTAGCCGATCCCTCTCGACGTTGTTCTTTCGGTGGAAACGGCGTCTTCTGCGGCATCTCAACGGCTTCGATATTGTCGAATGAACTCAGGACTGTATCCCACAAACTATCAATCACTTCGCCAAGGTCACGGCGTTTATTCGTCATCGGTAGTGTTCTCCACAGTCAATGACTCCACGAATTCCTGCTTCATCGGGTCGCGTTCGATGGTGGCGCTCAAGTGGTCCGCCCAATGAATGACGTACGGCAGATTCGTGTGCATCGGAAACTTACCGTGATTCATCAGGTACGCCTTGTTGGCGTCATCATACAAGCCGTCTGAAAGCTTGATGGCGAGAGTTTCCTTGTGTGTTAAGGTGATGCCGTACTGTTGGAGAATGAACAGCGCGCCATCGGTCACCTTCATGAACGGCAGGCGTTCATTGTGTTTGTACATCGATCCCTGATTCTTTCGATGCCAGTCCGATTCTTCAATCAGATAGTAGGGTTCGCCGTTAGGCATCCCGAGCTTCCACAGGTCGTGATGTAATGCGGCCATGACCAATTCGGCCATTGTATAGTCCAACCACCCACCCATCTTCCGCAGGGTCTTGGTATGTTCCAAGGCGGCGTCATGTACGTGCAAAACGTGCTCCAAATAGCCGCCGGGGAACGCGTTGTGATAATGGGATCGACTGGAGGCCGGAGCCGTCAACAGACGATCGCCATAGTCTTCATACATCTTTGTAAGCTTGGCCAGTCGATCGGCGTCCTTTGCGAACGCATCGGCCATCAATTTGAAAAACCGTTCCTTTTGTTCTGCTATGAGTTCGGCTTCGGTTTTTTGCACTGTCTCGGTCATCATATCCTCAATGTGAAAAATGCCTATAGATGAAAGCTATCTCATCTATAGGCATTTGGCAAGGGGTTAGAACTTCTCGTTTTTTCCGCGCTTGCTACCGGCACGGGACCACAATTCGAAGATCGTCGGCACCAACGGCTTCTTTTTCAACGTCATGCCCGTTTCCTCCAGGAGCATGTCTGCCTTGAAATTGTTACACTTGGAGCACGCCGTGGTGACGTTTTCCCATACGTCCTTACCGTTCTTGGACTGTGGGATGATGTGGTCACGAGTGAGGAATTCACTGCTCTTCAATTGTGAACGGTGACGTCCACAGTATTGACAGGTGTAGCCGTCACGAAGGAACAGGTTTCGCTGTGTCAGAATCGCCTTGATACGGTGTGTGGAACGACTCTTGACGAATTCCTTCAACACGATTTGTGTCGGAATCGGCCAAATGTCCTTAGCCGAGTGAATCACATGTTGTGGGTGTTCTTCGGTGATCGTCGCCTTACCTTCAAACACGAGAATCAATCCACGCTTTGCCGAAACGACCGCTAACGGCTCGTAACTGGCATTCAGTACAGTACAACGAGTCGTGTCAAGAACAGACATACATACCTCGAACCTACACAGTGTTATGAAGTTGCTGAATCAGGTCGCGACAGACGGTCGCGGATTCATAGTCTTCGATTTTGACGAAATATTCCATCATCAACTTCAAGTGATGTTCATATCCCGGCTTAGTGAGTTGTGCAACTTTATCCGTGTTTCCGAACTGGAACAGTGGCAACGTCTCCATCTTGTTACGAATGGCACGTTTCATTTTCTTCAACACGTAATGATACACTAAATGCTTATTGTTTTCCGTGAAGGATGGCATCAACTGCGGATTGTCGAACGGCAATACAATGATGTGATGTCCACCGAGCATTCGAGTCGTCGCTGATGCTCGCTTCGGCACGGACACTTTGGTACGTTGGATGTCAACCGTTGTTGCTTTGGGGGTGACCGGAACGGCACGACCAAAAATCAAATCATGAATGAGCGTCCATAGATATTTCATTTGTCATTCTCCCGCGATGACTTTGGATCGCCAACGCTTGATATTCGATAAGTCGAGCTAAATCATCGTGGAGAATAGGCACTACTTCGGCAGGCAACTGTTGTTCGTACAATGCAACATATTGTCGAGCCGTCTCTAATTGATCCACGGTAGTACAACTACGAATAACCTTACATACATCCGGGTATGAACCGATTAAATCCGTTTCTGGATTTGTCATACGGTCTCCTGTTATACGATCTCCACCGACGCCCAATTCGTGGACGGGGGTACACGGAGTTCGTGTTTTTGACACAACCGATCGATCTGGTCAATGACTTTTTTGTAATCTGCGGGGTCGTATTGATACTTCTCAGGATGTTCAATAACAGCCTGTACTGCACGAATCAACATTACCAGAGTTTGATAGTCTACGAGTTCATCGTTCGCGTCTTTAATTGCGGTTTGGCATTCTGTCACTCGGTCTGATATTTTGAGTTCCATGCGTATCTACCTGTGTCAAAGTGAATGGATCCGGGCGGAATCGAACCGCCGTCCGAAATACCGTACTAACAGTATCTTCTCCGTGCGCAGATGGGTGTCTTATTTCGGTGTACGATGTCACACTCATCGAAGCCATCGTACACCTAGTTCATAAGGCATTCATACGATATGAACGTCTCGTATGAATTTACTCATCTATCGGTTTCCCGTTCCGTCAATTCAGTACGATGAGAGAACTGAACGAGGATTCGCATACTCTTAAGCAGCGAGAGGAAGTGCTGTGTTTGCACTTGAATTTTTGACGACAGTTACGGATGTACGTCCTTTCCGGCACGCTTCATTCTGTGTTCGTGTTTCCGTCGAAACCAGGTCGGACCCTAACGTTTTACTGCAAAACTTCGATCTACCAATGCATCCAATGCGGCTACAATTGATGGTTTGGATCGATTGCTGGGATGCAACATCTTGCGTTCGTACCGCCACACCAGTTCACAGATTTCATCCACCGTCATCCATTTACGAGAGTTGAGTGCACGGAGAATGTCACCATGTTGTTTTGCTACTTCTAGATAAATAGCGGGCTTGATGTTCGGGCGGATGGTGCCGCTCGCAGTATACACATTGAGTCTATACTGCGAGTCGGCCACTGACCTCTGTACATCGATTGTGATGTTGATTTCTGTTGTCATATCTGCTCCGACTATACATAGTCATTACACGTACCGTACTTGGTAAATGTCAAGAATGTATGCATTTTCGGCGAACTGAATGTCCCGGTGCATATGACCGCAGATCATCGCGGGTTTGTCCAAACGATTCCACACATCTTCCACGATGACACCGTTTGGATCCGTCCAATCAACCGGCACACCAAAATCCAACTTGGTCATGGGGTCAAAATACTTACGAATGACCCAATTCGGTGGAATGTGCGTCACCAACAAATCAACCTTGGGATTGCCCATCTTGTTCAAATTCTCGAACAGTCGGTCCCGTTCTTCCGGTTGAATATCTTCCCGCGCGTCCCAGTGCCAGCCGTTCTTGAGTCGGTCGGCCTTATCAATAGACGAGGCGCCTCCGAGGAACGCAACCACACGACCATCCAATTCCATCACCGTGCCACGAGGCACGTAGAACAAGTTGGGTGCGATTTCCGATACTTCTTGTAGATGATAGAAGTTTTGAAAATACTCATGATTGCCATCTACGAAATACACACGCTTCTTGAGCGGATTCTTTTGCAGAAAGACAAGATCTGATAATTTAAATCCCAAATCGCCTACTTGGATACAACTGAGATCGTTGTTTCCACCATTTACGTCGTTGACCGCGTCCACGATACCAGACAACACCCGTACATTACCGTGAATATCACCGATACCAACCAATGCCATATAACCTCCAAAAAATAAACCCATCGACGGGAGTGCCAATGGGTTACGAGTAACGGAAAGTAAGAGATTCGAACTCTTGATCCCTTTAGAGGGGACACACCGTTTTCAAGACGGGCTCCTAGACCAACCGGACACTTTCCAAGTATATGTAACCTTCATTCTACTTTGTCATTCTACATGCAAGATTGCTCCATTTGGGTAATCACCGTAATCTACTCTATTCAACCTTTGTTGGCAAGTAGCTTGTCCAACCGCCACCAGTACGTTTGATATTCGCCCTTAATTTGCAACTTCTGCTTGAACAACGGATAGTCGGCGGCGTACTTATCGTTCTTTTCGCCTTCCGTTGCGTTGGCCAATCGATCACAGAGCTTTACGAATACAGCTTCACGATCGGTATTAATTCGATCATAATAGCTGGTATTGGATTCCTTCGGTCGTTTGGTTACAAGGTCAACGATGTGTGCCACTTTTGGACCAAATTGTTTTTCCAATTGTTCCTTAGTGATGGATGTATCTTCCAACACATCATGCAACAATGCGGCCTGTCGTGACGCTGTTGTGCCGCCCTGTGCTAGTTGAAATACTTTGAGCAAATGATATTTGTATGGCTTATTTCCATACATCTGATCGCCATGGGCTCTGAGCGCAAAGTTGAGAGCCGACCCATAGTTTTGCTGTAGGTGACTGTCCGGAGCTTTCCCGGCTCGTCCTGATCTACCCGATGATCTATGTTGTGGATGATCGGGGTCCGTTTCTTTATCAAAGATATACTCTAACTTCCCATCCACCGTTCGGGCCACGATCTCACCAGATGAATTGGCCCAATAACCCCACCCCTTACTGATCAAGCCACGCTTTTTAGCCTCGTCGCTGGCAGTAGATTCATTGAATATTTCAAGTAGTAGGATCATGCGATTCTCTATTCGATTAAACGGAATGCCAGGGAATCGAACCCTGTTGTCCTTGCGGACGTACCTCGGTTCCAGCGAGGCTCCTAGCCAATCGGTTACATTCCAACGCGTTCACCTTTACCCATGACCATCGAGGTCATTTCACCCCATTCTATTCATGCACGCCCAACTAACGGTCCTAAGTTCGAATGGTATGGAACGCAAGGTATCTATAAATAGGTTACTTGGATGCTTTCGCCGCTCGCAAATCCATATCCTTCTGGATCATGGAGGCAAGGGCGAAAATACAGCCAACCGCAACGTCCATCAGTTCGTTGCCTGTTTCGATGGGGTCGTTCTGCTTGACAGCATCCATCAGTTCGAAATATTCTTCGGTGATGATGCCAAGTGATTCGTGGCTACTGATATACGCGCCGGTGCCATGCTTTTCGATCTTCTGGCCTAGTGCAACGGTCGCGGCTTCAATCGCCTTGAGTAGAGCGTCATCAGATACTTTCGGTCGTTCCATGTGTAACCTCGGGTGTGGGCCAGACATACGGGAGGTCGTCTGGCATGTTTTTGAAATACTTGGAGTAGTGCTTGAAATCCTTTCGGAGCAGATTGGACTTGTGTGAACGATGTAGCGGCTTTCGGGGGCCGATCCACGGCGGGAAGCCAGTGAAATTCCGAGACACTCGAGCTTGGAAATACGGCAACAGGCTGTCGTTGTAGCCGCGGCGCCGCCATTCCAAACAGATATACATGCCGTACAGTGCCAACGCACCTTCGTAACCGGTCCACATCTTGACGGCAGGGTGGTTGCGCCAGCCCTTGGTCTGCGTCTCGTTCAGTAGGATTTGTAGGATCTGCTTGGCTTCAACACGTTGCTTGCCAAGCCGGCGGTAGTCGAGGACACGGGCCGTGCGCTCGAAATCGGGATATGGAAGGAATGTCTGCATACCCGTAAACTAACCTTTCGGCACGCGCCTGGCAACCCTCCGGCACGCGCCAGGCTTGCGTCTGGCCGTCTAAAAACCCCCGGTGGGACTCGAACCCACATCTCCTGTTACGGTGGCCCGTTTAGGAAACGGGACCGATACGGGGGGCAACTGTTTATCGAGGGTCGGTGTTGTTTTTGAACGCGTGGATTGCGATCTCGGCCTCCCACAACTTGTTTTCTACGTGTTCATCGTATGGATATCCGTTTTGCTTCTTCGATTCATCCAACCAATATCGATACGAGTCGATTAGAACTCGTAGGATAGCTTTGGACTGAGGCGATTTAACCGACGCCTCTATTGCGTCCAGTTCGTCATAACTGATCATGTGATACGTGCCTCAGACTTGCCGTTGACGGTGATGATTTCGAGCGTGCCCTTGAACTTGATACTACCCTTCGTGTGAGGGTTATCCGGCGTTTCCTTCGTAGAAAACCCGACCTGTGAATCTACATGCCACACGTAATGAGTTTGGCCCTTGTGTTTGATGACCCACGGAGGAATGCCCTACGGATCAGTGATATGAGCCTTGTTGAAATGAAAGACGATGGTATCCATGTTACTTAGTGTCCAATTTATTAGCCAATGTTTTTAACTTTCTAAGAGCAGATTTATACTTCGTCACAGCAAGTTTCCATTCAGGGGATGAATATGTTCCACGTCGATAGGCATTTCCCCATTCATCAAGAATATTTTCCATTTCATTCATTATAACATCATTTTTGTTAAGATTTTTCATTACCACTCCTCGTATGAGGTAACATCCAATGTTTCATTGGTTAATGCATCATGAATTTTAACAATGGTTCCCAAGCCAGTAGGCGTAAAACTATAAGTAAATCTACCACCAGCGGCACCGGTGCGGCGCGATATCTTCTTTTCTTTAATTATCGTATCCAAAAATTCTACCCACTTTTCAATTTTTGGAGCGGCATCAAGTGGTATATTAAATAGAGTCATTTCACAAGTGATAGATGTTTAAGTGCTTTTGCCTCTTCTCGGGTCAATGGACCGATACCAAGTGCAGTCATAATAGGGTTGCCATCAAAGTGAGGAGGCATAACATGGCCAGAATCAATGATGAGACTGTGTGGCCACCCATTGGCCTTCGCCAGTTTGACCAAGGCACGTATATCGGTGACAGAGCCTTCTAGAGTGACCTTCGTACCCAATCCACCCTTCTGATAGAGCCTGGCACGCCTGGGATTGAGTTGAACACACTCCAAATACGAATTAAGGAAAGCGTGACCCGCTTGAGCGGCCAGCTTTCCTGTCGGCATGTGTAAATCTTTACGAACTATGGCATAGAGCTTCATGTTGACTTCATCTTCCTAGAACATATTATTTGGTCTTTTTGTTATGGGTTTTAGCGTGTTTTAACGCTTGTTTCATGGACTTCATGAGTTCTTTAAATAGTTTCTTTTTCATAAGCTCGTGGCGAGGCTTGAACTCGCTTCTTTCGTTTTAGAGACGAAGGCACCGGCCGATATACCACACGAGCGTTTTCAAAATAATAGTGCTCACGGAAAGGATCGAACTTTCTGTCTCTACTATGTCAAAGTAGCGTGTTAGCCGGTACACCACGCGAGCGATCGAGAGTTCACGAAATTTAACGTTCTTGGTACTCACAACTTTCTTTACGAACGTATAATCTGTGCACAGATTATAAGAGGATCGGACAGGATTCGAACCTGTGATTAAGTCTTTCGACTATATGGTTTTGCAGACCATTGCGTTGGCCACTTCGCTACCGATCCAAAAGAGCGATTTCCTGAGTCGAACAGGTCTTCGTACCTGGAGGGGTACGCGTGCTGATGGATCATCTTGCGACAACCCGCCGTTACACTAAAACCGCAAATTGGCGCAAAGGGTGGAATTGTACATCCACTACAGAATTGAATCCCCTTGCATATTACTGGCGGCAGGCGAAGGATCTACCCCTTCATACATAGTCAATGCTAGCCCGCCAAACTGATTTTCACGAGGTTGTTACAATAGCGGAGGTTGGATTTGAACCAACGTCCTTCCGGTTATGAGCCGGACGCGCTGCCGGGCTGCGCCACTCCGCGTCAATGTTACTTTAACTGTCGAACTTTGATCTCATACGTCCCTGTGGGGGTTGGATGCCAATAGCCAGGATTCTGTATAATGACAATCATTTGACTCAGTCCTCTTGCGAGGACCGCCCCACGTTTATAGTGAGGTGCTCTCAACCCGATACCTTTGGTCAGACGGACCCGTATCTGCTCGAGATTGCAGCGCCTATCCTGTCGCCCGTTTCATCCACCGCGTTATCGTGGCTCGTTTCTGTTGCCGTGACTCCATTTCGGAAAATACGAATTTCTCCATAAGATTCCTTATAGGGGAGCAGCTTCCACTCTAGGCTGTCTTGTGCTGTCCTGAACTTCCTCAACGTACAATCTAGTGTACGCCGCGATTGTCTAGGCATCCAACTGTTTTACGATGTCCCGCAATTCCTTCCATTCGTCCTTCGTGAATTCCGAACCATCCTTGTACATCGGACCGACAAACGTGTCACCCGAATGTAGTCTAACATGTTCGATGAACTTTGTCAAGAGCGATTTGTAGTTCATTGTAATCCTTACTTCTTGGGAACTTATACTGCATGGAGAGGTCAGGTGCTAGCCATGTCTGGCAGAAGGTGTCTTAGTAGTCTTGCAGGCATCCCTGTAGTGTCTATAAGCATAATCTTCTTTTGCATACCTGACCAAGTCGGAAAGACAGGACTTGAACCTGCAACCCCCTGGTCCCAAACCAGGTGATCTGCCAATTGATCTACTTTCCGAGTAGAGGGGAACGGGCTGAGAATACACCCGTTCTAGTCATCCTTTTGAACCATTATCCATCCCACATCCCTGTGAGACGTTCGATTCGTTTCCACGGTGACTCTCACCGTCGATGACCACAGCGACCTTTTTTAAAGTGTGGCGTTTCACTTGTCGTCTAGCACTTCTCGACACTTCTCCTACCGTCTGCCTTGCGAGCAGTACACAGTCGCTAAACCGTTACGTGCGGGTCTATATCGAAGACTCTCTGGCTTGGGGCCATCGAATCCGCCGTCTTCCTTGCGGGACGGCATTACGCTGTTTATCATGCTTAGACCGAGGAAGTCTTTCCGTTTTTGGATTCGTATGATGGATTTGAACCACCATTAAATTGTTAATAGCAATGTGCCTTACCGTTAGGCAAATACGACTTTGAACGAAGTGCTTCCTCAGTTGTTCCAATGACTTTTGATCATCAGAATGCAACACTCCGCGGCTACCGTTCCCCCTGAACAGGGTACTACGTCATACGTCACGAACTCGGGCTGGCCTCTTAATAGCGGACAGCTCAGTTCATTAGTATTCCTGTGAAGCTCTTGGTTTCAAGGCCTCGAACCTCACAAGTATCTGTTACCTATCTGTTCTCGCGTGTGGGTTGAAATGGAGCCCGGCACCACCCGTCAGACTTCATGAACTTGCTTTCCTTCCCGAAGGAAGGGGCGTCAGCCCACGTTTTTCCCATTTCCACGCTTCGAACCTATCACCGAACCTTCGCCCGATGCTACTGGCTTCGAACCAGTAAAGGCCAGACTTGTTTGGATGAACCGTCTTGCGACGGCCCGGGTTACAAAGATAGCCCGGTTTATAGGCCTTACGACCTACTGTTCTTACGGAGTCCAAACACCCCGTTGTTTCGATTATCAAACAACACTACAATATGGCGGTGTAAAATCAAACTCGATTGTTACAACCCAATCAAGAATTGCCCTGATCGTAAATCCCGTAGTTGCGTTAGAGTTTCACGACCCTATTGATTTCACACCATATAGCTCTTACGGGTATCGATCCCGTTTTCACAGCTTGAAAGGCTGTTGTCCTAGCCAGTAGACGAAAGAGCCATCGTTTCCTACTCATGTAACCTAATATATCGAACCCCATTTGGCAAGGGGTGAAACAACAGTAAGAAAACGGCACCGTTTATCTCGTGCGATACGGCCTAGGCAATTCACACGCCGCAGAATCCTGACTGGACTTACCCGATCCGGTGCGTGCCGAATCGTTGTTGTTTCAAAAACGAAACTATAGGCGGGATTCGAACCCAGCTCTCCGGCATTTGCGTGCCTACTCCACCGCGTGGGTGTCTCGGACTTCCGATGTGCTTCCAGTTACACTACTATGTTTCAAGAGCGAATGAAGGGACTCGAACCCTCAACAACCACCTTGGCAAGGTGGTACTCTGCCAATTGAGTTACATTCGCAACTTCTGTTACTTCACTGCCAATACGTTGGATTCCGGCAATACGTAGAACTTCTCGCCGTTGTCTTCCACTTCGAACGCATTGAACTTCTGGAACCAGATCGTGTCACCGACCTTCAAATCCACGGGCGTTCGTTCGCCGGTTGACGACCACTTGCCTCTGCCCACAGCAACCACTTCGCCGGTGATGACTTGGCCCGTATTCGCCGACGTTTCGGGAATATACAAACCAGCAGCGGTAGTCTGTGATCCAGCGGTACGTACTCGTACCATCACATTATCGTTCAGAACTCGCATGAAACCTCTTGGTTGTCGTACATAGCCCCTGGGGGAATCGAACCCGCATTCGCTGATCCAAAGTCAGCTGTCCTACCATTGAACGAAGGGGCAATAATTCAAACTTTTCGCAACTTGAACATCGTATCGATGCCGTTGGCATCCGTACCGTGTCGTAAGAATACGATAGGTGTATCCACTCCGTCAAACTTGACACCAACCGCTTCGAACGATAACTGTGGTTGATCCGTGGCTTTGATCACAAGACCGCGGGTTCCTGTGAGGAGGAACGTTGGTGCGGCCGATGCACCGTCCAGATGATAGACTGTATCTTCCGTTATTTCCACAACATCGTTTACTTGTAACTGTGTATTCATAAGAGCAAGTAGCGGGATTCGAACCCGCGACGTCCTGCTTGGAAGGCAGGCATTCTAGCCACTGAATTATACTTGCATTGACCCTATCTTGAATGCCGTTTTTTAGCGAGGACTTCCAAAACCTCGTACTATCTCTCGACTCAAATCATTAATAGGGTCAACCCGCATTAAATCTCAGAGGATTTGGTAATGGGGCAAGTTATGATTCTATCGAGAATTTCGTGATTTAATATGTCTGGAGTAAGTTTCTGTTTGCGAATGGCAATTGGGACAGAGTAATCTTAGATTCGATGACAAATTATTCTTGTTATCGCCGTCGATGTGATCTAATTGAAGAACCAATCTCTTACCTCTAAAGATCGAACAGTGACTAACAATTCGAAACGGAGCAATATCAATCCTATCGGAAGTGGTCAGGGTGGGATTCGAACCCACGGGATGCCGCGGTGTAGGCGCGGTGCACTAGGCCTCTATGCGACCCGACCATTATGTTGTGTGGACTGCTGTAGACTGTAGTAAGGAAGCTCTACGTCGCCGTGAACTCATTAAGTGGCTACAGATTTGGAATTCATTGAAGTTGTCTTTTGACGGGTGGATTACCCACTTCGTTAAATTCCTACCACACAACAAGTACCGGAGAAGGGAGTCGAACCCTTAGAGCCGAAGCCCACTCGATCTTAAGCCGAGCGTGTACTGCCAATCCCACCACACCGGTATATCAGTGCCGGCCACGAGACTCGAACTCGTAAGATCCTGTTTTTGAGACAGGAATGTCTGCCAATTGCATCAGACCGGCATATTGAATCTAGAGCTTCCCGCCCGAATACCAGGGACACGGTTATCTCAGCGTAGAGTGGCCACTCTCGCTTTTCGACTCAGTGCTCCAGAAGGGACTCGAACCCTTAAGCCGTTGGGGCAGAAGTTTTTGAGACTTCCGTGTATACCATTCCACCACCGGAGCATTGTGTAATCGTTGATCACGGAGCATTACGACTCCGGCCTTTCGGCTATGGTCCAACAAAATACCGGTGGATGGATTTGAACCATCACTTATCGAAAGGTAATGAGCCTCTCAGTTGACATGTTCACCAGCTGTGTGAACACCGCTTCTTCCAATTGAGCGACACCGGCATTTCTATTTCTTCTTTGCGACGTACTTGTGATTTGGATGAAACCACGTGCAGGCACACGGTTTACCAATCGTGCTATGACACTGACCTTCACTTAAGTGGTGATATTTGGCCGTATGACCACAATCACACTTCACGTTCTTTGGAATCGTCATATGCGGATGAAGGGAGTCGAACCCTTAACCTATTCAGTACTAGATCCTAAGTCTAGCGCGTACTGCCAATCCCGCCACACCCGCGTATCGTACGTTTTTGGTAGAACGTACAAACTATCCGAGAGATGCCCCTCCGGCCAATCCATTTTGACGGAATGGATAAACCGTGTTGTTTCCCCGCTACCAAATGATGGTCCTGTCTATCGGATGCCTTGTCAGTGCGCCGTCATTACGGCGTGCGTCAGAATCGATGAACGTTTCCTAGGACATTCATAAACCCCTCGGCCCTTACTCCTATAAGTATACTACATCACCGCGTTTTTGGCAAGCCCCGGTCGATTTTTCAGTTTATTCCGAAATCGAAATATTGGAGTTTGCTGTTCCACCGGGGTCGGTTCAACCGTGGTCGGTGGGGTTGCCACGAACTCGACGGGTTGAAGGGCTTCCGTTACCGTATCTCGCATCATTATGAACAGTTCACCCTGTGCGGCCGCCATGCTGATCTCTCGTTCCTTGTACTTCTGGCTGAACCGTTCTGCGCCGTCGGTATCACCAGGAAAGAACTTCAAATAGAGCTTGACGAGTTGTTGCCGTGATGCGTTGTCCACCAGAATCCGTCGGTCAATGCGACCAGGTCGAATCAACGCCGGATCCAAATGTTCGATATGGTTGGTGGTCATGATGATGATACGGGGCGAATCGGACACCATAACACCATCGATGGAATTCAAGACTTCACTGAACGAGGCCGTGCGCTTCTTTGGCGCGTCCTCTTTCTTATCACCAGAAGAGGGTTCGGGCTCTTCGTTCATCAAAATCGTTGACGACCGCGAACTCATACCCAACAACGTGGCGTCTACATCTTCAATCAAGAGGATGCTATTACCCGGCAAACTACTCAACGACACATCCATTTTCATCATCTGTTCCGACGTATATCGGCAGATGGTCATATTGAGTTCAGATGCCAACGTTCGAACCAACGTGGTTTTACCGTTGCCCGGCGGGCCATATAGGATGTAGCCGCGGCGAAATGGCACACCCAATCCCAAATACCAATCTTTCTTTGCAAGAAACTGACGAATGTCTGTGGCCAACATGTCGATGGTATTGTTGTCATCGATGACCGTTTCCTTGCTTCGTTTTGCGGTATACCCGACGACCACCCATCCGTTTTGTGACGTCCATTGCATGACCGGAACCGTGTCCGTTCGCAACGATGCATTGTATGCATCCGTCATGTGTTTGAGAAACGATTCCACAATCTTTCGACTGTTGCGACCCGTTCGGGCCAGATGGATCTTTCGAACTTCCATTGTCGATTCTTTATTGGCTTTTTCCGAGGAGAACGACACGAAGATTCGTTTTCCTTCATGAAGAATCTTGAACGAACCGGTTTTTGGACGAAGACGGGGCGTATAGACGTAGGTACCGTTTTTCTGTCGTGTGTAATCCCATGTGGTGTTCATCACGTTGATCCGTCGATCCGTGTGATGATTATCGAAATACCAATTGACGACTACGCTGACTTCCAGTTCGGTCGAAAATCGAAAGTACGAGAATGCTCTAGACCAATATTTGCTAAACGTCGATTTTGCCAGTGTAACGGCCGTACCCATCAATCCAAGAACAAAGCCACCTTGGAACAGTGGATTCTGCGTCAATCCTTCAAATAACGGTAACGTCATTGGTCCGTGTGTGTAGGGTTTTCAAATTCAGGAGCACCAAGCTCTGCCGCGAATTCCGGATCCACCGCGGCTAATTGTCGATGGGCCGACACTTGTAGGAATATTGACTCTCGTTCTTTTTCAGTCATATCGTCTACATCGATATATTTGATCATATCGAACATTAGTAACAGCCACCACACCAACTTTGATGATAACTATGACGGTCTTCCCATTCAACCGGCCGTGGTGCCGGACGTCGTTCTCGGTATTCTGCAACCCGTCCACACCCGGGACATTCGTATACCGTGATGAAGTACCAGCATTTCACGGCTTTTGATGTTTGTTTTTGGGTCGATGATGACAGCTTGAACACTTTTCCCCCGGCCGTACTTTGGCCATATCACATGAACACCACTGACTTCGAGCACCTTTCGGGGTGGTTTTCTTCACCCGATTTTCTTTTTTGAGCGGATATTTCATACGCCCCCGGCAGGATTCGAACCTGCACTAATGGAGATTAGAAGTCTCCCTGACTGTCCTGTTGCCGACGGGGGCTTATTGTAATAGTTCGAGTTGACCTCGGAGTACGTCTTTCAACCGGACTTTCTTATCCGATCGATGATCGGTGACGATACCGTCCTGTTCCCGATACGTTCGAATCTTATCGCCTCGCATTCCCGAACCTACAAGCTGTTTGCGGTCACCATCGGCTTGCCGTTTCGATTGTTCGGCCATATACGTGGCTACTCGATGTTCCAACAGTTCACGAGCAGTACGACGATTCTGATGTTGACTCTTCTCTGCGGCTTTCGCTTCGATCTTTGTTGGTTCGTGCCGCATGATGACACATGATTCAGTCTTGTTACGATGTTGACCGCCGGGGCCGGAATCCTTAGTGGTAAACGTCGTAATGTCTGATTCCTTCAATCGCCATGACGCAGGTTCTTTGATCTCAAAGACGGCTACGGTGACGGTTGATGTGTGAACCCGACCACGACGTTCGGTGGGCGGAATACGTTGCCATCGATGACCACCTGATTCATTCATCAATAATCGGAGCTTTGAATCGGTGCCTTCGATGATCAGGTCAAAGACTACCTCGGTTCTCCGAAATCACGGACGCGCCGAGACGAGAGGCAAACGACAGATAGATGTTGGCTTGGTTGGACACGAGCAGTTTTGCATCAGTGCCACCTTCACCAGGTCGGATTTCTACGAGGTATTTCATCGAAATTCTCATTAAAGGAAAGTGCTCCTAGTGGGACTCGAACCCACACTTGACGGCTTCTCGAACCGTTGACTCTGCCTGAGATTGGTCTACAGGAGCATTAATGTCGGTTTTGAGAGAACCGACAAACTCGTATGACTCGCTTAGGCGATCGTCCATTCGGAAATGGAGCGGCCCTTTGCAGCGGGACGGCTCGAGTACGTATACCCGACCTGTTCGAAGCCATTGCTGAATGCAGCATTGATGAAGCTCAAACGAGTACGGACCTTCATTTCATCGATGCCGTTCTTGCCGAGGTAGTTGTGCGCGTCATCGGCCGTTACAACGCCCGACGAACGACGATTTGCGAGGCTACGTAGATAGCCACGGAGGCCCGATACCATCTTTTCACGCTTCTGATTTGACATAGACATTAGTGTCTCCTTGATTACAATGTGAAGGTGATTCTCCACATCATACCGAAAGATAGTTCACATGTCGTCTTCTGTCAAGTCGTTGATATTACCTAGATTGTAGACAATGCACTCGGTGGGACTCGAACCCACAAGATTTCGCTTCTGAGACGAAAATGTCTGCCAATTGCATCACGAGTGCGTATAGCGCTTATGGGAATCGAACCCATCATCAACTGATTGAAAGTCAGTGGTCCAGAACCGATAGACGGAAGCGCCGTGCAGGGTTGTTGTTCGCTAGTCATCGGCCGATGGCATCGCTCCCGCCAGTAACTCCCCAAACTGGCTCATAGCTCTAACGGGAATCGAACCCGTCTTTGCGCCTTGAGAGGGCGCCGTCCTCGCCGATAGACGATAGAGCCATACATTAATACATAGTCGAAGTGGCGAGATTTGAACTCGCATGATGTCCTGTATCCGAAACAGGCGACTTGCCAATTAGTCCACACTTCGATTTGGTGTAATAAACCATCCGGCGGCGAATTCTGCCCCACAACCACCGACGCTAGACCGAGAGGAGTTGCCATGCCGTAGGTAAAGAATCTCGGATCTCCCACGAGTTTAGCTGAGCACCCGGCATTGGGAGTGGACTAAGTTGCCCGTATCGAAGGCGAGAAACTGGATTCGACCGACACGACCTCGGTATACAGTGACTAACGCGTGCTAAACTCGTATCCATTGCATGTTTCTGCGGTCTTCATATCTACTACACCAATTACTTGGAAACTTCAAACGTTATTCCAAATAAGTCGGAGTGGTGAGAATCGAACTCACTCGAATACCCTGATTCCAAGTCAGGGAGGCTCCCGGCGCCTTTCACTCCGATACTACTCTAGATAGATCTTCACTACTTCTCCGATATTCCGCCTCGGGCAATGTCGCCTCGGTACCGTGCGTTCCGCTATGCCGCATCCTCGTGAAGATCAAAATCGGACTCCAACATCGCTGCGCCGTACTTATTCTGCATTTTCGGATTTCGGGAGTTGTCCTTGTTGTGCTGACTCCATCCCATCGACTTGCTGACCTTCCCGTACAGACCACCCTTGAAAATCTTGTTGTGCAACTCCTGGTGCCGGCTATCGTAGGTCGTGTCCGGAATCCAATGATGGGTGATGATGTTCGGCGTGATCGCCAACACGAACCAATAGTCATGTTTGACGAAGTAGCCTTTCTTGTCGATCTTTTTCTTGTACGGAAATCCGACGTAGTCGGACCACTCACGATATTGAAAATACGACTTCAACTTCTCGCTCAGCGATTCGTATTTCTCGACTGTGATCCATCCCAACTTCTGGTTCCGAGGTTCCAACTGGCCGGTACGCCAGTTCATCCACAGAAAATCCTCACGACGCGAGAACTGATCGCTGTTGACCAAATCCAACGCCTGCCGAATGTCTCGAGCATCCGTGCGATTGCGGATGTCTTCCCGCAACACGAATCGCCGTGTCCATCCGTTCTGATAATGCTCCACCGGTTCCCAGTGTCCTGCGCTTTCGTCACGCGCCCATCGGTTTCGGCGCGTCTTTTCGTACTCCGCCCACAACTTCCGCAACTTCTTTTCTTCTTCGTCCTTATGTGTACGTTTCATAGAACCTCGTAAAGAAAGTGCCAACTCTCGGAATCGAACCGAGCCATGCGGCTCTTCAGACCGCCGTTCCGCACCACGTAAACTTAGTTGGCTTGGAGCGGGACCGGCTTTTCATTCCGTCAAGGGCTCCCGCTGGACCTGTATATGTGAATGATGGGCGGTCTTTTGACGGGCCGTTCACAAGAGGCGCCCTGAATCTCGTTACTGAGCCGATTTCACCCATCAAAATGGTGTTCGTATGGTAGTCGGGACCACGCATAGTGGGCATCGGTCATCCTCCCACAGCTAATCACTACCATACGAACAAGTCCGCCCAGTAGGAGTTGAACCTACGTGCAACCAACTAGCCTTTCTACCGTGTATCAGACGGAGGGCATATGGGCGGTTATCTGAGTTACATGCGGATATACTTCAATCTACTACGATCCATCTTGTGTGGCAAGCTCCCACCCGGTTCTGACCCGGGCTCTCTGCTTTACCAAAGCAGAATGTCAACCACGATCACTATAGGAGCGTTCGTGAAACCATTGTAAAGCTCCATATGGGAGTTGAACCCATTTATCCCGCTTACGAGGCGGGTACATCACCCTTTATGCTTATGGAGCATGTGGCTGTGAGATTTTGCACGTTCCCACATTTACTCTCCTCGACTGCTTCTTCGGAGTACCATCGAACCGCGGGCGTGTTCTGCCATTGAACTATATGTGTACGAGAAGCTGGGCACGGACTGGCACTAAGTATTCCATATTATTCCACACCGCGTGGCACCGTCTTCAAACTACTCATACGAGGAATTGAACCTCGATCTCACCCTCACGCTAACGGTCAGATTCGAACTGACGGCATCCTCATTACAAGTGAGGTGCATTGGCCTCTATGCTACGTTAGCAAGTCGGCCCGACTGGAGTTGAACCAGTGTGCACCGTCTAACCTTTCAACCGCTTATCAGGCGGAGGGTATACGGGCCGGTAGCCGCCTTTTACTGTGGGCCTTCCCACACCGGCTCATGGCCGGAGGTACTCTACGGTTGCCTAATTGGTTGAATGTGGCCAGGTCACTGATACGTAGGCACAGCCCTTTCGGGCATCAATACGCACTTCCTCACTGCACATTCATGGACACCACGGGAATCGAACCCGTCACATCGTCATTGCGAATGACAATCGCCACCCTTGGTACATTGGCGCCCGAGCCCGCAACCGGCGATGTCCCGGCGAGTTGACCTCCCTTCAACTCTTTCATGCGGCGGATTATTTCAACGGCGATGGCAGGATTCAAACCTGCATTCGTGTAACTCAAAGCGCTTTGAGAAAGACCATACGGCCACCATGCATAGCAACCGAACGTTCGAACCACGTCTTATCAGTTAGATGACACCGCCAAATGGACCGAGTGGGAATCGAACCCACGAGTGCGCCATGCCATGGCGCCAGTTTCCCGTTAGCTTACCGGCCCGAACAATGCTTCTAATTTCATGGACCCGGGGAGAATCGAACTCCCATTATCTCGGTGCAAGCGAGATGTCCTCCCATTAAACGACGGGCCCAAATATCTAAACAAACTGGACTGCCTTGTGGAACACCAGTCCGCCCTCCATGTTATTTTTCTCGACTTTCATCGGCCACCTATTGATGGGGCAATCCATTTAGACAACGCACCGTAGAGGAATCGAACCTCTCTATCACTGTTTAACAGACAGTCGTAATCTACCAGACATACCAACGGTGCATAATTCATTACATTTTCTACGGTTAAATCACCGGGTGGGAATTGAACCCACGTAGGCTTGCGCCACTGATTAACAGTCAGTTGCCTGAACCATTAGGCTACCGGTGAGTAACTACCTCTTGACCCCATTAAACGATTCGGTTCTAAACCGAGGGAACTCTTGCGAGAAGAAGTACAGATCGTGTGTCGTGTGTAAATGGTGGACCCTGGGATTTCTCAATCCCACAAGTAACGTAACCTCGGGACACGACTCCCATTACGGTGCTTGACATGAAACATTCTTGGAGCCCTTAATTCATGTGTCGTGCGACAGTGGAGGCCCGTGTTCAACCTACTTCAAGGCACGACCCTTGATACAGTGATTGACTCGGTCTTGTAAAATCTTCTTAGGACTCTACACACAGGCCATATAACCGCACTCGGATTCGAACCGAGATTCAGAGGGTCAAAGCCTCTTGTCCTAAACCGTTGGACGATGCGGCAGTTGCTCTTCTAGGGATCGAACCTAGAGTTTCCTGGGTCAGAGCCAGGCGTGTTGCCAGTTACACTAAAGAGCAAAATGTTCTTTTCTATGACAGTTGGAACATAGTACAATACATTTTTCAACTTCTTGTAAAATTCTTGTCTTACCCCACGATCCCGCAGAAACCATTGATCCGATGTTACCGTGTTTAATGTTTGGATCTGTATGATGAAAATCTAGACATGCCGGATGTGATTCGGGGCATCGTTCACATTTCAATGTAGACTTGAATTGTTTCCACCATTCTTGCATTTCCTTACGACGGGTCTGTTTTCTTTGCAAGTACGAATCTTTATTGTTCAGATAATGTTGTTTGTTATACTGATCTTTCTGTTTTTTGGACCACTTATTTGACATAATACTCTCCAATTTTGAGAGGTTGTTATGTATAAGTAGTCTGACCCAAACAGTTTCAGTCAGATAATTACAACTCACTACATGGGATACAGAATGGTGCTGCGACCTGACGTTTCTTTTCTTCATCGAATCCAACGTCAATGAATTCGATTTTGTCTTCCGGGATGAAATCCGAACAGTTGACGCAAATCCACGAAATCTGTGATTTACCGTTTTCGATGACCTGCTTCACATTGCGTTTACGAACCAACATACGACCTTTCTACGTTAAAGTTGATACCAGTGATGGGTGCCGACCCCATTTCAATTCCGCTTATGAGGCGGACGCCGATGCCGACCGGCTTCCCACTGGCGTAATGCTATTCCACCCAGGGTATTGCAGAGTAACAGTGGTGTGGGAGGGATTCGAACCCACAGGCCGAAGCGCCGGTTTTACAGACCGGTGTTAATTCCAACATAACTTCCACACCATAGATATGTGAGTGCAGTCTCGTTCACCAGTTCCCTGCACTTTCGTTTCACACGTTACGTCACTACAAAGAGTGATGGATTTTGTTTTCTCACGTTCTCAGAGGAGTATCAGTCCTCTGAGTGCTAAGACATATGACACAACCTACTCTCTAGAATTCCTTTGTGCCACTTCCGGTTCCATCAACCGGTCGTCTTGTGTGTTGAATTACGTGGTGATGATCCCTCGTTACGAATCGCACGTAACATTGCAATTTAGATGAGTCGCCACCGTCAATCAACTAGTATGTACGCTGAAAGTGGCCAGCATTTATTTGGTCTGCACATTTAAGACTCTCGCCCAAACTACTTCCCGGCCTTTGCCGCCTTACGGGTATCTCCGGTTTTCGCCTCATCACCTAGTCATTGCCCAGGTATACTACGTAATTCAAGGGTGATATACCGGTATCGATCCGGTACTCGCGGAGTCACAGTCCACTGTGCAGGCCACTACACTAATATCACCATAGGTGCAACCCCTAGGCCATCAGTTATTCACCGGCTGGGATGACTCCGCGCAGTGCCGGTCCAGATGCTCTCGTTGTCAGGGTTGCTGGAGAGCCCACGCTATGCTACATGCTTCGGCTGAGATTCGAACTCAGAAGACTTCCGATTAAGAGTCGGATGCTTTACCTGATAAGCTTACGAAGCGTAGGAAGGTTGTTTACGGTCTAACCTACAAAGACCACATGCCTCGGGTGGGACTCGAACCCACAACTTACCGCTTAAAAGGCGGCTACTCTGCGCTATTGAGTTACCAAGGCGTTATGCTTCCGGCCGATCCTGACACGGCAACGTGCTGTTTAAAAGACAGCTGTGATTCCTTTTCACCACGGAAGCGCTGGTGCCTCAATGTCGCGGTCACGTTGAGGCGCCGTGAGTGTGCAATATTGCATTTCTGGGACCGCTCACACACGGTCGTGCAATACTGTCCGCTGCTTCTTCGATTAACCAGTTTTGATGCCCGAAATAAATCCGACGTTCGTTATAGGAACGTTCGGGAAGCAGACTATCGACCTGAACAGAAGTCGGCTCGTACTGCCTAATGCCCACGGAAAGATTCGAACTTTCTCGGAGAGTTTCGTAGACTCTAATGCTATCCGTTACATCACGAGGGCGTTGACGGTGTTTAGTGTGGTTCGCCGTCACCACTCAATATACAACATCTGTCTTCAGTTGTCAAGTAGCAAACTTCAAAAGCGGAAACGATAGGAATTGAACCTACAAGTGCTTATTAGGCACCGACTGTTTTCGAGACAGCTTATCGCACCAATGATCGCGTTTCCAGATTGCAGCAACAAGCACCAACTTTGTATGCATCCGGTGTGCATACCCTTTAATTCGGCTCCCGTCAGGGGTTGGTTAAAGCTCGACGCCCTCCCCATTCTTGTTACTACAAACGGAAAGTAAGGGATTCGAACCCTTTCCCCGAATTAACGGGGCTGGTTTAGCAAACCAGTGTAGCGCACCGACTCTACCGACTTTCCTTCGCCCGAAGAGGGACTTTCACCCTCTCTTTCCGTTCGGGCAGGACGGAAGTTACTTTGTAGCTACCCGTTCTGCGTGCTGACACGCTTTACGATATGCCTCTACGGCTCGTTTGATTCGTTTTACATCTTCCGGCTTTGCAAACTCGTCGATCATCGTATAGATTTTCTTACGCGCCACAACTGCCTTATGTACTGCCTGCTCTCCGGCGGTCATACAACCTCATTAAGTTGGAGTCCAGAACGAGTTGCGGTCATGAGCCTTCTCGTATCTCCGCTCGATGGAGCGGTATTCTTCATTTAAACTATCCGGACATACCCTCGGAGGGAATTGAACCCCCTATACTTGGTTCGAAGCCAAGCGTGATATCCGGTCCACTGCGAGGGCGTAGTTTGTTACACTTTGATCAAAACGTTCACCTACAACATGTCCGACAGGATTCGAACCTGCAACAACTCGTTTTGGAGGCGAGCACCATTAGCCAGTTTGGTTCCGGACATATACTACGATGGGAGGCGGGCTGGGCACGGGCCGTCAATCGATGCGTCCATCGACGGTGAGCATTCGCGAAAATACTCACTTCCCGATATTAGTTTGTAACGTACAACACCGTCCCGACACTCCACTAACTTTGAGACGCGTCCACACTCGGACCACAAGGCATAGCTGGGGTCGCATCGCCTTGACGGGGAGTAGGCACCCCGTTCTCGTCTCCACTGCGGATCTTACGATCCAGAGCCGCTAACCGGATTCGAACCGGTACTTCTACATTGGCAATGTAGCGTGCTCAATCCGTTGAACACTATAACGACTTACTTACGGTGTATGCGGGTATCGATCCCGCTTCCTTCCCGTGACAGGGGAAGATCCTAGCCAGTAGACGAATACACCAACGTATCAAAAAACAAGAAACCCCATTCACGGTTTTCAAGGCCGGTGAAGGGGGTTTCGGGAAAACTTCGGGCGGTTACTGCTTAGTTTGCGCCGCCACCCATCCCATCCCCTTCGATTGTATCTTCAATACTGCGCGTACCGAAGGCTTGCTTCGATGCGGGCATTGTATTGACTTTATACTGCCAAGTGGTATGGGTAAACATAGGGAAATCCTAGGAGTTGGGTGATTCTGGACTATACATAGTGAGCACGTTCAGAAAACGGTCACTTTCTTCATATGGTGAAGTCTAACACATCGGCCGCCGTTTGGCAAGCGTCAGTTTTAACTAGTTGGCCCGGAGGGATTTGAACCCCCGCACTTTCCATTATGAGTGGACCGCTCTGACCGCTGAGCTACGGGCCAATATCACCCGATTGGAATATTCGGGGATTTGGATTTGAGTACGTCAATGACACGATCAAAGCCCCATCGACCGAACATGATGCCACAACATAGGAACAACAACCAGAACATCGGCCAGGTCCAGACCTCATCCATATTACGAACAGACCGAACGATGCCGGTAAACAACACCGTACATGAAATGCCAAATGCCATCATTTTCGTCGCACTGGGCCGCCCATCAGTTCCGAGCAGGTCCGCGAGGGCCAAGATTTGACGCCATCGGGCGTAGATCCATCGAAACACCGGACCGCCACGACTATATGGTCGTTGTACGGAAGGTACTTCAATGGTCTGTTGTCCAACTGGTCGATAGGTCACGTTCAACTCCCGTGTGGGGAATGTAACCGACTATGACCGTTTTATACTCCCGGTGGGACTCGAACCCACATATTGCGTATCTCAGACGCTGACCGTATCATAAGTACGGGGGCTTAACCATTAACCGACAGGAGCGTACATCCATAAGTATACCCTATGGATGATTATTTGGCAAGCGTGGATTTTCTAGCCATGTCCAGCTTGTCATTAGAACATTCCACCCTGTGGCTGTTGTGGTGTGGCGTCCTTCTCTTTCTTCTCCACGATGAGACATTCCGTGGTGAGAAGGAGTGACGCGATCGACGCGGCATTCTGCAACGCCGTACGAGTGACCTTGACGGGATCGATGACACCTGCAAGAACGAGGTCTTCATAGGTGTCGGTGTATGCATTGTAGCCGAAATTCTTATCCTTGGAGTTCCGGACCGCGGCGATGATAATGGATCCTTCCCCACCGGCGTTCTGCACGATCATGCGAATTGGTTCTTCGACGGCCTTGCGAATGATATCAGCGCCGATCTCCTCATCGTCATCATCAAACTTCAACGTCTTGAGCGACGGCTGTGCACGGATGAGTGCAACGCCACCACCCGCAACGATACCTTCTTCGACGGCCGCGCGGGTCGCGTGCAGCGCGTCCTCAACGCGGGCCTTCTTCTCCTTCATTTCGATTTCCGTTGCGGCACCGACGTTGATCACGGCGACACCACCGGCAAGCTTCGCCTTGCGCTCCTGGAGCTTCTCTCTGTCAAAATCACTGGTCGATTTCTCGATTGTGACTTCGATTTCCTTGATACGGCCCTTGATCTTGTCTTCCGACCCACTGCCATCAATGATGGTCGTGGTATCCTTATCAACCACAATACGTTTGGCATAGCCCAAATGACTGATATCTGCCGATTCCAACGTAAGTCCGATATCAGGAGACACCACTGTCGCGCCCGTCACCACCGCGATATCCTGTAGCATCGCCTTACGACGGTCGCCGAAGCCCGGGGCCTTCACGGCACAGATGTCAAGATTGCCACGGAGTTTATTGAGTACGATCAAGCTTAGCGCTTCACCCTCAATATCTTCTGCAATCAACAATAGGGGCTTTCCAAGTCGTGCCACATGTTCAAGTGCCGGCAACAGTTCTTTCACCAAACTGATTTTCTTGTCAGTGATGAGAATGCACGCATCGGATAGTACGGCGCTCATCAGTTCATTGTTGGTGATGAAGTACGGCGAGAGGTAGCCGCGGTCGAACTGCATACCATCCACCACTTCGAGAGTCGTTTGAAGACCACGCGCTTCCTCGACGGTGATGACGCCGTCCTTGCCGACCTTCTCCATCGCCTCGCTGATCAGGTTGCCGATCTCGGGGTCGTTGTTCGCCGAGATCGTGCCGACCTGCGCGATCTCCTTCTTGCCCGACGTTGGAGTGGACAACGTCGCCAATTCACTAACGATCGTCGCCACGGCCTTGTCGATGCCGCGCTTGATCGCCATCGGGTTCGCGCCGGCCGTCACGTTCTTGAGGCCCTCGCGGAAGATCGCCTGGGCGAGCACGGTCGCGGTCGTGGTGCCGTCGCCGGCGAGGTCAGCGGTCTTGGTGGCGACTTCCTTCACCATCTGCGCGCCCATGTTCTCCACAGGGTCCGTTAGTGTGATTTCCTTGGCGACGGTGACGCCGTCCTTGGTAATCAACGGCGCCGATTGTGGTCGGTCGATGACGACATTACGGCCCTTGGGACCGAGGGTGACCTTGACTGCGTCGGCGAGTTGATCGACGCCGCGCTTGAGAGCCGCACGTGCTTCGACGTTGAAATGGAGTTCTTTAGCCATGTGTTAGAAACCTTTGAGGGAAGTAATACTGAAATCTATATTACCAGTTGTTATCTGGCAAGAGCAGTGATGTATTCGAACTGTGCTTTGTTTTCGATAATCACCGTTCGCTGCTTTACATCGAACTTCATCGGAAACAATTCACCTGACGGCACAACGATGGTAGTTCGGGCTTTCGTTGGTCGAGATACCTTGTTATTTCGTCGATATTTGTAGTAACTACTCTTCATCGTTGCAATTCGCTTCGTCTTGTTGTCTTCCGAAACGTTATAGAGACCTGACTTGACTGGATTGTTGAGAATGCCGGTGACGAATTTATCGACTACGTCTTCGACTGATTGATTATCAGCCCGCGCATCCACCAACTTGTAAATCACATCCATATCTTCGTGAGCAACTCTTGGCTTCTTTTTCATTGAAATGATTGGATTAAGGGAATTCTAGCAGATAGTGACGCAGTCGATGGCACGTTGCACATCGTAGTTCACACTTGTCGAGTTCTTTCTTGAGTTCTTCCCATCGGAAGATGTACTTACCACTGATCTTGAATTCTTTTACCGTGGGATCCATATGGTCAAAATCGTAACAGACCGGATGGAAGGTTTTCTTGCAGTCCACGCAGATGCCGCCGAGATAAGCAACGGCTTTGATTTTGACCTCGGCGGACCTTGTAGCTTTGATACAGGTCGAACATTTGACACGAGTGTCGTGGTACTTGGGCTTAGGAATGTATTCCTTGCCACAATCACATCGATATAGTTTCATGCGACTCCATATAGAGAATCCAACCTCTATACGTATCGCCGAAATTACGCGGAAATGACCATTGTTTGATCACCACAAGTCAAATTGATTGACTGAGTGATTTCCTTGGCAACTTCGTGGAGCGTGGCGAAATCCGTCATGTCAAGATCGCCATACCAGAAATCACCTGACTCGGTAGTTGAGAGCACCGAATTCGGGTAAACCGTCTCGGTGAGTGGATGAATGATGCGTCCCTGGGTCAGCCCCTTGGACTTCATGGAACGGCTGGCCTGGTCCTGCACGTGTTCGTCGTACAATTTACACCTCGTTAATGAATGTTGCGTAGTGAGTGATGCAGAGCGGCGGTTTGCCGTCATGTTCTTTGCGTCGGATGCCGAATTTTCCACAGACCATACAGGTACGAGCGGTTTCTTGAAGAATCGATTTAGCAAACCGTTTGAAGATTTCTGAATGGGGTGATGTACCATCATCTTCCAGATACAACACCCCGTCCTTGATTTCCACCCGCGTCAATCGTACTTGTAACGTCTGTACTGCATCACGAATGACGTCAACGGTATGGGCCCATCCCGGTGGCAACGTACCGAGTGTGTGATGGGTTTGAAGATAGCTCTTGATAGTAGACATTACGCCAACGTCTTGAATCGAGTTTTGATCTCACGAACCGTGTCAGCGAAATTCGGCTGTTTGTCCGGTTCGGGATGCCAACAAATGTTACGTTCGATCAGATTGTATTCTTCCACGATTCGAGCACCGGGAATCGATGATCCATCGGGATTGTGATCTCGACCCAACAACCAGATATGATCGGCAACTGACACGGCGGCCGTAACGTCGTGGGTGACCACAACAATCGTGTTGAAATCCGCAACGTTACCTAGTGCATGGATCATATCCATAACCTGTCGTTGAACAATCAAGTCCAGTCCAGAAAACGGTTCGTCCATGGACAAGAAATGTTCGGAACACATCATCTGCTGGGCGATGGACACTCGTTGGCGCTGACCACCCGACAACTGTGCCGGATATACGTCTCGCTTATCGGTCAGTCCAAATCGTTCAAGGAACGATTGAATTTTGTCTCGAAGCGCCGCGCCCTTCAATCCTGCTTGTGCACCAGCAATAGCAAGATTGTCATAGACTGTACGCCAATCGAACAACAGATAATTCTGTGGCACCTTGCCAACGAGGCCTGCTCGTACCGGCACGCCGTCCGGTCCCAACAAGACTTCACCCGATGTGGGCGCCCGAAGACCCGTGAGTACCTGTAATAGCTGGGTTTTGCCGATGCCACTGGGTCCGAGCAATCCAATGATCTGTCCTTGTGCCATGTCCGGCCGTTTGATATCCCGAACGGTTAGATTGACATCACGAAGGATCGGATTACCACCCAACGTCAAATTGACATTGCGGACTTGGAGAATGGTGGCGTCATATTTGTATGCAAAGTCACTCATATTACTTACGTCCTGCTGTAGTTAGTGACGCGTGTGGACAGAGTTGCCGTTTGAGATAGACGAAGAATCCATCCTGCAACAAGCCGAACAATAGAAACATGAGTTGAATGGCGAAGATGATTTCGAGATTCAAATGTCGTTCTTGATTTGCAAGAACCACACCTACACCACCCTCGTATCGAACCAATACCTCAACACTGGTCAACATCATCCAGACCATTGCGGCATTGCCTCGAATCAAGTCAAGCATTTTGTCCAGTGTGCCTAGTACGAGAACTTCCCACACAATATGCCACTCCGACATGCGAAGGGTTCGGGCGTGTTCGAATCGTTCAGTCGGCACATTTTGAAGTACATCATCCACCGACGGCAACAGGAATACGACACCGAAGAAGGTCAGAAGGAAGATTTTCAACTCATGTCCGTCGGCCGCGAGGAAATTAAAGAGCAATCCAAGGCCTGCCATTGCGAGAAATCGACCCAGCGAAATGGCTTTGACAATCGGACGAAACACTGGCAGTGCCGTAAGATACCCGAGCGCCAGTGAAATACCAACGACAAGGCCCACCGCTTCGAAATTTGTCCATAGACTACTGAGCATGGACGCGGCGAAGCTCGTGTTATCCAGTTCAAGACTCCATAACTGAGTCCATGTAACGAGAATGGCCCACGGAGACGGAAAAATCGCCGGGAGCAACGTCCAGGCCAGCAGAAATGCGGCCAGCTCGACCATGGCGATCTTAGTGAATGTTACTTTGTTGATGCTTTGATTTGGAACAAACCATCCACGCATTATGAAACTCGGAATGAGGCGGTGTAGTGGGGCCGTGGAATACGACCCCACTCACCAACCAGTTTACTTGCCTTCGCCGATGACGATTTCGACACGGCGATTGAGAGCACGACCCTCGCTGGTGTTGTTGTCAGCACGCGGCGCACGTGATCCCATACCAAGAGCACGGAGTCGGCCCGGCGGGAAGTCCGACGGCGACTTCTGTTCCAACCACTCCTGTACCGCATTGGCACGAAGCTGTGACAACGCCTCGTTCGTCGCATCACTGCCCACATTATCCGTGTGTCCGTTGATCTGGACATAGGAACCACGTGCGATAACCAAATGATTGTACAGTTCATTCAATACACGGATCGACTGCGGCGTGAATTCTGCCGATCCGGTTCGGAACGTGATGGTATACGAACCACGAGCGAACACATTGGTCATCTGTGCGGCGCCTGAGTACGTAACCTGTTCGGCCGAGGCGGTAACCGTCGGCGTCATGGCACGCGCCGCATTCACCGCGCCGAGATAGACCACCGATTCCAACGGTGGATAACTCGGATACAAATTCGGATACTGCTGAACTACGATATCACCGAACGTAATGTAGGTCGCGGCGAACGAACCATTACGAAGACCCGTCTCCAGGCCGAAGGCATCGATGTTGTCCGCGAGATTGGCAACACGACTTCCGCCGAGTTCCACCATCAATCCCTGTACGTCCTTCTCTACGACGCCCTTGAAATACTTCTCCCAATACTTGTAATCATTTTCGGCGTAAAGGGCGGCCGACGCCTTCATTGCGGCCGTGAGAGCGGACGGATAGGCATTGATCTGATCCGCGGCTTCCCACGTTGCGGCCAACATTTCGGCCACCGCCTGAGTATTCTCCACCGCCACCTTACGGATCATAATGACCGTAGTCGGCATCTGCAACGTCCACTGACGGGTAGACGCGATATTCACCAGTCCACCCTTTTGACGGGCCACATTCACATCGCCCGGCGTCCACGTTACCGTGCCGTCAACACAAACACGCTTCCGTTCACCGGTACGCTTACCTTCCCGTACCACAGGACGTTCTTCGCAGTAGCCAGCAATGTACTTGGCCGGCGCATCAAGGAAGTCCTTCGCGTTGACCCAGTTCACAGCGTCCGGATCATAGGTGGTCATGTCCGGGTTGTTTCGAAGGTCATTTGCCTGACTATATCGCATTGCGATATTCCAGTCACCATCGGGTACATAACCCGAAATCAATGCACCACGCATCGACTGTGGATTATCACGCCAAATCTGCGGTCCCATCAACTTGTCTTCACCGTGTGAGTAGCCGATGATACCAACAACATTGGCTACGTATTCCGGTCCAATCTTCTCCAACTGTGGATTGATGCCAGCAAGAAAAGCGCCGGCACCGTCACCCATGATGGTGACAAACGCCACACCATCCGACTGCGCGGCCCGACCTGCTTCGAGATCGGTCGCGTACTTCAATAGATCCTGCTGCATCTTCGCGACGTCATCCTGTCGGCGGAGAGACACGTTGACTCCTCGACGTTCGGCGATACTACCCTTCATCGGCACCGCGCCACCAAGGGCACCGATGAGTGCAGCGTTGCCGTTCCACGCCCAGATTTCACCAGGAATACGAGGCGTGGATAGAGCCGCCGGCACCGAGCTTGGGAGCGGGAGCTGTGCGACCTGTGGTCGGACTCGACGAGTCGTGCCTGAATCGGTCAACGCCTCGGCCGCGATACGGTTCGGCACCAGCGATGCCATGGTCTGTCCAAGGTATCCGCGTTCCGCGCCGAACTTGATACCGGCGCCGATGAGGGCGAGGACGGCGATGAGCCCAAGATTCTTGAGCAACTTGTGAGCCTTCGGAGTTAATGCCATTTGAAACTGTTCTCCTATTGGAGTGAAAGATTACTTCTTGACGGAAAGGAAATCGGAAAGTGCTGCGTCCGGAGTTGATACAACCAACTGGGCAGGAACATTCGACGGGGTTCCGGCAGTCAGGAGACCCTGACTTCCCATCGTACCCAACTGCTTCTTAAGGTCGGCAAGACCTTCGTTACGAAGGGCTCGCTTGTTCAGGTCAATAGACCCAGCGGCCGTTCGTGACGTTTCTACGAGGATTTCGAGCTTCGCACGCTTCTCATTGTACTGCGTACGGATTCGATCGGTCGCGGCGTCATACATTTCACGCTTGGCACCACCCGCAAGAACGGCCGAGATCTTGTTGTTCGCGGAACCCATCGCCTGGGCCGCCGCATGTCGCTGCGTCTCCAGCTGAACCTGTGTCTTGGTCGTGCTGATTTCGTAGTCCACACGCTTCAGCGCTTCGATGAGGTCTGCAATACCACTGTCCAGATCGACGCTCATTTCGGCCAGTTCATCACTGGCTCGCTTGATGGCCGCGGCGTTTTCCAACGCGGCGTTCACCGAGAGGTCTTCTTCCACCGATGTACCAGCAGCGGCGTGATCGCGAATGCCGGCTTCGGCCTGACTCTGATATTCCTTGATATTCTTCCGATACGCGGCGACCTGCATATCCAACGTACGCTTGGCGCCCTGTACTTCGGAAATCGCTTCCACCAACTTCGCCCGCTGGTCGATGGCGAACGCAAGGAAGGACTGCATGATGGACACCGGGTCCAAATCAATGACGAGACTCGTCATCCATCGGCTGATCATCTGAAAGAGATACCAGGCCGTGTCACTTGTCACGATCTTGTAAATCAGACCCAGTCCCGCCAACAGACCACCCAACATATAGATGTTGGTGGCGGCGGTGATGAGAATCGGAAATACGAGATTGATCAATAGTGCGGCCGGTACGGCTAACACAGCGAGTAGAATGTAACCCGCTTTACCTTCCGGACGCTTCCAAAAGGACGTAGTGTTCGTATCAGAAGTGTTCATGAAATGAGATTGGCTGAAATGAGGTCGCGGTCGTGTTCAAGTTGAGACGCCACTACATTCGCCGCCATCTGTAGTTGCGCTTGTTTCGTACGAAGTTCAGCATCGATCGATTGACGCTGGGATTCTGCCGTAGCCACCTTCACTCGAAGTTCGGTGATGGCCACTTCCAACTTTGCCCGTTCTGCGTTCAACGTATTGATTTCGGTGGTCTTCGCCGTAATCTGGTCGGTCAGTAGATTGGACAAACTGGACTGTAGATGTTCCGTTGCTGACTTCAGCAACCGGATTCGATCGGTGACCGAATCGAGAATCTGTTGTGCCGTGAGCGATCGGAGGCGCATCACGCTCTTCATCGCGGTTCGTGCTCGGACATTTGGATCGGCGATGTCCTGTGCCAGATCACCATTCATCGTGACGAAATCGGTATATCCGGGAACCGAAGACTGATTGATCTTGTCTTGGATGATTCGTAGCGCCCGGTCATCCATTGGAACACTAGACGTCGTTGCGGCCGTTACCGTTGGCGGTAACGTCGAGGAAGGAATAGACGAAACAGGCTTCGGAGCCGGCACATCATCCGTCACTAATCCCTGATCACGAAGAAAATCTCTGATACCCATATAACTCGTTGTTGAAGTGAATCATGTAAAACTGAGTGATCCGACTATACTGTAGTGTTGTGAGCAAGCGACGGTTCAAAAATCAACAGTCAACATGCAAATGACAATGTCAGTATACGGAAAAACCCCGTGTCAATCAAAATCTGAGTGATGGGATACTCGTAGGTCAACGACATTCCGCCTCGAATATTTAAGAGCCGTTGCTCTCCAAGACTGCAATACACCCGAATCACTCAGTTTTACATGACGTTAGATCATGCGTTCGGCTTGAAGTACCGCCAATTCCGCATCGGATAGCAGAATGGTTGTAGTCGCGTTGAGAGACTCCAACGCATCCTGCAACAGATCAATGTTCTTTTGTAGAGTGTGTGCCATTTCCGCCGCAGCGTTGATGGTGTCCTGTGACAGGACCGAATACGACGCAATTTCCGGCGATGCGCCGTAGGATAGGGACTGGGCATTTCGGGCAGCTTCAACGCGAGCGCGGAGCTGTTCTTCGGTCGGCACCACTGATGCCATAGCGAGGGACCGATACGTGGCCAGGCGACCCGCAAGAGCGGCCTGACGCGTGAGAAGGTCCGTAATGCCTGAGGTGGCATTGGCCTGACCAATTTTGATACGAACGATTTCCAACGTGGAACTGAGCGTCTCGTACTGCGCGATCGCCGCACGATGCTTTTCTTCGGCCTCACGAACCTGTGTTAGAAAATCAGGATCGTGGATATTGAACCGGACCATCGACGACTGCGACTCACGTTGCAGTTCCTGCAGACGAGCGGCAATACGGTTACGAATCTTGGCGGCGCGGCGGAGCGAAACGGTCTGTGTCATGAAACCTGTTGGGTTGATGTTGCGGATTGTGGTTCGAATGATTGAAGTCTAGTACCGAACGTCTAGAAAATCAAGTCCCTTCTAACTGTACACATTGTGTCTATTTGAGCTGTTTTAACCATTTCAGTACAATAGCCCGAGCTACTTCTCTGGTCAAATCATATTTGGCCTGTAACGCACACCGGAGCGTGCCTACGGTAAGCTTTTCAGATGCGTGCAAGTTATCCAAAAACTCGAAGTATTGTGTATCGGTGTTCATACAAGACTCAGTTGGAAATATTGTCAGCCAATCTGCACAGAATGTTTCGAACCTGTCGTGGGGTCAACTTGGCAACGATTTTGCTTTCCATACGAAGGATCCACGCTTCCGATGCCTCAGGATAGAAATAGTGCAGCGTTTCATGTACTAGGGTAGAAATAATCTCATCCCGTGGATCAAGCCAGATTTCCGTTGGGAAAATATTCGTATAAACGTGGCCCCGAGAATTTCGCATCTTTCGGAACGATATTTTATGACCGTCGGCCAGAAATCTATACAGCCGTTGTGTATATCGATCGACATAAGGCTTGGTTACCGTCATGGACGAATCTCCGGAAGAAGAACAGCCCATAGATATCAGTGGTCCAGCCTTACCACCCAAAGTAGTAAAATCTACTATCAGATTGTACAAATTCTAGAGAATTGTGCCTCACAGAGGTTTTAACTCTTTATCGGTGGTCTTTAATGTATGGAGAGTTGTTGGAATGTTAGCACATTCTTTCTTTGGCCGCACCTTTCTTTCTTGGAGCCGGGAAAGACGCGCAGGCGGGAGTCGAGAATGTAAGAACTCAATATTACATACTCGGAACCGGCCACAAACAAAGCGTCTAGAACGTAAGTTGTGGTTATGTTTTAGTGCAACTGGCTAACTTCGGACCGCATCCACAATGACCATCCAGCGTCGGGAATCTTCACCGACCATAAGGTATCATCGTGTGTGGACCGGGACCAGCCATCCAGCGCCGGTAGAATCGTGGCGACCTCATCGGTCCACGCGTGTTCCACCAGCCATTCGTTCATATGGTGTACCAACTTACTACGGGTCGGGGCCACAAATGTTTCCGTGGTGCCGTCCTGATGTACAGCGCCGCCGACATAGATACGTTGGGTTTCAGTCATATCAGTTACTTCTGCCAATTTTCGGTGGGTTCATCATCGTCCTCATCCGGCATTTGCATGATTTTGTCGAACACAGATTGAATCGTTTCGATCTCATCTTTACTGAGCGGACCATCCGGATCGGCAGACATTTGTTGTAACAGCTCGTCAAAGCTGTTCGCTTGGTATTTGCCGTCAGCACTACGCCAGATTTTGGTATTTGCGCCATTCAGCTCCATACCAACGTCCGCAACCAATTGTTGGGTCAGCATCTCCACGTTCAACAATCGGGAGATGATTTCTGGCGTCTTGGATGTTTCCTTGGACAACAACAGGATAGCGATGAACAACACGCCGAATCCAAACAACATCACCATCAGCAATGCTAATGTATCTGTAGACATATGTCAACCTCGTTGAATTGATGCATATAACTATCAGTTACGCTGGGTCAAATATGCTGTATAGAATGCGTGTGGCGTAATACGAAATGATGGGTAATACATCTTGCGATGCAAAAACCAGTGGAATGATGATGATCGCGGTTCCCATCCACCACAAATTTCGTTGGATAAACGGGCGAGCGGTGGATATAGATACCATAGGTTACTCCTTGTCGAGAGATTCGTTTGCGATCAACGTTTCAATCTTGGTTTGTAGGGTTCGCACGGTATCCGTCAACTCGACGATTTTGTGTTCATCCGAGTCGGAGATCGCGTACGCTTCCCAATACTTCTTCTGCCATTTGGCGGCCGCACGACGAGCTGCATCAAGTTCATCACGTAATGCATCGACTTCCAATTGATGGGTTTTATCGATTTCTTGACGTAGTGCCGTGATTTCTGACTTATGTTCTTCCGTTTCTTTCGTCGGTCGTGAGGCGATCCATTTTTCAAAACCTTTGACGATTACTGCGCCAACGGCGGCCGCGATGGCCGCTAACACTTCCGGTGATGCAGATTGAAGACTTGACATCAATGGCTCCCATCCATCTGATGAACATAACGTCTATAAATATCAAAACGTGATAGGAACCCGTAATAACTACTATGAACTACTATTCAATAAAATCCGTCACCACACGTGCCGCGGCTTTGCCCACCGTTTTGAATGTGGCGAGTGGTGTTAGTGTGTCGTTGACTTTGCGTCGTGCTTCATATTGTCGCTTGCCCACCACTTCAATCGTACCAATTTCCTTGCCATTCAAGAACACCACTCCGGTATTCGGAATGTCCGGTGCGACTTCAATACTCACATGTAGATGTTCGTAAATGCCATGATCCTTGACCACGCCATATTGAATGTAATGATCTCCAAATTTCTTTAACATTATGATTTATCCGGAAGAGGAAATAGCCACCACATAGTGCCTGCCTTATCAGCGTATGCCCACAGAATCGTGCCGGGCAATTCATATTGAAACACAGGAATTACCTCGGTTGGAATAGAGGGTCTATAGATCATACGATTCGATGTATTCAATGGAATGAACCGAGCGAGTTCACCGACATACCATTTACTATGGAGACTTATACGTATGTCTTTTTGTATGCGAACGATGGCTGGCAACGGTACTTCGAGGGGAACATCACTGTGGATCATGCTATTGACCAATACATTGATTATATGTTTGGATGAGATCGTATCGAAGGTTGACATATCAAATCGCCCCGTCGGTGTCTTCACCCGGCCCGTCCGTCAGATATAGGTCTTCTGGTAACAGGGTACCATCAAGGGCGGATCGCAATGGATTCTGTCGAGCATCAGTTCGCGTGTTCGTTTGTTTATGTAAGATGTCGAGTGTCGCGGCAGCAATGGAAATCGGATTATCCGACAGCGTCTCCCGGCCGGCGGCCGTACGAATCGATTCCACTTCTGCCGCATGTTGAGTTTGTAGTTGATCTAACATCGACTTGGTTATTTTTGAAATATTCGCGCGCAGTTTCTGCTCATGAATTTTACGAATTGTGTGCATGATGTTCACGGCCACCAAATCAATGGTGAACAATGTCATCAACATAACCATAACAATGGATAACACCGACCGTGGAATGACCGACCATGCATAATATATTATATACACTGGCGGCAGAACATACCAAATGGATTGTATGATCAGTTTGGCCCACAACGTGAGATTTTCTTTCCGGGTTTCATGCGGCCATAGCATAACACGAAGTTCGGGCCACGAGATTCGCAGGTTCATACCAACCCCAAGAGTTTACGTTCAAGCATCGTATATTTCTGTACCACGGTGCCGGAACCGTCTCGAACGAATTCTCGAAGTTCGGCCAACAGTTTGGCGTTCTGTTCATCTGCCGTGGTAGATGTGCCGACGGAAGTATACGACGAATTCGTCGAATCCATCGTATAGTAGGTGATTTTATAATCGGTCATTAATACTCTCCTCGAAAGAACATCACTACGTAGGGAATCCAGTTCCATGCCACCGGATGCAGGTCTGCACGTGGGATATGGTCACAATACACCAACCCCCATGCTATACAATATCCCGTGGTTATATACCAGCCTATCAGAAATATGAATGTCATCCAAAATATTCAGTGTCGAAAAAGACGAATCGATTGTTGTGAAATCCTACATTTCCTGGCCCAATGTCGAACAGAGACAACTTATCCGACAACCGGTGAATCGCAGACGCATGACGAAGATATTGACTATCCGTCAACACCGTCACACGTTGTTGTACCAATACGCCGTCAATCAACGTCGTATAGGGCACATGATCTCGATATTTGGACCGTCGGACGGATTGAATGAAGTACAGTTCATCCTCTAATGGTTGATGTGCACCATCCCATCGGGTCTTCAATACCCAGTGGTCATTCATTACACAATACCGACTGACCCCAGCTGCAAATTCGGTGAATCCTAATCGTTGTAATGTTGGATCGGCCACCGGATCCGACGACTGTCGAACATGGGGCGCAGCCGAACGAACGTGAACAGGTAAGTACATGAAGGAAAGATAGTGGAAGGAACGAACGAAATCAAGAGCAGTTTAACTGTGTCAAATGCTTAGATCACACATTTGAACTGATCGGCTATAATATTTTTCCGTACTGGAAAGGACGCACGATGTATAAGTCGATTACCATCCCGGCTCTGCACAGAATCCTCCACAATATAGTTTGGAATCTTATTGGTGAACACGTTCGCCACATAGTTGATCGTGCCGCTACCCAGGTAAAACTCCACGTAACACCGGCCATCCGTCACATACAGATCGTACGGTAACACACCGGCGCTACAAGCAATGATGTATTCAGTCATGGTAATATGATTTCAAAGTCTGCCGCCGTGATACCAGGTCTGACCGGAAAACTCACGACATATCGTCGTAGACCGGCGATCGGGCTAACCTCATATAGTTGCATCTCAAGATCCGGGATTTCACCAAAGTCCACGTTCGCAACGGACCAGATGGTACCCGTATCGATTTCAAATTCCAAATAGCACCGATTGTTGTAAACTTCTATATCCGATGGCGGATTGTCGGTACATGCAATGGGATAGGGTTTCATTGGAGCACAATGTAAAAGTCCGCCGACGTCACTTCGGGACGAAGACTAATCGTCACAATGACGTCACTTGGTGAACGCGTGATCGTTTTGACTTGGTCCGGGATATCAACCCAATCAATCCCCGCGATCGAATATAAACACGGATTCCCCGTCAGCGGTTTGGTCCATCGCAGATATAACGTGTGAGTACCCACGGACATATAGTCAGGACGAATGCCGCATACAATTTTGTATTTGCTCATATGATATGATATGTAAAATCATCCAATGTAATACCGGGACGAAGTCGTAAGATTGCGGTCATGTCGATGCCACGCGACTTGGATACATACGTCATTCCAAACGAGTTGGAGGGAATATCACGCCAATGAACACCCGCGATCGACGCCAATGGATCCACGCCAGGGGCTAGATGCAGCCATTCAATAATCAGTAGATTCTCTTCGGTTCTGATACTGATCGGATACCGGGTCATGAGAATTTCGTAACGACCGTTCATTAGTATAACCGAAATTGAAAATCGGATAGTGTCACGCCAGTACGAAGATGCAGCATCATCTGCAAATGTCCCGTGTCATCGTACTGTTGTTGTCGTATCAATCGGGACTCCGGAATTCGATGTATCGGCACTTCGGCAATCGACAGTAATGGTTCTATCTTTGATGATATGTTGAACCATGACAAGATCAAGTATCCATTTGTCACCTGACAATGATCCGGCATGTGTTTGACGACAATCGTGTATTTGCCGATCATACGACCACCATTGTGAAATCGTACTGGGTCACAGTTTCTCGAAGGTATACGAACATTGTAATTTGTACACTCCCGTCGGCAAATGCCACACGACGGACGAATCGACAATGTCGAGGAATATGCGTGAACGGCACTCCAGCGATCGTCACGGCCGGAAATGTACGATCCGGTAATCGTTCCCAATTCAAAATTAATTGATGTTGCCACACCGCCCATCGATCGATGGCGTGTGACGTGCGAATTTCATACGGACCATTCATACAATTTTCACGATGAAATCGTCGTTGGTCAATCCCACACGGAGGTTCAGAATCATGACAGAATTCACCAGACCGTCCGAACGGAGGGCCGTGTGTGTTCGATACACGGAGAACGGAATGTCCATGACAGACACACCGGCAATGGAAAGCACCGGTACGGTAGGATCGGATAATGCGAACCACATCAACTTCAATTGCTGCTGATCTACCCAACCTTGTGTCGGCGATATCGTACATCGAATCTCATAAGGCTTCATACCAGCTCCATAATGAAATCCGCCGTCCGGATTCCCGGTCGCACCGGAAAGGCAACCAGCCATCGATAGTGATAGGGGGAGCCGTTCGAGCAGACGACCCCGTCGCGGAACGGCGATTCGATCCACACCACATCCGGAATATCCGTAATTGGAATACCACACACTGTGCGCCGGACACGGGCCAGACCGTGTGGACCACCATGTGAGATACATCACGCCGCTGATAATACTGGTGGCATGGGGTGACCGGGTACACCGGACCGGATATCGTGCGGTCATACCACCACCAATTCGAAATCCTTCGACAGAACTCCCGATCGCACCGGAAAGCCGAGAGTCCATCGATATCGATTGGGTACGCCAAGGATCAGAGTCTCATCACACTGTACACCCGGGATATCTTCGATCGGGATCCCACAGACCGAGATCGCCGGACACCTTACTTGGCCCGTGAAATACCAAATGAAATAGACATTGTCGTTGAGCTTATATCGGGAGTCCGGCAGTCGGATACACCGGACCGGATATCGTGCGGTCATACAATCCTCACTTCGAAATCCTCTGGCATCACGCCGGCCCGGACTGGAAAACCCACCGTCCACCGATGTGAGTCCGTGATCACGCTGGATTGCGGATCTTCATGGCACCACACCCGTGGAATATTTGCAATCGGAACATCACAAACCGTGAGTGCCGGACACGGGCTGCGAAATTTAGTCCACCACACGAAATAGATACAGTCTTCGAGCTTATATCGAGTATAGGGGACTTGGGTACAATGGAGAGGGTACATATTTACCTAAATGTGTATAACAGTTCTGGCTGATTTTACCTATCGCCTACAGGAAAACGGACTAGGTCGGGGTATTCGCAATGCGATCCTGTTTGGGCCCTATTTATTCAACACCGAAATCCTGGATGGTCAAGCCCTCACGGATCGGAAATCTGATTTTGATGCCGATCCGATCCTGAACGGCCCGATCCTGAACGGCGAACTCCGGCAGGCCGTCAATGTAGTATGTGATCTCACATCGGGGGATCTGATCCACAATCCGGCCACAGACCGTCACGATCCATGCGTCGTTTGGCTTCATACCCAACACGATCTCGGCCCATCCCTCACAAAATGTGCATCGCCACAGGCTCGTGCCGATGATGCGTACTGGATATTTGACTACCATGAGAAATCCTTAAATTGAACGCCGGGCCTCACATTGAAGAAGAAAATATAGCCGGAGTGATCGGTCGAGGGCCGCCAGGTGCCGCGTGGGATCAGGTTGGCATCGACATCACAGACGGTCAGGATGATCTCATGTGGATCGCCGATATGTTCGATCAGGATGGCGGCGACGCCGTTAAAGACGTCCATTTCAAGGATCCGCTTATTGCAGACGACCGGATATTTGGCTACCATGTGAAATCATCCGCGCCGACGCCGGATCGGACCGGAAATGCGATGGTGACCGTATTGGTGCCGTAGATATTCCAATTCGGGATATCAACGAATGACACGCCACACACGGTCAATTCGATCTTATTCATGAGCCGTGCGGCCAAATGCACCATGATGTGCGTGCGTTCGACGCCGCGACTGAATGAGGTCTTGACCGTTTGTGAGACGCCCAGAATGGGGTGATTGGCAACGATCGTGTACTGTTTCATTACATGTCCAGTGCTTCCCGATCCGGGTAGCGGGCCTCGCTCGAGATATGGGAGAACATCGGCAGGTCGATGGCCTCGGCCAACTGGCCTCGCAGGGCGATCAGGTCCGCCAGATGTTTGTCGAACTTGACCAGATGCGCTCGTGCCTTCGCCGAATCACTGGCGGATGCGGACAGGTTGGCATCAAAGGTATTTTCGTCGCCGCGCCGAGCTGACTCGGATGCCATCTGATCCGTTTCGATAGACCAGGTCAGGCAGGCATCCAGCTTCCCTGCGGCTTCGTGGAGATAAGAGGCCTTCGAGGTCATGGCCGAGATCAGTTTCAGGTCCGGATAGGATCGGGGCATTAGTACACTTCCTCGTATTCGACGTTGGTGAAGCCCAGATCCGTGAAGACCTGCTTCAACAGTTCGTGTGACTCTTCCTGATCGATGGAATATCGCTTGTTGTTGACCATGATGGCAACGCGGCCGGCCTCATCCTCGATCCGGATGGGGGTTGTCATTCGTGCCCGCAACGCGATCAATTCGGCTCGATCATCGTTCTGGGCTTTGATGTTGGCGGCGTTGATCGCCGTACGCTTGGGATTGGACATGGTTACACGATCTCCACTTCGAAGTCATCCTCAGTGAGGGATGGACGGACGGCAACGCTATGTTGGGGGCCTTCCATATAACGGCCGAGTGCGTCCGGGTTGATCACACTCGACATCACGGGAATGTCATCATACGCCACCCCGGCAATGGAAATGATCCGATGTCGGCGTTCGGCGATCGAAATCCAGAACCGTCGCATTGATGCCGAGCGCTCGAACAACACTCGGCCCGTTGCTACGATCTTGTACTTAGGCATTGACGATCTCCACTTCGAAGTCCTCGAGCGTGAGGGATGACCGGATGGCCAACGCCGGCTCGCCGTTGAAGGTAACGGTCCTGCCGAACATGCCACGCCTTCGGAAGGAGAAATCCCCTACTTTGGGAATGTCCTCCCACAGAACACCAGCCACCGAAATGATTTTGTCGTGGTGAACGGCCGGCGCGACCCATACCCGTTCACTTCTGACGGATGGTTCGATCTTGATAGGGCCAGTGGCGACGATCTTGTATCTAGGCATTCACGATCTCCACTTCAAAGTCATCGGCCGTGAGCGACCAGCGAACGGCGACGTATTGCCACGGACGGCCCACCCGATCTTCATCACGCCGACCCAACCACGGCGGCGACTCCAATGACAGAAGTTCGGGAATATCTTCCCACATCACGCCCGCCACCGAAATGATCCGGTAATCTACCCTGTCCGGGTAGATCCACAGTCGGTTCACATTGTCGGAATATGCAAAGGACACCGGGCCAGTGGCCACGATCTTGTACTTAGCCATTGACGATCTCGATCTCGAAGTTCTGCTGCGACAACATGGGTCGGACTGCCACGCCCTGCCGGTCTACGTAGCCTGTGACATCGCGGCCATAGACCCTTTCATGGCCGTTCAACGTGGGGATCTTATCCCACGGCACTCCAGCGATCGACAGAATACGAACGTCGGCCGATTCCGCCTCGATCCACGTGCGTTCTGATGTGCTCGTGAATCGGAGCTCACCGGTGGCGACGATCTTGTACTTACGCGTCCGGATCGTCATCGTCCATCCCCTCGAAGTCCTGCTCATCGAACGGGACGAACGGACTGCACTCCACGCACTCGTCCGAATCGATCTCGAAGGGCACGCCGCATTCGGGACAAACTTCCGTCAACGAGTCGAACAGATCCGCCAGTTCGGCATCATCCGGCAACTCGGCCGGCGACGGGCCATCGCCCACTTCCTCGAGCAAGGCGTCAGACAGTTCGATATCGGTCTTTTTCGGCATGGGAAGGAATTCAGTGAAAGGGTTATCGCGTCAGCTCGAGGATAGCTCGAACCCCACGGATGGTCCGCTCGAGCACATACGACTCGATCAGTCGGGTGACCACGCGCTCCAGCAGTGCCTCCTGCTCGGGATACGACGGCACGGGCTCGACCTTCTGCTCGCAGATGGCGAGATAGAGCATTTCCATCGTCTCGCGCGACTGCTCCAGTTCCCGCAGCAGTTCGGTCACACGTTCGGGACTGGATGCACTGGCCCGATCCCATCGACTTCCGGCGTCGGGACCGTCTCAGCGTGGTCGCGGATTTCCTTGAGCGTGAGCATTAGAGCATCTCCATCATGTAGGCGACTTCCTTCTCCAACTCGGTCATCTGCGCGATCTCGGACTGCGACATAGGGACTCCGGGATGAAGGGATGAATCAAAGGTAGGATATACGAAGTTTCGTGGCAAGCGTGAGAAGGGTGTTACAATCCACGGCGTATCGCCTAACCCGTTGCCAGGTCAGGCGATACACCTACTTCGTCGCGTCGATGAGGTCGGCGAGGGCCCGAAGGAACATCGCTTCCTCCTTCCCATTCGTCAGCCCCATCGAAATCAGGTCCTCGATCGCGAACGGGTCACCTTTGGAGTGGATCTCTTCGAGCGTGACGTGTGAATGGAACTCGATGCCGCCGTCGTCCGTCTTGCGACAGGTGACGATCGGCTCGGACATCGAGCCGTGGCTCGAGAAGATCTCATCGAGATCGATGTACTTGGCGGCCGGCGGCGCCTTGGGCACGTAGGTCTTGACGTGCGAGACCTGACGAGGCCGGGCGGGCTTGGCCTTCGGCCGGTTACGGCTGACCATTACTTGGCCCTCCGGCTGATCTGGAAGGTGACCGCATCGGCCGCCTCCATCACGGTGTCGCCCTCGCCGTACGTGCCATCCTCGGCGGTGACGGCGTACCGGCCCGTCTTGGGGTCCTGCCCGACCTCGGCGACCTCGGCGACCTCGGGGACGCCATGGCGCACAACCATCGTCTTGCTCATATTCGATGCAACTCCGAAAAGGGGTTAACTGAAAGATACCACAGCCAGAGCGAAAGTCAAGCGTCTAATTGGGCCGCTCGAGGGGTCCAGAGGGACGGCCGGCCGCGTTTCAATGGGCCTGGTGACCAGCCAGGCGCAGCCAGGCCCTAGCCCAGAACGGCCAGCCATCCAAGGGCGGCCAAGATCAACAGCGCGTAGATCGTGGCTTCGAACCGAGGCCGCCGGCTCATGGCCGGACCTCCATGGCGATATGCAGGTTGTCGCGGGTGAGCTGCTCGGCTTCGATGGCCGCCGCGGCGTCCTGGGGCGTGTCGTAGTCGCCGGTCAGGATTCGTTCCGTCGAATCGTAGCCATCCCATCGCTCGACCCGACGCAGCCGGCCGTCTTCAATCAGCTCATAGATGCAGAAGACGATGCGGGCCATTATGCGTCCCCGAAGTCACACGGTGTGCCGAAATACTTGCTCCGTCCACACTTGGGACAGAGATCGAGCTTGTAATACACGACCTCGGCGAGTTGGTGGATGATCCACGCTAGCAGTGCGAACGGGCGCAGAGCCTTGGCCTTCATCTGATTGTACGTCATATGAACTCAACGAGGCGTGAGAAGGAACGATGCGACCGTGATCTCTTCGTATGAAGCGAACGTGTCCACGAAGCTCGAGAGTCGGAGATTCAACACCAGGATTCGTCCATCCTCGAGCAGACCGGCGACGCCATTACCAGTCGGTGCTCCGGCGTAACGATTGAATACACGTTCACCCTCACACTTGAGCATGTTGAGCTTCTTGAGCGTGACGTTCTCGACCAACGCCACCGGCCCATCGGCGAACAAGTCCGCCACGGTTTCGATACGACGAACATCGAAGTTGCCCTTGGATACGTCAATGACCTTCATGCGTCTACTCCGTTGGGGATATGGAGAATATAGGGGATTGAGCCGATAAGGCAATACCCACGAATTTTCGTTACAATCGACGGCGGATCACGACTCGGCCGCATCCCGAAGGTCGTAGGCCGCGTGCCACAGCTTGTACAGGTCCACCATCGACGGAATATTCCGCAGATTCATATAGCCGAGAACACCCTCGACGATCACCGTACTATACGAGCCTGCCTCGAGTCCCTCGTACACTTGACCGCTCATGAACACGACGGCGAAGAAATTGATGCCGCAGGTCACGGCGTAGACATAGGGTTGCCATCGCATCAGAACGGCACCTCACGTGCGGCGATGGCCGATTCCATCGCTCGAGTGATGTTGCGGGCCCCGACCGGGTTACCGCTGTGAACAGTGTAGCTCGGCACGTTGAATTCGGGGTTGGTGTAGGCCTGTTCCTCGATCCATCGGGCTACATCGTAGCCGGTGCCGGCCCGATACGAGCCCAGGTCGTGATCGAAGCTGATGAACGTGATCTCGCCCGTCTTGAGCAGGCCGATGGCTTCGTGGGCGGTGTGACACCGAACATCGAAGCCATCCGGCGTGACCCGTTCATCGTCAAGGTAGAGTCGCATCAGAACACGAGCACCCAGACGGTGACGGTGAAGGTCCAGAACAGGAGGGCGGACCAGAAGCGTTTCATATCAGTCCATCTCCCAATAAGCGGAACCATCCTCGAACGTCCAGTAGACCCGGCGATTGCCACACTCACACCGCGCGTCGATGCCGTTCCATCCGGCACAGTCCTCATCACAGCCCGAATCCCCGAGATCGACGGTGCCTTCACCGAGGTCCGGCATCGCCTTGAGAACATCCGTGATCTGCTTGGGCGTGAAGCCTCGCAGTTCCAGTTGGGTGATAGCCTGTTCGGTGGTCATGGATTGAATCTAGTGGACGGGTACGCGTCTGTCAATAGGCCGGATAGGCTTTTGCCATCGCCTGGAACTGAGCGGCGAAGAACCACATGACCTGCTTGGTGCCACACTGGATCCCATCGAATGGGGCATTACGAACCATAATCGTCGTGATATCCCACGGCGAGGGCTGACAATTGCCTTCATTGTGAGTGTGGATCGTCGGCTGGGGCTTGCCGTCACGATCCAGACACGACCGTTCGACGTCCGGAATCGTGCGGCGGCCGGCCGCCGTGTAGACCTCGACATCGTGGATCGTGATCTGATCGATGCCGTTGGTGAGTGGCCGCTTCGTCCAGTCCACCACACACCAGAGCAGCTCTCGTTCGCCCGAGTAGACGCGATACAGATCACCGATCTCCTTCAAGGCCGACCGGTCGAGCTCGATCATGGTGACGGTGAACGGCAGCGACTGTTGGGCCTGGGCCGGCGTGGTCACGAGCCCGAGGACTACGATGAGGACGAACAGGAGGTTTTTCATATCAGAAATATGGGGGAATGACCAATATTTGGCAATAGGTCGTTACAATCGACGGGGTTGGTGGGCCGGCACCACCCGACCCACCCCATCGGAGCGCCCCCCGATGGATTAGAACATGTTGCGGATCACGATGAGGTTGTACGCGACGTAGAACCAGCCGAAGAACATGTGCAGGATGGCCCAGAGGATGGAGCCGTTGGCCTTCCAGCTCAACGCGAGCGCGAGCGCGTGACCGATCGTGCCGAGTTCGCTGCCGAGTGACGCGGATTCCGCACCGACTCGCCAGTTGGTACCGTTCTTGGTCTTGCCGTTGATGTGCGGCATCAGTTGCTCCGCTTGAGGTATTCGACGGGGATCTGCACCGACCGAAGGGCCTTGGCGATCACCGTGACGAAAGCCTCCGGCTTGCCGATGTCGCCGATGGCGAACTTGATGGCTCTCACTTGTCCCCCTTCGCCGTACATGTGGTCAGTCACCTTGCGGCGTCTCCCGGAGCCGGTCGAGCAGGGCGGCGAGGGCCGCGTTGTGCGCGTCATTGTCGCGCTCGATGAAACACCCCGAGCACTCCCCGTAAGGACACGACGGTTCGTGCTTCACGCCGTCGCCGGACTTTCGCATCCCCTCCACGATCCCGGCGATGCGCTCCCGTTCGGCGCGGCGACCGCGCTCGTACTCCACGGCGGCGACGGCGGCGCGGTAGGCGTCGCGGGCGTGGTCGTACTGCTCGCCTGTTTCCGCCGGACCGTTCGGATGCGACTCGACGTGCAATCCAGCGTACACGTAGTCGAACGCCCGCGACGTGACCGCCTCCCACGCCTCGCGCTCGGTCGCCGCGTCTGCGCTCGCCGTCAGTGGCTCGCTCCCGCTCCCCTCGACCGAGGCGCGGGGGGCAAGATGCGCGGACGCGGGGTTGCCGGGGCAGCCGTTGGAGATGCACAGCCCGTTGATGAGTTCGAGCTTGCAGAACTCGCAGTCCTTCCTCTCGTCACTCGGTTCACTCGGCACGGTCGGCGCTGCCGGGATGTACGTCTGCGAATCCTGATGCACCGGATAGCGCAACGGGTCCGGCTTGTTCGTCTCACTCGGCACGGTCGGCCTCGGGGGTGATCATCAGAGCGTCACCCCGATACGCTTCCCCGCCATCAGGCGGGCCGTGCGGGACAGCTGGACCTCGACCTCACGCTTGGCCTGCTCGAGACGGACGGTCGCGAACTGCTTGCGAAGGGCGGTCATCACCTGCGTCTGCACCTGCGTGGCCTTGGTCTGCATTGTCGAAGCTCCGTCAGAGGGTGTGAATGAAAGATACTACGAACGGCCCAGAAGTCAATACCCCAAAAATTTCGTTACAATCGGGGTCGTGGGCCTCCGTACACGGTCCCGGTCGTAGCGACCGGAGTGCATGACCTTCCTGTGTTCACAGCATCGACACCACACATCCCATCCACCCCTCCGTCAACCCAGTTTCTATCGCTCATAACTGCCCCCCCTCCGGTGCTTGGTGACATAGCGTGCCCTCCACTTGTCAATCCGGTAGACGAGATTAATCCCGTTCATCCCCGGCGCGTTCGGTGATACAGCCATCACAATGACAAGTGCCATCGGTCCGAGGAGCGTGCCGATCAACGGCATCGCGTTCGTGATCGAGCATTCCCACCGCGCCGATAGAAGCCAAGCCAGTACGCCGCACAGAAGCCACGCGGCAAAGAGGCCAGCGTCATCGTACCCGTTCATCGTCCACCTCGTCAAAAGGGGTGAGGTCGCTCGGGGTGACGATGGCACACTTGGCCGGGTTGTCGGCGAGGTGGATGATGACGACGGCGCGGTCCATCGGGCTGTCGGCGATGACGTCTACAGCTTCCAGAGGCGTGACGCCCCAGAAATCCGCGATTCTGGGTTCCGGGGTGTATCGGAACTTCGACATGTCTACTTCTCCTTTTGTGACAGGGTGAGCGTGGGGCGGTCAACGGACGTCATGCGAATCTCCGCTTTAGCAAGTGGAATACCACGACCAGCGCCACCAGCAACCAGAACAGGGGCCACATGACCGCGCCCATCAACCAGAAAAGCGCCGACTTGCCACCATCGTCGCGCATTTCGTCCTCATCCCACACGATGCCGAACGCCAGCGTGGCGCACGCAACGACGATGTAGGTAACCAACTGCCAGAAAACGGTGGTCATGCCTCCCCCTCCCGGAGCCGGTCGAGCAGGGCGGCAAGAACTGAATCCACCGTCCCGCAATGGCAGAACGACGAATACTGCTCGCACACGTCGCACACGCCGTTCGTGTATTCGGGCCTGCGCTTCATCCCCTCCACGACCTGAACGATGCGCTCCCGTTCGGCGCGGCGACCGCGCTCGTACTCCACGGCGGCGACGGCGGCGCGGTAGGCGTCGAGGTACTCATCGCAGGTTCGACAGCGAATCGCCCCGCTCCCATTGCAGACCTCGCAGGTCATGCGGTTCGATACCGCCTCCCGCTCCGCGTCGCTCATGCGTCCTCCAGCAACGCGGCGAGCGCGGCGGGGATGTTGTCCGCGTTCACGGTGGCCCCCGCGTCGAGCCACACCACGGTGCCCCACTTGTGAAGCGTCACGTCCTCCCGCTCCTGCATCGTCGCCACGGCCAGCGCGAGCGCGGCGGCGCGGCGCAACGGTCCGCGCGCAATCCCCATCCTGTCGCCTTCGGGATAGGCTTCCCGTGCGGCGAACGCGGCCAGTGCCTCCGCATCCTCGCGCAACTGCTCCGGCGTGGCGTCCCGCAGCGCGTCGGCGAGCGGCGCGTTGATTGTCACGCGTCCTCCGTAAGTAGTTCGCGCCCCGCGTTCAGCACCGCATCGAACGCATCCCGATGCACCTCGGTCGGCGTCTCGTCGTTTGCAGGCACGGCGTCCATCGCGTCCCAATGCGCGAGGATGGCTCTCAGCGCGGCCCGGTAGCGGTCGGCGCGTTGGCGTTCCTCGTCGTGCATCTGCTTGACCATCGAGTAAATGGCCAGCGCGGCGCTTGCCGCCTCGTAGGCCGCGAGCAGGGTGCGGAGGTCGGTGATGTTCACGATGACTTGCGAGAGCGGGTCGAACCCGTATCCCGCATCCTCCTCGCCGTTGGAAATCGCCGTGAGGCGCGCCACCGTCTCGCTGATCCCGTCGCTCATCGCGCACCCCCACGCAGGGCGGCGGTGAGAGCATCACGCATCGCTGTCGCGTGCGAACGCGGAGCGTGACCGTCGCCGCCCGGACCAGACACCGAGCGGAAGAACTCTGCGACAGCGACCTCCACCATCGCCTCCGTCACCTCCGGCGCGGGGGCGGGGAGGGCGGATTCGATGCGGTCGGCCAGCGAGCGCACCTTCGCGTTGAACTCCGCCATGCCGAACGCGGGGTCCGTGTCCGTCTCAATCATTTCGCGCAAGAATGTCACATCGTCCGCACTGAACTCCCCCCGCTCACGCGGGTCGGGGGTGGGCGGGGTGCAGAGGGTGTCGGGAGTGCGGTCACGCATTGGAACCTCCGGTGATGGTCAGGCGAGCCATCAACAGCGCCGCGGCCTCGGCGTCGTCAGTGTACGCTGCGATATTTCCGATGGTGAACCCCTCGTGCTCCACATCCAGCCACGCGGGGGTGCCCTCGCGGTAGCGCGGGCACGTCAGCGCCACGTCCAGCACCGCGGCGAGCTCGGGCGTCATGTCACGCCACAGAGACTCGTCTCGGCCGTCAAGCGCCGGATTGAGCCCCGCGAGACAGTGGAGCACGGTCCCGTCGATGGTGAGGTTCGAGTGCCCCTCATCCTCGCGGAGACAAAGAACACAGGTCGTGCAGGCCGGCGTCGTCATCGTGTGCTCCTGTACCGTGGTCATTAAGACTGTTCCATGCGCTTGTGTGAACCATCTCGACGCGGTTTGATGTACCGTGACTGATCTGCTCGAGAACCCACCGGCCTCGTTGGCTTGGCGACCGGCTGAAAGGTCGGCGTATCGTCGTATTCGGCCTCGAGCGCGTCGAAATCGATCTTGGAAGTCATGGGTTGAGTATAGTTGGTCATGAAACAAAAGTCAAGCGAGAAAATGTCTAATTGGATCAAATGTGAGCAATAGTGGACCGAAACTCCCCGTATTGTAACAAATCTCCACAAATGAGATTTATAGAAGTTCGATACGAGTCCGCACGACGACCTGTTCGAGAAGCTCCACTTCCTCGGTCGGAGCAGTCCGCTTCAGCTCCTCGGCGTGCAGCTTCGCTTCGTTGTAATATCCGAAGATAGTGTGCACGTTGCGGCCGACGTAGCCGACAAGGAAACATCCGGCTCGATTGGTCATCGGTCAGTTCTCCATGTCGATGTAGGTATTGTGTCGGGTGAGCATCCAGAGGTCTGCATCGAGCGTCGGATTATGCTCACGAACCTCGTCGAAGATCTCGTTGTCGGCACGGACCATCGTGTGATTCGCGTCGCCCCATGTCACATTGTTGGCGCATTCCTCGATGACCTCGATTTCCGCGTGCGAAAAGACATCGCTCGCGCGGACAAAGGTGATGGTGTGAACGAGAGGCATTTTCTTGGCACGACGGGTCATAAGAAACTCTGTTGAGGTATGACTGCAATATATATCAGTTCCCAAAAATAAGGCAAGCGTTCGTTACAATCCGTGGCCTTTCGGCCTGGTCCTAGATATACCAGCCCTCCATCGGATCGATCTCCGGTTCCTCCTGGTCGTCATCGTACCCGAAGTTGTCGTCCCAGGCTTTCCGGAGCTCCTTCTCGAGCTCCAGCGTCATCGCCTGCTCGTACTCCTCGGCGGTGATGAAGCCGTACTGGATCCAGTGGGCCGCCTCGGGGACATGGAGGAAGAACGCCGAGGCCGGGACCGCCGCGCGGATCCGGTCGTTGAACGCCGCGATGTGGTTCGAGACCGGGATCGAGGCGAGCGTGGCGACGGCGAGGCAGGTCATGAGGAGCTCCGGTTGGGGTGACCGAAATATGCCACGGGACCGCCGCCGTGGCAACTCCCACAGGTTTCGTTACAATCGACGGACGGTGGTGACCTTTTGAGTCACCACCGGCGAACTTACTTCAACATCTCGATCACCGACTGCAGCGCCATGTACTCCGGGGAAAAGATGCCCATCGCCGCATCGTATCCGGAAATGAAGGCGACGATACTGAACATCACACCACCGAAAAGGCCCAGAATGATACGCCACTCTCCGTAGGGGTCGTCGCCGCACGTCGAATAACTCTTGGTGAACTTGACGCAGAGAACCACCATCACGATGCTGACGATGAAGAGGAAGGCGGAGTACACGCCGAAGGCGAACTCGCCACGCACGAGGATGAGCCAGAGGCCTTCGACGGTGGAACCGAACTTCGCCGCAAGCACGGAGAGAATATCCTGCACGTTCTTGGCGATGGTAGTGGTAACGCTGGTGGTATCGAACATCGTGATTTGTCCTATGAAAGGGTATGTGAGTAATATAGACCATATGAAGGATAAGTCAATCCTCTTGATTTTTCGTTACAATCCGTGGCCTTTCGGCCTGGCGGTCAGAACGACACCACCTTGCCGAGGGCCTTACGGACCCTGGTCCGGCCGGCCGCACCGGAGTTCGACATCATCCAGAGTGCCCAGTCGAGCAGCGTGAGCGGGATACCCGTCTTTCGGTCCTTGAACCCCATCGGGTGCGGCATCCCATTGAGGGCCGTCCGCAGGTCCGAGTCGTTCGCCAGACGCCAGTTGAGTTCGTCGCTGGCCGTCCGCTCCCGGTCGTGCTTGGCCGCGAGCACCATCTTGCGACGGTCCCGCTCGAGAGGCGAGTCATTCGACTCCTTGGCGGCCTTCCCGACGCACACGTTCCCGACGATGAATTCCTTGCCGTTGGCGTCACGGATGATGCAGCACTCGGCGATCCCCTGCGAGCAGTAGGCGCAGGTGCCCATCGGCTGGCCGGGAGCGCCGACTTCGCACGTGACCCCTGGGAACTTCGGATCGATGTACTTGATCGGCCCCACGCGATACTCGACCCCGACGCAGCGGAAGGGGGCGACACCGAGGCCAGCACGCTCGAACGGATGGGTCACAAGAGGCTCCAGTAGGGTGTGAATGAAATATAATAATACCAGGGACACTGGCAACAGCGAATTTTTCCGTTACAATCGACGGTGCGTCCACGAGGACGCTGGTTCATTTATTTTACGAGTTTCCGGATTCTCGACTTCACTCGGTTCACATCACGGTCGATCTCATCCCACGACCGGTCCTCACCCAGCTCGAACTCGACGGCCAGCGACATCAGTGCATCCATCAGTTGGTCGAGTGACATTTCCTGGATGGGGATGGTATACCCAGGAATGTAATGTTGGATGGCCATGTTGAGACTCCGTGGAGGTGTGACTGTAATATAATAAAAGATGTGGTCAGGTCAAGCGGTCGTTACAATCGACGGACGGTGGTGACCTTTTGAGTCACCATTAAGGGCCACGCCCGCCGTCGTACGACTTAGATACCGGTCCGCATCACGGCATCCTCGAGCTCCGCCTTCGTGGCCTTGACCGTGTTGCCCGACCGATCGTTCTCGGCGACGAGGACGAGGTCGCCGAAGATCGGCGAACCATAGTCGTTATGGTAGGTCAACGGCAGGTTGAGTGCGATACCGTCCTCGTTGCAGTAGATACTGATCATGATGCCCGGTCGTGCGGTCGGGACGCGATCGGCCGTCTCGATATAGCCACCGACGATGGCCTGCATTTCCTCGAGCGTCGGCACGCCCTCGTGGAACTCGGTCACACCATTCTTGATCGTCGCGTACATCGTCGTACTCCGTTGGGGTGTGACTGTAATATAGGGCCATTCTGAAATAAGTCAAGCGGTTGTTACAATCGACGGTGACGCGCAAGAAAAACGGCCATTCCGTCGAATGGCCGCTTTCCCGGCGGTGGTTCCTTGCCGCCTCGCTCTTCCCGTATGACCCTTAGACTTATGTTTCGCGGCGTCACGAGTCTTGGCGCCTTCTGCTCGATCTAGCTCGGAGGGACTGCGATTTCAGTCAATACGTAAAGAACTGGTGATTCCTCTTTTGTTGGTACACTTTATTTTTTCGTTCCGATATTTTTACTGTGCCTCGGAACGGGCGGCCCGACTACTCTGGTCAGTTCCTACAGATTCAATATCTCATTGATGTACCCGTTGGTGAGGGGTGTCAGTTGAGGTTTACGACAGGAATGTACCACGGGGACGAATGAAAGTCAAGAGGCGTGACGCTTCGTGTTCACGCTCGAGATGATCGACGAGATCCAGTGCGAGCTCCTTCGCCACCGTCACGTTGTCCTCTTTCATGTGTCGGATGCACCGGTTGAGGTCACGGATCTGCTTGCGGAGTCGCTTGATCTTCCGCACGTGCTCCGGGTACTTCATGAGCCGCTTCTCGTCCATCAACTTGTCCGCACGTTCTCGAGCGTTCATCAGATCCTCTCGATCAGGAGATCGGCCTTGAGCAGTTCCGGCGTGGTCATGCGGAGTCCCTGCTTGCGGAGCGCCTTGAGCCGACCCACGAGCGTGGTACGGATGGCCGGCATCGCGTCACGCTCATTCTTGACCTTGACACCGTAGACGAACGTGCTGATCACATCGATCGACAGATCGATCGTCTGCTTCGTCTTGATCTCGCGGGGCTGTTCGATCGTCACCTTGAAGTTCATATGCTGCTCAGTTGGGGTATGGGAGAAAGCTACTGCGGTTCGGTCAGGAAGTCAAGCGGTCCCATTCGATCATCCGTTCGTGGATAGGCAGGTGCCGGCACTTCGGGCACGCCCCACGGATCCGGCGGTGACGCTTAACTGTGAAGTTACAGTGACGACATGTACCGACGACAGTACGTTCGACATTCATTACGCCACACCGTTCTCCCGTATCGCCGAGAGCGATGGCCTTCGCCCGCCACACTGCGTCGTGCCCGTGGCCATGACCGACGATGGCATGTGCGAGCTCATGCGCCACGACCTGGGTGGCTCGCTTGAGGCCCATCGGAAGCACGTGCACCGAAACTTCGATGGTCTTACGGTCGTATCGGCAGACCCCGAGTCGTGTCTTGTTCGTGTTGAATCGGAAGCGCCACCCGACGAGGTTGTGGCGCTTGATCTCGGCTTCGGCGAGCTTGGTCACGGTGCGCTGCAGGGCAAGGTTTTCCATGTCCGTAATATACAGTGATGTCCGATTAAGTCAATAGTGACTTTTGATTTCGTTACAATCCGTGGCCCTTAGCTCGTGCACAACCGGCACGAGCAGACCACTGGCGGACTGAACCCCACCGCGGCATTCATCGGATCCTCTTCGGCGGCGAGCTTGCATCCGGCCTCGCGCATTTCCGTCTCCTGTTCCGTGATGTGCCGGTTGTAGTCTCGGCACTGCTGTGAACAGAGGATGTCCCCATGTGGCTCGCCGTCCGTCTCGACCCAGGTTCCGCAGATGATGCACCGTTCCATGTTCGATGGTCCTCAGCAGGCGTTGGCCGCGCGGTGGTATTCCTTGGCGATTCGAAGCAGACGGATCGATTCGTCCTCACGACCGGCAGCATTCTCCAGGTCGGCCCACCGAAGGTATTGGTTCCCCAGTCGCTCGAGTTGATCGCGGGTCATGTTAGGCCTCCAGGCCACAGGCGGTGAGGAACTTGTTCCGGTCGAACCGCGGGTTCTCCCGCTCGAGATCGTCGGCCACTTCCTCGACCGTGGTTTCCCACTGATCCTTCGCGCCGGCCTGACGTTCGTCGTTCGACGGCAGGTGAAGACGGGAGGACCGAAGGGCCGAGGCGATGAGTTCGTAATCCTTGCGAGTCATTCGATACTCCGTGTGGGGTGTGAAAGAAATATAATAGACTCTGGCGGGCTGGCAACAGCAAGTTTCGTTACAATCGACGGACCATCGTGAGACTATCTCACGATGATACGGGCGTCATACCCATCGTGATCGATGAGCGACCGCCGAACTTCCTCGATCGTGTATCCCGTGAACCACACCGTATCGATGTGGCGACCGTTCAGATACACGGTATAAGCACGAGTGTTGGGTTTCATATGGCCCGTCCGATGATTTTGATCGTGGTACGGGGCGAGTTCAGGCCGAGGCTTTCACGTGCGATGATCTTGGCGTAATCGCACCGAGTCCGCACCAGATCTTCGGCATACTGCTCCGATTCGGTATCGACGGTGAATACCTCGGCCGTTTCGGCGACTTCGCCTTCGTGTCGATGGCCGCCGACGACGATGTAGAACACGTTAGTCCACCTTGAGCGAGAGGTACGCGGGACCGACATCGTACATCACCGTACGACCCTTCCGCGTCTGCGTCACGAACCCGGCCTCGGTCGCGGCGGAGAAGATGTACGCACCCCATCCCCGCACCGACGAAGTGTTCTGCGAGTTGATCCCGAAGACGTCCTGCAGGATCTGGGCACGGGTGCGGGGACCGTTGACGTAGAGGTAGAACGTGATCCGACGAAGACGGGACTTCGGGTTCGACGGCGACTTGGCGAGGTTCAGGCCGTTGTGCTTGATGAAACCGAAGGGGCGGTTCGTGCGACGGGTCGGGTACATTGTAGCTCCGTGTCGGGTGTGAGTGTAATATAATAGGGTCTATCGGTCTGGCAACAGCGAATTTTGCAAAATCCGATTTTCGTTACAATCGACGGAGTGCCAGGCACCCCGACGGAGTGCCCTTTCATCGAGTCCTCAGACAGGAGATGTCGGTGTCGTAGATGATGTAACAGACCACGCCTTCCGATCGGTCGTACACCTTCCGAAGCGCGCTGTCCTCGAACCGTTGGACCGCGTGGGATCGACGCGTCGGACCATCGACGAACTTCGGGATCGTGATCGCGGCGAGGATGCCGATGATGACGACGACGATGAGCCACTCGAGCGGTGGGAGATTCTTCATACGGTACGGTCCTCATTGGTGGAGTTCATAGTCGTAATATACCACATATGCTGAAGAAGGCAACAGCGAGTTTCGTTACAATCGACGGGAACACGCACGACAACGGGCACCAGCCTCGTGCCGATGCCCGTTGCGTTTCTTTAATCTCGGATTCTTAGGATTGACTACCCGCGGATCACCGAGCCAAATCCGATCCCATTGTAGTATGGGCCTGCTCAGTAGACTGCGGCGCCTACTGAACGATTGAGTGACGGTTTCTCGATCTACCGCCAACGTCCTGCATTGTGAAGTCTGCCCCTGCGGGGACTTGAACCCCGATTCTTTCGATATCACCGTACTCGCTCGCGCTTCTGCAGAGCCCTTCGAGCTTTCGGTATTAATGAGACTGTGGGGGACGATCCCACCTACCCACGGCACTAGCCGATATATCGACCGAATCGATACGGTCATAGGGTTGCTCCAACCGTTTCGAGGACGGTTTCAGAGTCTCACTACAACTTAGTGTTCGGGTTAGGCGGCGTTCCCTTGACCACTTCGGGATTGCTCTTACCTCCATGTCCCACTAGCCTGAGCGGTAGTGTGGTGGACCCGATCGGACCACCCGAACACCTACAAGTTACTGCGTGGTGTTTCGATTGTCAAGTGTGACGGATGGCTCGAAAGACTCACGGCCGCCGCGCTTACCCCATCCCCTTTCCGTTTCTTTCAACGGGTGTCTAGTGGGTTCCGTTCACACCTATCACACTGGTAAATATATAGTGGAGACTGCCAGTGGCAACAGCGAGTTTCACCCTTGACTTTTTGTTACAATCGACGGAAATCAGATTTCTCCGATTTCGTTGGACGTTACTTAACGGCCCACTTGAACCACGCCGAACGAGCCTCGTCCTCGGGCAGAACATTGAGGATCACACCCCCGGCCGCCCACGACGGCACGTACTCCGCCTGCAACACCTCACGAAGTCGAGTCGGTTCCATCGAACGAGATGAGAGAATCTGATTGTCGGGCATGAGCACCAACAGCTTGGTGCTCAGTTCCTTTCTGAACACACGCTCGAGACGAATCTGCTCCTTGCGCAGCACCTGTTCGTGTACGAGGTTGTCGATCACATCCTCGGCGGACTCGGACTGATGGACGAACGGCGAGCCGTCCTCGTCGAGGATGTCCGTGACGACTGGCGGCAGTGACTTCGCGTAGGCCACGAGATCGGCACGAACAGGGTTCGAAATGCTGAGTTCGGTGGGTCCGCCGCGACCGTAGTTCCTCGCGGACCCCGCCAGCTTTCCATCGATCAAGATGGAGGCGCGGAACGCGTACGTTTCCTCGGAGAGCGATGGGAAGTGTCGGAAGTTTCTCAGGCTGACATTCATTGCGGCTCCATGTGGGTACGACAGAAATCTATATCAATGATTATGGAAGTCAAGCGATTGTTACAATCGACGGGAAAACCAAATGGGCCATCCTCCGTATTCCAGAGGATGACCCATATCGCTGAATCGGGCGGGCCCATGGTCCCATTTCGTCCATCACTGGCCCGACACTCTAGCGTGGCGACACCGCTGTTCCATCCTAGCCACATCACATTGTCCCCGTGGGACAAATCCCATGGCTTCGGTTTGCCGTGAAACCCGACACCGACCTTGCGCCATCGATTTATATACCGATATGGGCATTAGCGGTGACAATCTTGTGTCACTCGACTTCGATCCAACATCGCTTTACCCACTACCTCGATCCGTCGGCTACGAGGGGCTCATCGGTTCCCACACTACAAGTATATAGCGGTGACGCAGGGAAGTCAAGCGGTCGTTACAATCGACGGAAAGTGAAACGGGACGCTTCCCCGGATGAGGTAGAAGCGCCCCGACTGATTTGGCCGATCAGTTTATCCGTTTCGTGGATTAGTCGTCGGAGTCATTCGCTATCGCAGGGCGACTCGGGAAGTAAACCCATTACTTCGGTGCCAACATTGCCATGAAATCCGAGACGAGTCGGTTTCGAACGGCTTCGGTGATCCACACCGTGTAGACGTTCTGATCGTCATCCACGAACACGAGCTTGGTGTTGCCGTTCGGCTTCTGCTTGAGGACGACGACCTCGACCATCGTGTGATCCAGCGCGACCACCTGATTGATGTGTCCACTGACCGCCGAGTCGAGAGACACAGGGACATCTTGGCTGATCTTGAGCATTTGCTGAATTCCTCGAATGGTGATCTCGTTCACCAAGTAGACGGTTCGAGTTGAACGCCCCCGAACGAGCGTGAAATTAGTTGACCGACTTGCTGAATTTGTAGCTTCACGAGCAAGATTATCACTCTTGTGGGATATACCCAAATCGGCTTGACGGCGATGAACCCGTTGTTCCGATAACCCGATCCGATGAGCTGACCGTGATGGACTTCGAACCCCCACATCACTTTCCGGCATTTGTCTACACGGTCAATAGCTCTTACGGGAATCGAACCCGTCTCTGCTCCTTGAAAGGGAGCCGTCCTCTACCGATAGACGAAAGAGCCCTGCAATGGTCAGTGAAGGATTTGAACCCTCGAGCGCCTGACGGGCGATTCCGGCTTACGCCTGACCGTGGTGGTGTGGGGACTGGTGACCTATCAAGTCACCAATCTTATTTTACTTCCGTCACACCCCGGAAGGTCTGATCTAGGCTCAGACTTTGAAACCCTATCGACATTTTCGTTCTTCGACAGTATACGCCGCTGATGGTCGCGGATCACCTTGGGTTTGATTTTACGTCCCAACCCTGAGACGGATATAGGGAACGGTACCTGTCGGCTTCGAAGGCATAACGACTTCCCGCCCCACACCTTCAATCTACCCTCATGCCTCCGAAAAGGCAAGTGGGTCGATTACTTCCGGCCCGTCGCCGCCCGATACGCGTCGGCGATCAGGAGCACCAGCTCGATCGTCTGGAACTGATCGGGCACGTAGTCGTCGAGCAGCGTCTTGAGGCGCGTATCGTGGTTGACGTTACCATCGGCGTCATCGAAGACCCACTGATCCGTGAACCACGGACCGACCCTATCGCCGTCCTGCGTGAGATAGGTCAGACCCCTGGGCACGAACGCGATCTTGTTATGGAACTTGGCCACCTCGGGCGGCATCACGATCACGACGACCTTTGCGGCACGGGGACGAGCGGTAGAACGGGGCATGAGGAACTCTCGGAAAAGGGTTTTATGGCAGAGGAAGGATCATGATGCCGTCCGTATTACAGACGGTACTCGATGTGGCACGTTTGCCGCACTGATTATCCACACCACCACCGAACGACTTGGCGATCTTCACTATCGTGCTTCTACGGCCGTATCCACCACCGATCAGTTTATGAACGCTGATGTGAGTGATGCGACCGACGGCGATGGCACCGCTCTGATTGTAGACGACCTCTTGGTCCACTTCGAGTGGACGACCGAGAACATCGACGGCGGCATCAGTGGCGGATTTCATAGAAGAATGATAGTGTGGGGCGTCCTAGAAGTCAAGCGTTCGTTACAATCGACGGACACCGTCACCGCATCCTCTAGGGGGACACGGTGACGGGCGGGACGGGAAACCGATTTTACGGCGTTTCCTCATCCCACGGCAGATCCGACATCTGTTCCTCGGCCATGTCGAACGGCGTGGACTTCGCGCCATCGACCGGGATGTACTTCTGCGCCATCTTGCGGACGAACGACCGCGGGGACGTTGCGCCACCGGCGTCACTGTACTGCGGGTACACCGTGACCTCGAGCGCGTCCACGAGCGAGAAGCCGTCGTACAGCAGCTCCGACAGCTCGATGGTGGTGCGCGTCGAGACACCATCGGGGATGTTCGATTCCTCACCGGCGGCCTCGGTACGCGTGGCGACGGCGATGTTCACGACCGCCTGCAGCAGTCGGTCCTCCACACCATCGGCGAACCGTTCCCGCAGGAGTTCCAGCTCATCGTCGCGGCCGAGCGGTTCCACTTCCACGATGCTGAATCGGTCGGCGAGGGCGCCGTCGAGCACGCGCGTGGCGGTGTACTGCGACCCGATATTGGCCGTCGCGATGAACGTCACGCCGTCCGCAACGTCGATCGTCGGCGTCTTGGGATCCTCGTCCACGCGAAGGAACCGCTGCTTCTGGTCGAGGACCGGCATCAGGAGGTTCCACGCGTCGGGATGGGCACGCGTCAGCTCGTCGAGCAGGACGATGGCGTTCGGCGTCTGGATCGCCTTAGCGAAGTACGACAGCGCGGTGAAAGTGCCCTCACCGGCGGCGAAGTGCGTGTTGCCGATGATGACCGAACGCGGGTCCTGTGTGGACCCGAGCGGAATGTTGAAGAGCGGACGGTCGAGCACCTTGGCGAGCGTGAACGCGAGCACCGTCTTGCCGGTGCCCTTCGGTCCCGTCACCATGATGTTCTTGCCGCGAAGGACGGAACGAACAGCGAACCGCCACTTCACATCGCTCATCTTGTACTCGGTGGGCCGGATCGCCGACGCGTTCGTGATGAACTTCACGATCTCGGCGTGGTCGGTGTCGCCGGCACGCGTCGGCGTGGTGAGCTGTTCGTTGAACTCGGACACGGGGCAGTTGCGCCACTGGGCGCCACCCGCCGGCATCTTCGTCAGCTTGACACAGCCGGTATTCTCCACGGCGCGGCGCAGCTGATGATTCTCGAACACGGACGTCACATCCTTGCCGTCCGGCGTGATGGCGAGGTAGTCGCCGGCATCGCTCTTCGTGATACGAACGACGGTGTTGAAGGCGAGCGAGATCTTCTCGGACATTGATTGGGCTCCCTAGAAGCCTTGAGGTAACTACGACTTACGATGAATGACGAAAGGTATAGCGGTCCCCTGGTAAAGTCAAGGGGGTCAAACGGACCGATTGTAACGAAAAATCGGGTATTGCTCAAAATGATGACATTGCCGTAGTGCTGTTGGAGTAGCCGCGATAAATATGATAGTATTATCGCTCACCAACCCTTCGACTCCGCATCCTCATTATCTGAGAGAGATCTATCGATCCCCCCTCGGACTTGCACCGAGATTGTACGGGTTAAAAGCCCGCAAGATTAGCTACGGATACAGATTCGTGTGCGCTCTACACCTACACTACGGCAATATCGACATCTCAAAAAACACTGCTTTGAAACATCCAACCTACCACATCTTTCAACACATAGTAATCACAATATAACCGAGCTGCTGAATCCGGTGCACAGGGGCCGGGCTAGGTACGTGTGACTGACTCCATTCGCACAGTCGGGCGGCACTTGAAGGGTGTGCCGTGCCCTATCGTCGATCGTTACGTCATGGGAATGATTCTCCAGGGTTCCTACTTGGCTGGCCGAGGCGTTCGGGCCGCCGTCCTACACTCACATCAGATCGGTCGAGCAGGGGACTCGACATGCCGATCATTGGTACGATACTATCTGTGGCGCGGTGACGCGCGCGTCCACTCGTACCTACTGGTGCTCCGCTTGGACTGAGCCGAGCCGTGTGAGCGGTTAGCGTGCTTGCGGCACCTTCAAGTAGTGAATGAACGTGCCGTACTTCTTGGCGGCCATCACGGTCGTATCGCTGACGGGCACGGGTCGATCGCCGGTCCAGTCCCATTGCGTACAGTTGACGAGATTGCCGAAATACCATCGCATGTTCGGGGCGAGCTTGGACTTGGCGCCGAAGATATCGCCGGCGTCACACCGACCGGGCAGTGCATGACGAGCGACGAAATACATCACTTCGGGCGTGCCATCCACGGTCAGGATGATCTTGTCGAACTTGCGACCGGTTTCGATATAGGGCTGACGCGCTGGGTCGATTAGACCCAGCAACGTCTGCAGCAACTGATTGTGATTCTCGAGCATTTATTCTCCCGTCAAAAGACGATTGAGCGTGCGGACGATGCCGTTGACCTGGTCCGCCTTCACGAACGCCGCCGACTTGCCGTACATCTGACGGAACCCGGCGTGCGTGGTTTCGTGGTCACTGATGAAATACGACAACACGTTGATATCCGCGAGGCGGAACTGGTTCATGAGACGGCGCGTGTGATCCCACGCCGGCTGACCGCTGTACGAATACGACCGACTCTTGTGGATGAACTGGAACATCGGTTCGCCGTCGGACAGATTGATGAAATACTTCGTCCCCGCGGCCTTGCCCATCGCCAGCAGCTCATCCTTCACCGCCTCAAAGCACAGGCCTTCCGGCGTGCCACCTGCGACCGAGATATACGGCACGACCGACCGCAACTGATTGAACGTGTGCCGGCGCGAATCGTAGAGAATCGCGAGGTTCGCCGCTTCGTGATCGGCATCCCGCACCGCGACCACGCAGTTGAGGGTCCGCGTCTTTTCGGCGGCGTAAGCAATCGCCACGGCCACCGCCATCGCGTTGATGTACTTGTCCCCGTCCATCGATCCCGACAGGTCAACGTCGATCCAGACGGTGCAGGGTTCCTTCCGTTCCACGAACGTATGCGAGAACACCGAGGACTGGCCGTAACCGAGGCCGGCGATCAGGCGCTTGTCCAGCCGGCCCGACTGCTGACGGGTGAACGTCAACGGCGATTCGTCCTGCGTCACCGCGATTCGTGCCGCGAGGATCTGACCCATCCGCATCCCCTGCGACAACGCCTTCACCGAGTCGGGATTCTTGTTCCCGCCACGATAGTTCCGCGTGTAGGAGAACGGGAACACCTTCGACTGCGCCGTCTTCGCGGACACATCCCGATAGATGATGACCTTCGCCTTGACGTCCTTGGCAATGAAATCGCCGTCAACTTCCTTGATATCCGCCTTCGTATCCGAGAGCTGATCGAGCTGCGCCTGGACCTCGGCGGACGCCTTCTTCTTGTCGGTGTCGTGGTTGAGGAACTTGCGCTGCCGATCGATGGCCCGGCCGACACGACCGAAATCCATATTGGGCAAATCGCCGATCTGGTTGCCGTCCTTCCCCTCACCCTTGCCCTTCGTCGGCCTGTTCTGGTTCTCGTAGGTGAGGCTATGCTTGAGCATGATCTCCACGATCTTCACCGCATCCACGAACAACGACGGCAACTGATCCGCGGTCGCGGCGGACGGATTACGGAACGGGAACATCTTCCACTTCGGGTCCGCATCGCCACGACCCTCCAGGCCCTTCGGCGTGAGGTTGGCGATCTTGCGGATCTCCGCGAGGCCCGGCATGACGGCGGGATTATAATGCTTATTCGTCATATTGATGACGAACAGCATATAGTTCTCGACGCACAGGGTGTGGAACCGCGGATCCTGCATCGCCTTGTCGATATCGGCGGAATGCCAATACTTGTCGTACATCGAATCGTAGTAGGGCTGGTAGCCCGGCGCCGACTGGTACATCCAGTAGTCGATGCGACGATCCTCGAGCACGTTCATCGCCATCTGCACGAGCTCGTACACCGAACCCTTCTCATTGGCACCGAGCGCCGACGCGGCGACCGGCGCGGCCGCCGGCCTCATCGGAATACCGAGTCGATTCGCGTCCGATTCGATCGACGTCTTGAGCTCCCGCACAAACGCCTCGAAGAGCGCGGACATCTCCGGCAGGAACTTGAACACGTAGTTCGACAGGAGACAGTGCGCCGCTTCGTGCAGCGCCGTGCCGACGAGCGAGTCCATGCTCGTCGGGTCCGTATCGGCCGAGATCACGATGGTCTTGCCGTCCGTGTAGGACTGCTGACCACCCGAGAACACGACCGGATATTCCTGACCCGTAGCGATCTTCACGAACCCGGCGACCGAGCGCTGAATGCTGCGCAGATGCTCGAGGTATTCGATGGACCCTTCGCTCACCTTCGACTGCAGGCCGGTGCCCGACTTCCCCATCCAATAGGACGAGTGCGAGGCCTTCACCGCGTCGGCCTTCGCCTTGAGGCGGGCCGCGATATGGGGGTTGCTATTCATACGGGTAAGTTACCTAGATTTGGGTCAAAAGTCAAGGGGTCACCCGTAAGATGGTGCCCGGCAATCACTTACGTTTGTTACAATCGACGGATTTTGGGGTTCGGCCAGTCCAGCACCGAACCCCAACCCCGAAATCCGTATTACGAGAGATCCTCGATCTCCTGCTCGAGCTCGTCCGCGAGATCCTCATCGTCCATCTGCTCATCCGAGAGGTTCGTCGCGTCACCACCGAGGGCGATGATCTGGTTGATGCGGTCGGCGCGATCGAGGATCCGCGCCTCGACCTTCGCGAGCACCTTGCGCTTGCGCTCGAGTTCGGCGGTGTTGTCCACCGCCTTCACACCGACACCGTTCGCCAGATCCTGCGGGGTGTAGACTTCCTTGTGCGGGAGCTTGGCGAAGTCCCCGATCTCCGCGATCGGCGTGACCACGGCGGCGCGACCCTTCTGGTTGTTGTAGTCGGACGGGATGCTGACCACGTTCGCCGGGTTGACGAGCATGACGAGCAGGCGGTGCGACCCACGACCCGCCCACGTGCTCGCGTACTCATGCGAGGCGAAATGGAGGCCGTACGAGCACGTGCGGTCACGGTCATCATCGACCGCGTTGCGCGGCATCGACACCTGCAGTTCGCCGTCCACGATCTGCATCGTGACGTTCCCGGCGGTCTTGGCGGTCGCGTACTCCGCCTTCTCCGCGTCGGTCATGAGCGACACCGGCTTGTAGAACACGCGACCCGAGTGGATATCGCGGTACGACTCCTGGACCGACTTGTACGCGACGATGTTGCCGTCGAGATCGATGAGGAACCCGTTGGCGACGCAGAACAGGAGCAGTTCGTTGCGGGCCGCGGCGGACGGGTTCTGCTCCACCTTCCGGAGAAACTTGAAGATGGGATCCGCCGAGTGACCGGCATCGATCATCGCGAGCACCTTGCTCGTGATCGCCGGGGAATACGGCGTCCCCTTGAAGGTGATCAGGTCGTTGACGAGAGCGAAATCCTTGTCGGTCGCGAGGAAGTTCCGCACCGAGGTCCGCAGGTCGGACAGCGCCGGGATGGCACCGAAGTCCTCGTTCTTGAGCGCGTCGAGGATCTTCGCGTAGTTAGGGTGGTCGGTCGGGATGACCGAGAGGACGCCGGCGAGGAACAGGGAAATACCGGCGGGGGTGATGAGGTACGCGGGCTTGCTGGACATTGTGTTGCTCCGATTGTGGGAAAGAGAATGGAACGGGGTTATCTGAATACTAACGCATCGACGCGATATAGTCAAGTACCACCTGCCGGTTTCCCGGCACGTTATGGCGGTAGCTATTCGCCCACATGGTTCCGATGAGCTGAAACATGGGAAACTCGTCGATCACGGACCGATACGCCTCCGCCATCGTCTGCGGCGGCGTCTTGAGCGTCATCGACTTATGCACCTTCGCCTGATTGGCCGGATCCCGACGCAGGAACCGATTCACCAGTTCCATCGTCTTGTCCGACTTCGCGGTGTGCGTCCGTTCGCAGACCGTGTGCAGATTCGCGAACAACGGATGCACCTTGCCCAACTGCCAATGCTTGTACGCCAGCTCATCGAAGTAGATCGCGTCGGCATTGAGCGAGGAATAATAGTAAAACACCGTTTCCCTATTATTCTGCATCCACGATTTCACTTCGGCCTCGAGCGTGTCCGGCAACGACTTCCACACCGTCGCGTCGAAGTTCGGGATCTCCGCCGACTTGATCCCGTACACGGCCTCCGTGGCACCGAGGATCTTCAGCTGTCGCGCCAACACGATCATGTCGGTCATGTAGTCGAGACTGATATACCCGTACCGATTGGAGTAGGTGTCCAACGTGAGCGGAACGTAGTAATACATCTTAGCGCCCGTCGGCACGTTGACGCGAGACTCCCATCGCTGGCTTGCCGTCGAGAACCGATACAACGTGTCCTTGCCGACGCCCCGCAACGACGGCGGCACCTTGTACCCCGTGAGGGCCGAGGCCTTCACGATGAGATCCGCCGGCATCCCGCCGAAGAAATCCTGAATCTGCGCGTCCGTGATCTTCGTGGACTTGATGATGATGGCGTGACCGACCTTGTGCCCGTACCGTGCGGTACGACCGCCCATCGTCTTGTTGACGAGCCGATCGTAGAGCAACGCCTTGGTCGCCGTGACGGTGCCCTTCGTCAGGTCATCCCGCACCACCACCGTCTCATTGCCCGGCCGCATCGAGATCTTGTCCACCGTCCGCTCGATGATCGCGGACTTGTCGCTGTTCTCCGTACCGTACACCGTGATCGTCGCCGAGGGGTCCAACGCCTTGAGCGCCTTGAGCGACCGCACCACGCCTTCCGTGTGGTTCACCGTAGACTGCTTCCACTGCATCGTCGGCACCACCGACGCCAGGTGCGGGATCTCATTGAACGCCAACATCATCGTGAGCGCCTCCCATTCCGTCGCACACGCCGCGCACGACTTGGAGACTTCGACTGCCAGCTCCGGCAGTAACGTGGCGATCGCCCGACGAATGGCGTCCACCGTGCGGTCGGTGTATTTCAGATTATCACGCGATGGCACGATATCGACCGACCCGACCGGCAGGAACAGATCGATATGGTTGTACGAGAAGAAATATCGCTTCTCGTAATCGCCGTGATGCACCGCGCGGGGGAACATGGCGTCCGTCACCTGCACCGTGTACGGCACATTGCCCATGATCACGGTGAGATTGCCGGCGTTCCCGTACGGGTAGTGCGGACGGCGCGGGCGCTCCATCTTCCGCAGACCCCACCCACCGGCACGAAACTGATACGCGACCGGCTGAATCGGCGTGTGCGTACCTTCGACCGTGAGTGCGATGGGGAAATGCGGCGCGTACTTACGCGCGGCCTGATGCACCTTGTCGAGATCGCCACGACGGATGGGGATACGAATGGTGACGCCGGTGTGCGCCATCGTCGGCGTGGACTGCACGTGATCGAGGCGCGGGACACTATCGGTCCCGATCGCCGCCATGAACAGATGCGACTGTCCATCCTTGCGGGCTTCCACCGTCCACGTTGCACCACCGTTGTAGCAGAACGCCGTCTTGGAGCCGAGGCCGAAACCACCAACCTCATCGTTCGATCCGCTCTTGGTGCTCTCACCGTAGGACGTATAGACGTTCCACACGGTTTCCATGTCCATGCCGATGCCGAAGTCCTGGAACACCAGCTCCGGTGCCATCGTCGTCGGCAGACTGAGCACCGGCGCCGTGAAGTCCGGCGACTTGACCAGCTGCTCGATCGTCATCCCACGGACCCGTGCGAGCGCGAGATACGCGTCGTACATATTCGTGAGATATTCTCGCACCATCGCGTCGATAGGATCGGCGTAGAGGCCGGAGAGCACCGTCATGATATGTGCACCGGCCTTCACCGTGAACGCACGACTGGCCTGCATCCCTGCGGCCGTGACCTTCCGAGCTTCCGTGATGATCTGCATGAAGTTCCTTGTTGGGGTTATGTCGGAACGTAATCGAATGTAGGGCGGTTGGCAAGCTCAGATTCGTTACAATCGGTGGGGTCTATATTCCTATCGGAACATATCCCATTCCGGTGGATAGATCACATTCGAGAGGCGCGGCTGGAACAATGGCGCGATTTCGGCATCTGTGAACCCCGCGAAACCACACGCGATCCGTGTGAGGAAGAACGTTCGATCCGGCGTCATCATCGCGACGAACATGAACGTACGCACATGGCGAGCAATGTCCTCGAGCGTCAGGCCCACCCCAGGCTCAGAGCACGTGGGCAGTGCATAGCTTTCGCCGGATATGCCACGTTCCTGTCCCCAGGTCGCACCACAGTTCTCGAGCGCGAACTTTGCGGCGCCGGCGCCGTGGATGCCAAGTAGATTGGATCCGAAGACGAAGATTTGACCAGGTTGCCACTGGTGCGTCATGGAAGCTCCTCGATCACGCCGGCGACACGGAACACGACCCACTCGCCATTTCGTGGCGGCAGCGGGTTCATCGCGTTCGCCCAATACTTCTGTTGCCGCTGGATCATCTTGGTCATGTAGGTACGATATCTGCGTGCCGGACCGCTCTTGCTGTAGAGTCGGATCCCGTGCAACGGTCCCGTACGATCACCGTTGGGGTCGAGGTTGTAATAGCCGACGCCGTAAATCGTCATCGTACCATTGACGATATCCTTGGTATCGATCTTCATCAGAGCACCTTTTTGATGGACGGAAGGAACGGGACGAACTTCTTGGCTTCGTGCAGCATCATCGTCGCTTGGATGAATCGATCATCCTTTTTGTGAACGGGGAGGTCCACCATGCGAGCGAACAGGAGACCCCCTCGAGCACGACCCGTGATGTTGACCGCGAGCAGGTCGAAATCTGTGCGTCGATACGCCTTGTAGAGATCACTCTTGCGAGTCGGACACATATGGAGTGACCCCTTCCCATCACGAAGCGTGAGCGTCTTGATCTCCATCGTGTAGGTCACGCCGTTGTAGACGAAGGAAACGTCTCCACCGTGACCATCGGCGTTGTCCGGCACTCGGCGAATATCCACGATATCCGGCTGTCGGTCGAGGTATTCGATGACACGATTCTCGGAAATGTATCCCTGAATCGTGTAATACTGGATGGCGCTACGGATCGCTGATTCGTGCAGTCGATTCAGTTCTCGGATTGGGATTTCGGGGAACCGAGGGGAGCCGTAGATCTTGTTGAAGTTCATAGACGGAAGGTACTGGGTGGTGTAACGATTGTCAAGTGCTACTTGACGTTTCGTTACAATCGACGGCGACCATCATTACAGATGAGGATTGTAGTATCGGGCGACGTCACGCGGGAGCACACTCCCAAATTCGTCCTCACGTTCGGTATATAGTGCACCGGCACGCTCCACACCGTCCCGTCCCCCGAGCGTATTACGGAATTCGTTGATCAGATTCACCGAATCTTCCAGGTCGGCGATCATACGTTTGATCTCGTTCCGCTCCCGTCGAAGGGCGCGCAGCATCGCGTTCTTATTCGGCTTTCGCCGATTGACGATGTAGGTCACTTGTTCGACTCCACGATCTTCTCCGCCCCTTCCTGCAGGGCGAGGCGAACGAGCTCCCGCATGTCGGCGAGATCGATGGGATTGCGACCCGTCTTGAGCTGCATCATGTAATTCTTGACGCGAGGGGAATCGCAGACGTCTCGCACGATGTAGTCGGGCACGAAATTCTTCATACTGGTGTCTCCGGTTATTTGACAAACCCACTGGTGTCACGCTTCGCCTTGCCCTTCGCCTTGAGTCCGACGATGACGCCGGTATCATCGAGGAATCGCAGGTCCGACTTGTCACCGTCAATGACGGGATGACCGAGGTAGACCTTCGGCACCTTATGGAATACGGCCGCGACGTTCATCCCATTCTTGAGCGCGGCGATGGCGGCGGGTTCGTTGGACTCCGCGAGGGAGAACGTCAGGTGGTAGTTCTTCGGAAGATTCCGACGATTCACGATTTTGGTGTAATCGTAAAACTGCACGTCAGGGAACAGCGTCATGAGATTACGAACGGACACGATGCTACCGTCCTTCATCGTATACTCAATGGGAATCGTCTCCCACCGAATGTCACTGGTCCCGTTCAGTCGGATGGCCGGGGTGAGTCCGTGCTTCGCGGCGAGCTTGACGAAGTTCGTGATCTCTTTGGCGAGATCAATCATGAACATATCCCGATTTTCGTAAAACATTTTCGTCTTACGAATACGGGCCTTTTGTATCACATTCGTCGTCTCGCCCGGCTTGAAGATACCGCCACGACCGGCGGTATTGAGACAGGCGGCCGAGCACCCCGCCGTCGCCATGGGACACACATTGTACCCCGACAGACGAGCCGGCGCAAGGTGGAGAATGGCGGTCAGGTATCCGAACCCCTGGCCCTTCATCGTCTTAGGGTTGCCCGTGGTGAGTAGAGTCATACACCAAAGATACACGAGAACGGGATGGAGTCAAGCGCTCGAGATTTTCGTTACAATCGACGGGTTTTACCGAATATGTGCCCGCTGGACGAGAAACCCGATTACGGATGTCTTGGTGGACAGCTTGACGATCAGATGACTGTCCTTGCTCGCGACCATACCCAGCGGAGTCGAGATTACCTGATTCGGTGCCACGGGGACGTCGCGGGTGAGCTTGACAGGCGGAGCGCACCACATCCGACCATCGGATACGTTACGATGCACCGGCCACACGCGCGTCCCCGTGGACACCTTCATCGGTTACGCCTCGGCCGCGACCTTCGCCGGGCGACCACGATGGGTGATCTCGAACATCGCCGGCTTGGCGGTGAGACGGAGATCCGACGCGGGCTCGCCGGCCTTGGCCTGCGGACGGACGGTGACGAGGCCATCCTTGACGTTCACGACCACGACGCGCGAACCCTTGGAGATGGTCTGGCGGGGGGAAGTGCCGGTGCGGAGCGACTGCGTGGTACGAAGGACCTGCTGCGGCTTGAACATGCGAACTCCTGAGAAGGAAGGGTGGTTTGGACTACGCCCATAATCTAATACGACCGGCGGAAAAGTCAATAGGGAATTGTAATTCCAGCTTTTGTTACAATCGACGAGGGACGCTGTCAAAGCCGTCCGATCACCATTTCCACGAAATCCTTCGATTCCTTCAAGTTCGCGTTGTATTCCGTACGAAGACGCCGGATGAGCTCGATCACCGGATAATACCAGTTGCCTCGCTGGAAGAATGACCCACTCGTCATTCCGGGCGTCCGCAACCGAATGGCTTCGGCGGCCACGAACGACTCGGCTTCGTCACGATGGGTGGTCAACGACTTAGCCCGTGACGCCGTGAGCCGGCGGAATTCCGCCAACTGCAGTTCGTAGACCTCGGCCGCGACGTTCTTCGTCGCCAGGATCCAGAGTCGGGTACGTTCGTCAGAGTTCACGCAGACGTCTCCGCGATTCGATGAGTTCGGTGGCGAGGACCGCCGGCGCGATCAGCGTGATGCTGAAAAAGATGATCTGCTTCCAGCTCGCGGTGCCGGCCCACACCATGAGGGCCAGTGGCGAGGTCGTGAGCGTGAACATCATGGTGGAGATCACCAGCATCCATGAGATCAGCAGGAAGAACTCCCACACCACGCGCTTCAGCATGATAGATCCTCGAGCATCTGCTCGAGTTGAGTGTTGAGCTTCATGAGCCGCTTCCGCTGGGCATTCGTCGGTTCATCGGTGGGGGACTTCGCAGAAGTGTACCCCGCCTGATACGACAGTTCAGCGATGGCCTGTACGAGGCCCAGAATCTTGTTCGCCGTTGCTCGGGTCACGACAGCACCCCCTGTTCCCGCAGGTACGACTCGAACAGCGGGATCATGTCGCGGGCCGTCTTGGCCTTGAGGCCGGTGATCGACTTGACCTGCGAGAACGCCGAGGCCCCACGACCCTTCATCCCGAGCGCCTCGAGCTTGAGCCGACCCTTGAGCGAGAGAAGGGCGAAGGCGTTGATCTGGTCCGGCGAAGTGAGGATGATTCCGTTGTCCGACATTGTTTAGCTCCGTTGGGGATATGGGAAATATATGGATTTCCCATTCGGTGGCAATAGTGGGAAATTTTCGTTACAATCGATGGACTTCGTCACACTTCGGTGATCTCGAAGTCCTCGAGCGTGACGTTCTCACGGACCCGAAACCAGATGCCGGGGTTGTGATTCATCTCCCTGTATTCGTGAAACATCTTTCCACAGATCGAAATGATACGTCCTTGCGGCGACGGCATTGCCCGATACTCTTTCGGCACGAGTGTGGAATAGATCCCGATCGTCCAAAACTCGTGCAACGGGTTGTAGGTTTTATACAACACCGTGCCTTTCGTCACGGTGACGGTGTATTTCGGCTTTGTCATTTTTCGATGATCTCGAAATCTTCCAATCGAACGTTGTCCCGAACCCGGAACCATCTACCGGTGTGAAAATCCACGAATCCTGTTTCTCGTCGGTATTCATCGAGGGTCTTTCCACAGACCTGCAGGATTCGGCCGGATGGCTGCAGGATTCGGCCGGATGGCGATCTGGCGGACAATAGATCCGGCAGCGTTGCAATCGTCCAAAACCTATACGTGGGATTATACGTCCGATATAGATCGGTACCACAAGTAACGGTAATGGTGTATTTCGGCTTCATGTGAGTAATATACCGTGACCTCGGTCAAAGTCAAGTATTTCGTTACAATCGACGGGTTCGGGGCCTCACAAATCTGCGAGGCCCCTTGCCTTTTAGAGTCGGGGATCGTCCGCGAACGCCGTCACGCGAGCCATCATCTCCCATTCGGTCGGGAAGGTGAGGACGTACCCGGCGATCTTGCCGAGGAGACGGAGCGAAACGGCCGGGATCTGGGTGTAGTGCTTCTCCACCCACGCGACCACTTCTTCCTGCTGACCTTTGGTCAGTCCCTTCTGGATGAGGATACCGTGCTTCCGCGTCATGTGCGAGATCCACGCCACCACATCCTCACGCGAATGCAGCTTGAGGTCGAGGTAGACGGCGCGGTCCATGATGGCGCGGTAGTGGACCGCCGCACCCTTGCGGTCGAGCAGCGCCTCGCCCTGCAGGTCCTTATTCGTGATGAAGATCATCGACCCCTTATACTCGAACTCGGGTTCGATATCCCCAAGCGCCGCCGTCTCGGACAGCCACGAGATCTTGCGGGTGTCGCCGGTGTCGAGCGCCGCCTTCAGGAGGTTCATGGAATCTTCATCCTCGTACACCGAATCGGTATCGTCCAGGAGGATGACGTCGTTCTCGCCCTTGAACTTGTAGAGAAGCTTATACAGGCTGATGGGCGTCATCTTGCCGTGAACGTACGTGAAATTGATCTTGTTGCGTTCCTTCGCCTGATAGAGCAGCGCCTTGATGGTGTGGGACTTACCGACACCCGGCGCCCCTGAGATCACCAACCCACGGGTGCTCCCCTCGATCGCGGTGACCGCGAGCTTATACATGACGGAGAACCGCTCCGAGATCTTCGTGATGCGTTCCGCGGGCGTCTCGGTGGACTTGGCGTTGATGATTCGCATGAGCTCCGCGACCTCATTTGCCGAGGGGCGGCCCCGACGACCTGGGACACCCGCCTTCGCTCGCAACGCCTTGATATCGACCGTCATGTTTTCTCCGTTTAGGTAATATGGGGAATATAATCGATTATCCGACAAAGGGAAGTCCCGTTACACGTTCGTTACAATCGACGGTTTAAGGGCAATTCAATTGCCCTTATTCCTTATCGCCAGCCGTAGCCGGACTCGAGCGGTCCAAGTTCACCGTTCTCGAGCACCTCGCGCCACTCCCAGTAGTTCGACATCGGCGGATAGCCGAGATCCCGCCGAACGGCGATTCAGCTCCTTCGCGTAGGCGTCCCGATTGCCGGGGAAGAGCATTCCGGCTCGAAGTTGTGCGTCCGTCAGTGAACGCGGGTCGTTGGCGTCGGACATGATTAGTTCTCCTCCTTGAACGTCTCGGCCCATTCCTCGGGCGTGATGCCGGTCATGATGAACTCGCGGTCATCCGCCGAGACGTTCCACATGACGTCCTGGATCTTCCGGCCGCTCTGCCAGGCCTCGAGCTGTTCCGGCGTGACGTTGATCTCGCGAGTGTTCGTCTGGCCAGAGAACGGGCTGGTGCGGGTCACCTTCATCGTATTGGACTCCGTTGGGGTATGACCGAAATATACTACGGGACTCGCCCGTGGCAACAACGAATGTTATTGATCCCGTTCCGTGATCTCAAAGTGGTCCGGCATGACGTTATTCCGTACACAGAACCAGGTCCGTCCGTTATGCTTGGTCGGGTCCAAGTCCATTAACGATCGGCCACACAATTCCAGTATCGTTCCCGTCTCGTCACCACGCGCGGCGCTCGAGAGGCGCGCCGCCGTCGAGATCACTGAACCGTAAAAGCTATGATGACACCGGAACAGTCGGGTACCGGGAGTCACGACGATGGAATATTTCTTCATAGAGGCAGCAACGTCCGACCGATCAGGACGATCCGATCCTTCGGCACGCCAATGTTCATCAGGGTACGAATGAACGCACGAGCGCGAGAGGCGGTATCGAACTCGACTCGGTCGATTCCGGTGTCCGTCACATTCCGTTCGAATCCGACATTCTTGTAGCGCACGCCGTCTCGAACGTCGAACATGATTTCCTCATACGACTGACCGACGTGCGGTGGGAACCAGTGTTCGATCTGCACATCGTACTGATAGCAGTGACAGGTCATGATTTTACTCGGTTGGGGATACGTACAATATAGAACGATTCGTGGAGAAAGTCAAATTCCGCGTTTGTTACAATCGACGGATTTGTAACGAGTTTAGGAGGTTTATAAGCCGCTTGAAGCGCCGAGCGACATCGCACGCACCGCTTCGATATATAACGTCGCCCCGAACAAACGGCAACTAGTTTCCACGGATTGTAACGATTGTGTAACGAGCACCCCAACCCCTTGTCCCATAAGCGTTTAAGCGGTATCTTGTCAGGTTCAATGTGAAAGGGGATCTATATTTTAGATGATGTAAAACATTCCAAGTCGATATCCGATATGCGCTTATACGATTTTCCACAATACGCGATCGGTAGGGTTTTCTCCGACACGGGAAATCCCCTAGGGGAAACCCTTACACGGATGTCGGAGAAACCCTCACACGCGCGTAAGGGAAACCCCGACCGGGGTGTAGGGGAAACCCTTACATGCGCGTCGGGGAAACCCCTAGGGGAAACCCGTAAGGGAGTCAAAAAGACACAAGCGAAGAAATCCCGAATGTCACAAATCGACACAAGCGGGTCGGTCCGTGCCGAAACGACACAAGCACGCCACGCGAAACGCCACAGTCCCGGGCGATTAGTGGACCGATCGGGGTGGCGGGTCAAAAGGTCACAAGCAAATTGAGATCCGAAACGCCACAAGCAGCGAACCCCATATAGTACGTCAGAATATGACGGCTATATGGGGTTTCGTGTAGGCATGGGAAGATGCTGAATTAGGCTGGGGTGCCTAGGGAAGATGCTGAATTAGAATCTCCGCTGGGCAGGAGATGCTGAATTAGGCTATGGGGTAGCAGTCAGGCTGACGCGAAATTCAGCGGGTCCACCCTTCCGAGGTGACGATGCTGAATTGGGCCGTCCCCATAGGATGCTGAATTAGAACAGCACCCACCAGATCACGAACAGAACGATGACCGCCTGCCAGAATAGCCGACGTCGTACGGTCATCGCTTACCCGATTTGGTGACAAAGAAATAGATGATCGTACCTACGAGCAATAGAGTCATGGAATTATCCAAAGAGAATGTAGAAGCCCAAGTAGTACGCGATCACCCAGAGCACGAGCAGTCCCAGCCGTGCCCACCGGGTGGACCGGGATTCCACCCGTTCGTAGAATCCAAGGCACCACGACTGTTCCAGTGCCCCGATGAAACAGGCCACCATCGCGATGACCGGAATGATGACCTGTATCATGACTTCAAGCTCTTGCGAATCTTGAGCATCTCCGCCTCGGTGATCGGCTGACCCTTGCTATACCACTGGCCATCGTGCTCGAACAGGATCTTGAAGTGCCAACCCTTGCCCTTGCCAGACTTCGCCGTCTTTGCGGCCTGCAATTTGGCGGCCTTTTTGGCGACCCTCGCTTCCTTTCGTGCCTTCTTTTCCTCAGGCGTGACCACAGGCGCAGCCACAGGCTGTTTCGGAGGGTCCGTCAGGCGGGCGACGCAATGATCGCACAGTCCGGCGGCCGAATCGATCGCAACCTTCATATCCGACTTGCACCAAATGCAGCGAATCCACTTCGTGTTGACCTTGGCCATTATTCGGGATCCAGTGGAAGAAGTTCATCGACAACCGTAGTAGTCCGTTTGACCACTCGGTGTGGGGCATGCCCCGGCAAATCCTCGTCAAACTCGGCGGCCAGGGATCGGGCCGATCGTTCGGTCATGAACGATCCGCTCTGGCCATGTCGAAGTTGTACGTAGAAGGTGACCGTCGTACCGGTACGAGCGTGCGTCATACCGAAAGATACCCAGATCGCCCCCGGAAGTCAAGGGGGTATGAGTACATGTTACATAACAGGAGATCACCCCGAATACGAGCGATATCGCACACAGGACGTGACCGTTTGGTCATAACCCAATATCAACCCATAACCATTACATAGATTTGAGCGAAAATCAGGCAGCCCATCGACGTTCACAAGAGTCCCATAGGCGACTACGCTCGTGCCCATGAGTATATGACGCAAAAACACCTGCGCATATGCCACGAAATTTACTATAGGTTCATAGCAAAAGGGGCAGTGGCGCGTCTTCCGCGGCACTACCCCATTTCCAATCGTGAACACCAGATGTGGTCGGCTACTTTCTACATTTAGTACAACACAATTTCAAGCTCTATACCACCCTGGCACATGCAGATATCCCTGTTCGTCGGCATAATCTGCCGTGGCCGTGCGCCCCATGCCTACTAGGATCTGATATTTGGTATCATGCCAGACTAGGCTGGTGTACCCCGGTTCCCCGAACAAGGCATCCTTGGTCAGGGGCAGGGCCGGATCATAATAAAATGCCAGCGGGTTGACGGGACCACCACGGTACAAGCGGAGGTGCCGGCTCGGTTCGGATCGTAGGGCGTTG